GATAATAGCGGAACTACTAACAATGGCGTTGTGACTTGGAATGAGGGTAATACTACAAACGCTTTTGGCGTTATTCGTAAATGGTGGGGCACGCTTAAAACTACACTTGTAGGATTATTTACAAACACAGCATCTATGCAAGCGGACGGTGTGCCCACAATAGAGGCAAGTGAGGAAATAAACGTTGCTTCACCGACAGTAACACCAACAGTAACACCTACAGTAACTGAAACAGTAACACCTACAGTAACTGAAACAGTAACACCTACAGTGACTGAAACAGTAACACCTACAGTGACTGAAACAGTAACACCTACAGTGACTGAGACAGTAACACCTACAGTAACTGAAACAGTAACACCTACAGTAACTGAAACAGTAACACCAACATTTACTGTGACTCCAACATATACTGTGACTCCAACATATACAGTAACACCTACAATAACTAAAACACGCCAGCCTACAAAGACTTTTACACCTACAGGTACGCGTACCAGGCGGCCCACGTACACGGCCACAGTTACCAAAACACGCTACCCGTCAGCGCAGTGGACGTCTAGAACTCCCACGCGCACACCAACGTATGGTCCGTCACCTACGCGTACGTGTACTAGAGGCCCTTATGGTGCATATACGACCCCGACGCCAATCCCTATTTGGTGGTAATTCGAGCTTGACATTCACCGGCCAGTATGCTATTATATTATAGCTGCGGGCTTGGTGTTAATGGTTAGCATAATAGAGTGCTACTCTTTGGGTATGCGTTCGAGCTGCATAGTCCGCTCCAAAACTGAAAGGAGAGCTTATGAATAAAAAATCTAAAATTATTACTATTCCTCCGGATCTCCCTACGGGCAGTGCTTTGCCTTTTACCATGCCTAGGGGTGGTTTAGTGGGAACTTTTCAGCCAGGTATATTTGGTTTTGGTGAGCGCATGCGGGCTCGGCAGCGTGTACATCCTCAGACCATACCTAAGCGTAAGCCTTGGACATTAGTGGAAAGAATAGGAGACACATATATAAATAAGAAAGCACTTGCGCATATGAACTTGTTTGGCGACGTAGTTGAGGATTCCAGGGAGTCGAAGATTAAAAAATTACTTGAAGAATAGCGCGTTTAGCTCAGTTGGTTAGAGCGCCTGCCTTACAAGCAGGAGGTCGAAAGTTCGAGCCTTTCAATGTGCACCATAATGGAAGCATAACCCTAATGGTAAGGGCCTGGTCCTGAAAACCAGCGCGGGAAACCGCTTGAGCGTTCGAGTCACTCTGCTTCCACCAAATAAGGAGTCTTATGAGTTTAAACAGTCGTGGAATAAAAGAAGAAGTAAATTCGTCCGCGCACAAGAAGCTCTACAGACAAGTGATATGCCATGCAACTGGGAAGTGTACGTACTGTCCGCTGCATGGCGGGATAGATAATAGGTCCCGGGATATTGACAGAAAAAGACAGAAGGCGTGCAAATACAGAAGAAAGTCTCACTGAAAGGAGACAACATGACGTACGTATTTTATCACATAAGTGATTTAGATGGGCATTGCAGCGGCGCTATAGTAAGGAAGTTCCTGGAGGATCAGGGAAAGAAGGAAGACACGGACTTTAAGATGGTGCCAATAGACTATGGCATGGAGTATGATACCAGTAAGATTGCGGACGGATCCACGGTGTATATGGTTGATTACACGATCCAGCCTTATGAGAAGACCGTGGAGCTTAGCAAGCGCTGTGATCTTACGGTGTATGATCACCACAAGACTCCAATAGAGCCTTTAACTGCAGCTAAGATCAAAGGTGTATACGAAGTAGGAACCAGGGCCGCTTGCCGGATCGTATGGGACGCGCTCTTTTCTAAAGAGTATGGGCATTCAAAGATCATCCACCTAATAAGCGAATGGGATAATTGGAATAACAATAACCTAGATTCAGATTGGGAAAATGAAGTGACACCGTTTCAAATGGGTATGCAGTCTTTATCAACCAATCCGGTGACTAGGGACGGATGGATCTTTTGGCAACGGGTGTTTGACACGGTAGCGGATACGAATGAAAACGAATTCGTAGAGACCACGATAGGGCGCGGCAAGACTCTGATAGAATACCAGGATAAGATGGACCGCAGCCTGATGAACAATGCTTTTGAACTAGACTTTGAAGGTTTAAAGTTCCTAGTGGTAAATGGTGGCAAGGGATCTCCGAGATTTAAAAGCCGTTGGAATAACACAAAGTATGACGCGATGATGTCGTTCCAGCTTGTAGAGAACAAGTATTGGACAATATCATTGTACACAGATAAACCAGATATTGATTTGTCTGCTATAGCCAAGAAACATGGGGGCGGCGGGCATATTAAGGCTTCAGGGTTCCAGGTAAAAGATATATATGAGATTATTGGTAAACGTTAAGGAGGACTACGATAATTGGTAATCGGCCTCGTTGCTAACGAGGCGCCCTCTGGGGCTTGGGGGTTCGAGTCCCTCGTCCTCCGCCAAACTGAAAGGAGATACTATGAAAAAGAAAAGTAAGCGGTTTGGGCCAGCAAAGGGTAAAGATATCGTGGATATTTTAACTCGAGATTTTGAAGTTTTTTAATTGACAGAACAACGTTGGCGTGTTATACTGTTTTATACATAAAGGAGACTCTATGAAGGTAGTGTTGGGTCCCAAAGAATATGCAGGTTCTCTACCGTTGCGTCAGGATGTTGAGATAGTACAGGAAATATTACATCCGCAGCGGATACCAAAGAAGCGTGGTGTACTAAAATTTAGTTCATGGGAAGGCGTAGAATTTCACGGAGTATATGTTAATGGAATAAAACCTGAAGGGAGAAACGATGAGCACATTTACAGTACCGGTAGTGAAGATCAAGAACATCACGAAACACCCGAACGCAGACACATTGTCGATTGCTGAGTTCGAGGACCTGCTATGGGCGTGTATCATTAAGAACGACGAGTTCAAAGTTGGAGACCTGGCAATATACATTCCGGTAGACTCTATAGTACCGGAGTCCTTGATCCAGAAGTATAACATTGGTTACCTTAAAAATGGCGAGCGCGTAAGGGCTGTAAAGCTGCGCGGATCTCTTTCTTACGGTTTTATTGTGCCAAACGATTTGAATGCACCGCTCGGCGGGGACCTTGCGGCAAAGCTGGGCGTGACTAAATGGGAACCACCTCCGGTAAGAGAGCCGGGTGTAAAGACCGGCGGAAGGCTGCGTAAACAAAACAGCAACTTCGCCAAGTATACTGATATTGAAAACATAAATAACTATCCAAACGTATTTAAAGATGATGAGTTAGTGATTGCCACTGAAAAAATTCACGGAATGTCATTTCGGGCAGGCTGGGTAAGGAAAGATCCGCGGAACCTTTGGGACCGTATCAAGGCAATTTTTGCGCCCTATGAATTTATTGTAGGCTCGCATAATTGCCAGCTGGATTATAACTCAAAGAGTGTCTTTGTGGAAACAGCGAAAAAGCTCGGACTGAAGGAAAAGACCAAACATTTGAAGGGCTACGTATTCTATGGAGAGTTGTACGGCAAAGGCGTCCAGAAGGGCATGGAGTACGACTTAAACGACGTAGACATACGGTTCTTTGACATAAAGTATGAAGATAATTACTTAGATTATGCTATGATGAAAGATACAGTTGCGCTATTGGGCTTTGACTCGGTACCGCTGATTGACGCGGCGCCGTTTGACCTGGCGCGTGTAAAAGCGCTGGCCACGGGAGAATCAACGCTCGCTTCTCATAAGAAAGAAGGCGTTGTGATAAAGCCTATTAAGGAACGCTATGACCATAAGTGCGGACGTGTTATTCTGAAGGTAATCAATCCGGATTACCTCCTGGATAAGGAAATGACAGACTTTCATTAACCTAAGGAGGCTGTATGTGCGACACCTGTGATAAAGCCGGGTCTGCTGGTAACGACGTAGTAAAGCGTTACCATATGGAATTGGCGCATAAGATTTTCGGCAAAAAGATTAAACTGGGCATAGCTACTCCGGAGATGGGAAAAAAAGAATTGCTGGAGAACGCGACAGATATAATCCACTATCCGGAATATTTCGCGCAGATGCTAACATATACCGGGGGTGAGACTGGCTATGCACACCCAACGTCATTTAAACTCGGTGATGTACCGGTTCTTTATATCGTAGATTCGTGGGCGCGGTCACAACACATGACCTCAGCTTTGCTATATCCGCTAAGTATGCATAATAAGCTTACGGGAGCCATGCAGAAGATACGTGACCAGAATGAGACCGCACTACCGTGGGAGCGTATTGTTATGGACCAGGATATTAAAGACAGGTTTCGCACTTCAACGCTTGATTTTTTATTTGACAAGGACTTGCGCGCGTTATTTAAGAAGCATCACATGAAGAATAAACGCTGTTTGCTTTTGTACGGGCCGCCTGGATGCGGAAAGTCTTCACTCATAGCGTGGTTGCGCAGTGAGATGACAAGGCGTAACGTTGCTATACTGACCTGGGACACAGTATTAGACTCAAATTTTAATTTTAGTAATAACACGTTTGACAGTTTGTACATCTTGGAAGATATTGATACAGCAATGTCACAGCGGGATAACACAATTTACTCGAGAAAGGATCCAATTTTTTCACGTGTCCTGACATTACTGGACGGTGCGGAGAGACTTAATAACTACGTGGTTGTAATGACAGCAAACAACCCGAACATACTGGACAAGGCGTTACTGCGCGATGGTAGGTCTGACGAAAAGTTATTTATAGGTTATCCTACACGTGAACAAAAGGAGCAGTACCTTAAGCTGTGGATTAAGCCGCTTGTAGAGGAAGTTTTAAAACATAAGTTTAAGCTGGAAGATTTTAATAAGTTTTTGGACAAAGAGGACGTACCCTTCGCCACCTTGGATAATGTGAGGAAGAAGGTTTTCATTTATAAAAGCGTGGCCAAGGCGGTTAAGACGACAGATCTTAAACTTTCGTCAGAAGAAAAGGAACGCCTCGTAGGTTTTAACGTGAGTTCCTCGGCGTAAGATAAGCCTGTTGCATCGGGCAGAGTTTTTAATAAAAGGAAGTCTATATAAAGTTGTGGCGAGGTAGACCCGTAGGGAGCGGGGGCTGGCTGTAAACCAGTTGTCCTTCGGGGCCCTGTTGGTTCGACTCCAACCTTCGCCACCAAATTTGAAAGGAGAAACGATGGCAATTAAACCTGGAAGTAAGGGAGACGATTTTTTGAAGCTGATCAAAAAATTCAAGGCGAACGGAGGAAGTTTGCCCAGGGACGACAAGGATCTGGTGAAGTTTACAAAAAAGATCAATAAGGACAGACCTAAAGGCCGCAAGATTAAATTTTAATAAGGAGGATCTATGGCAAGGAAGAACGAAAAGTATATTTTGCTATGGAAAAGCGCAGACGAATATCACATAGCGCAAAGATATATTCAAGCCATACTAGGTCCGGGGAAGGAATATATAAAGATATTTGATACGCCAAGCCAGGCAAAGCGTTATGCTTTAAAGAATAATCTTTTGTTCATGCAGGTAGTAAAACTTGATATATAAGGAGGATCTATGGCGGGAATATACGTAATGGATGAGTATTCCAAAGACCGACTTATGGAAAAGATAGACGAGGCTAAAACTGTGGAAGACGTAAAGAAAGTATTGAAAGACTTGCTTAATGAACTCCCGGTGGAACACCAGTAAAGGAGGTTTTATGAGCACATGGATAACTCCAATAATTACGGTACATGGTTTTTCCAGGCTAAGACAGAGATTTAATATGAAGAAGGAACGCGGCAAGACGGTTACAAAGCGGGCATTTAACGAAGGCGAAACACTCACAAGCTTTAAACGCGGCCGGTACTTAGGCCAGATTAAGAAATACGGAGACATGATTTTTGTGTTCATTGGCAGAAGAATGTTAACGGCGTACCAATATCACTCAAAGCCGCTTAAGGATATGGTGGCAGAAATGGAGAAAGAATGCGTACAAGAACACAGCTCTTCAGCATGCTCGGTATCCTCTTAGCAGTATGCACAGTAGTTTTTATCGACGCTTTGAAAGCGTGCGACCCGTATGATTGCTACGTAATGGGTGACTCATCCGGACCAGGTTATTACTTTTGTGACTCTTTTGGCAGCCTTGAGAATGCGCAGATAGCTTATAATGAGAATATGGAAATGTACAGGCTGCTAAAGAAACGGGGGTTCAAGTTCATACCATTTAAAAATCCCCAGATATACTTAGACGAAGCGAAGCGCATTCAGAGATGCTGCTTAAACAAGCCTAAGGTGTTGTAATGTTGCTGGGTTGAGGAATTGGCAGTCTAACTGGTAGGTGCTATACTTGGTATAACCTAATGAAGGTTCGGAGGTTATACGATGAGACATAAAAGATCTAAGATTTGGTCTTTGACAGATGCAGAGTTTACGGACGTGGTTTTGCGTGAGCAGACGTCGCAGAAAATAATTATGGCGCTAGGCCTGCGTGTGGCCGGTACGGCCTATACCGGGCTTAAGGAACGTTTGCAGAAATTGGGATTGTACAAACAGGTAAGTGCTAATAACTTTAAGTTGCAGGCCGCAGTACTTATGGGCATTCGGGCACCGTTACCTGATAGTGAATTCTTTGTTAAAGGACGAAAGATTAGTGGCGCACAATTAAAAGTACGACTACAACGTCGTGGTGTAAACATGCATAAATGTGCCATGTGCGGCCAGGATAGTACGTGGAACGGGAAAGTTTTAGTACTTCAAGTGGATCACGTAAACGGTGACAATATGGATAATAGACTAGAGAATTTAAAAATGCTATGTCCAAATTGTCACTCACAAACAGAAACATTTAGCGGGCGTAACGTACACCAGCAGCCGCGACCCAAACATTTTTGTACGCGATGCAAGACAGAGATAGCCGGAAAGGGAAAATTGGGTATATGCTACAGTTGTGCTAATAAAATGCGCAGAAAGGTTATAAATAGGTCTTCATTGTTGCGTCTTAGATCAGAAGTGTCCGCGAACGGATACAGCGCCACAGGAAGAAAATACGGCGTAAGCGACGTAGCGGTGCATAAGTGGCTTAAGACCGGGCGCGGAAATATTCCGGAATAGTGTAATTGGTAACACGCCAGGTTCTGGCCCTGGAGATTGTAGGTCCGACTCCTACTTCCGGAACCAAATTTGAAAGGAGAATTTATGGAGCAGAAAAAACGTTATGTATGTATGTGTTCGAGACGTATGCCAGGGTGATAATGAAGGTCAAGTATGGTGTCTGAAAGGAACCATAATACCGCTCGATGGTATTTTAACGAGTGCGGCTGGACGTTTGTACCATGTATGTTTAAGCGACGCCGACCATAAAAAATATTTTGGAAACATACGTCGAGGACCCTGTAATGAAAGCTTCGTAATATCCAAATCTAAATTTTTGGAATGTTTTGAATATAAGATAGTTGATTAAGAATAATACGCTGGCTATGGTGGTTCGACCCCACCCCCAGCAGCCAGATAGAGCGAATGACCGAGTAGTTAGGTGTCGGTCTGCAAAACCGAGTAGGCTTGGTGCAAATCCAGCTTCGCTCTCCAAATTTGAAAGGAGAATTTATGTGGGATATACTGTGGTGTAATACAATAGCAGAATGTTGGGACGTACTTACCGTGGATGAAGCGCTGGATTTATACGAGCAGAACGCTGGCAATGAAGTAGAGCATGAGTCATACTATAATAGTATATTTTCTACCGGGGCGGTGGCATAATGAGCAGAAAAAACCAGTGTAAGAAATGCGGAATAATGTACGGCGTGCATCGTGAGGCCTGTCCTAACAAACCCGTGCAGGACCAATCTTATGAGAGCTGGAAAAAGTCTCAGAAAAGAACTCCACTGCAGGAGTGGTGCGACTATATGGCATACCATATTAAGGATATATGGTCGAGTATAACCGCCGGGATACATATGCTTCCAAAACGTTTGGGTCGCAGCTTGTCATGGGCGGTATTTATGTTCAAGAACGACGACTGGTACTGGGAAGGTTTGTACCAGGTGATGGAGAAGAAGATGTTGGAGCTGGCACATGCGCAGGAACACAGCAGCCATGTGAATGGCAAAAAGTATGCTAAGCATATAAGAAAGATATTAACATACATGCATACAGGAATGGACAATGACTTTACTGATCCTTTATACTTGGAGTTTACACAGAAGTACGGTGATTTAACTATGCGTGGAGACAAACCCGGTGCGCCATGTAAAGATGGGCAGATACGTACGTCGGTTTGCGAAATGGGCTTTAAAAAGAAAGACAAAACCATTTGGGAAGGCCAGGCAGGTTATAAGAAAATAAACAAGCTTTACCATCGTATGCGGCGTAAGGTAGAAACGCGCCGTGTTAATGCTAAGCACAAGTTCTTTTCCGAACTTGAGAAGTGGATAGAGTATTGGTGGGATTAATAATGCGCTCGTCGTCCAGTGGACCGGGCCGGGGGCTTCTATCTCTCAGACGGGAGTTCGATTCTTCCCGAGCGCACCAACGCCCTATTAGTATAACGGATAGAACACGGATTTCCTAAATCTGAGACGGTGGTTCAATTCCATCATAGGGCACCAGAATTACAACCGAGTGTAGCGCAGCTGGCTAGCGCACCTGCCTTGGGCGCAGGGGGCCGGAGGTTCGAATCCTCCCACTCGGACCAAAACTTATAGAAACTGAAAGGAGATTTATGGCAGCTTACATTTGGTCCGACCTGCATCTCGGGCACGCAAACATAATTAAGTATTGCAACCGGCCCTTCGCGACTGCGGAGGAAATGGACAAGCTGATACTTAAGAATTGGCGGAATACCGTCCGGGGCAATGACACTATTATCAACCTTGGAGACGTGGCTCTAAGCGGGGCGTACCCCAAAGAGAGGCTTAAAAACGTAATTACCAATCTTCCCGGACATAAGATCCTGGTGCTTGGTAACCACGACCGTAAGAAGTCCATCCAATATTGGCTTGACGTTGGCTTCCATCGAGTCTTTGAATATCCAATCATCTATAACAAATTTTACATTCTATCACATGACATTGTGTTTCTAAATGACAAAATGCCTTATAAGAACATTCACGGACACATCCATGACAAAAAGATGGATAGTGCTTCGTATGTTAATGTGTCTGTTGAACAAACAGATTACAAACCGATTCGGATAGACACTCTCTACTGAAAGGCAGCGTGATATGGCAGAAATGTATTTCGGTCAGGAATTGGATTTAACGCACGAGATTATTTTTCAATTGGCATTAAAATTCGGCTGGCAAGTAAAGGAGGCGTAATATGGACGTAAAATTCAAAGAAGCAAAGGCTGATTTGTGGAGTTACCATGAGCAGCCGGGGACCGCGGTTTTTATAACGACCAATGGCACCCTGAAACAGAACAACGACTTAGTAATGGGAAAGGGGTGCGCGAAAGAAGCGTACGATAAATTCCCGGGTATTCACGTGGTGTTGGGCCAGGCTGTGCGTAAGTATGGCAACCAGGTCATGTACCTTGAAGAGTTCCAGGTCGGAACCCTTCCGGTAAAGTCACAGTACTATCTTAAGGCGGACAAGGTGCTTATTGAGAACTCAATGAAGCAGCTTGTCAATCTCGCGAACCTGCCGGAGAATAAAAAGAAGTGGAAATCCATAGTGATTCCTCGCCCTGGCTGTGGCAACGGCGGCCTGAACTGGGAGTCTGAAGTGAAGCCAATACTGGCCGGTCTTTTGGACGAAAGATTTATCATAGTCTCGAAGTAAATTTGTCGTATAATATACATGAGAACATTTAAAACCTGAAAGGACAAATATGGCCAAAAAGTTAAAATCCCAAGAAAAGCGTTTACTTATTAAGTACGGAAATAAAACGCTGCTGGACGACAATGCCCTCGACGTGAAATTGAACAAATATCGTAACACTATTCGATGCCATTCTGATATTTATACGCAAAGAAACCTATGTTTCATTCCGGGTGAAACTACGTGGTTGACTTTGGAAGCTCACATAGTAGAACTTCCTAAAGAACGGCGCAAGACAGCTATGACATGTCCTGGGGAGGAAAAACATGGAACAAGGTGAACTCTTCAAAAAGTGTCTGGGTCTGCGCACGCTTATAAACACCTCAGTTGAACTTGAACAGGACATGGTACACTACATGGCCTTCGACTACAAGACGCAGGAATTCGAAGTAGTCATGATGGCTAAAACTCAAATGGCGCAGGTCGCATACTGGACCTTCGTTATACGTCTGCCTTATGAACTACTCAAGCGTTTCATGCTGCTTACAGAGAAGATGATAAAGCAGGGTGAGAAAAAATTTGAAGGAGGAAAGAATCGTGTCAAAGACAAACGAAGAAAGCCCTAAACCGTACTTGCCACCGCCTGCGGTTCCTGTAGCTCCGCGTAATCCTGCGGAAGAGTCCTACGCTAACCTTTTCAGTGAACGTGGTATGCTCCTTAGGGAAAATGAGGAACTCAAGAAGCAGCTGGAAGCTGCTAAGCAGGAAATATCCAGACTCAGCTTGGACGTAAAGAACGTAAGCGAGGGCGCAGAGCACGAACAGGCAGATGAACGTGCCAAGAAAGATGCTCTCTATGATACAGCGCTTAAAGTGAGTGCGAGGAGGCCTATATGAAAATCCTTGTACAAATAGCCGAGAGCATTAATGGCTATATAAACAATGTTGCGGCAGCATATAGGCGCGTGGAGATTAAAGGAAATTTGCCCCCGGCGCTTGCAGAAAAGTTTAGAAGACAACTTAATGAGCTTGCTGTCACGGCAGATGAGATAAAAGAACACGTAAATACCATTCCAGAACCTTAGGAGGAATTATGATAGTAAAGCTTAAGCACGATATCGTAGATGGAACAGAGCTTCTGGCCCGCGCAGGAGACGCCGGAATAGTAGTAAGACTTATTGGCAGTACCAAGTACCACGTAAAATTTGACCAGCCGCTTAGTGCGACAAAACCTGAGGCTATTCTGGCCATGGCGAGTGTGGACGTGGTTGACGGTGGCGTAAAGAACCTGGTATCCCGTATTGTATCTGTAGATGAGATAGACCTGTCAAACTTTGAGTTGTTCAAACAGGAGTGCGACGAGATTAAAGGTTTCGTTGACCCGGTAGCAGCTATGATGTTTTCAATACAAGGCGCAGCCATATCGGCGTACATTTCCAGATACAAAGCACTGCTTAGGTACACCGGAGAAAAACTTGAAAGTGAAGTTAAGAAAGTGTATGGTTCTGCTTTGAGCAAGGCCCTGGGAACATCAGCAGATAAGCGCGACGCAGAAGCTCGCCAGGATACGACGTACCAGCAGAAGATTGATGAACTCGCTTCTATACGGGCAGCAGGTGAAATAGTAAACGCGGCGTATGATTACTGCCAGAATATGTACTTCTTGTTCAAATCGGTATACGAGGGTGAACGTCGTTCATCAAACACAAATCAGCTAAACGAAGGGAGATAACATGGAAGAATTAGGCGGCAAGATACGGGTAATGCGCAGGTACAATACAGGAAACTATACGCACATCGAGATAGAGTACGAGATTACTGGGCCGTATGAAAAACTTGTAAATAGCCCGGAGCTTTGCGCAGGCTTTATGAAGGGCACTACAAAGATGGGTGACACTATGGACCAGGCCATTATGGAGATACTTTCAAACTATAATAAGCGTACGGCGGTGCCACAATAATGTATACCGACCGGGATTTTGCGCAGCTACAGAGATATCTCTATGGTTTAGACTCACTGCAGCCAAGCGCTTTAAAGGTTATGTTTTTGGCGGCAGACTCTACAGGCTGCGCGTGGTATCGTGGGCGCCAGCCGGCAAACAGAATTAATAAGAACTTTCCTGCCAAAGTTAATCAGATTGTCAGCGGTTTCATGATAGGACCCGACGCAGACCCCGGGCCTGACGACCCTGCATGGGACGTGGTGGTACATCAGCGCCAGAACGACTTCAACAATCTTGGGTGGGTTGAACGTATGCGTAAGTCCGTCAATCCTGTTATGGTCTATGAGGCAGATGATGACTTTCTTCATGTAGATCGCAGGTCTCAGTCAGCCTTGTATTACACCAAAGAGCGCATTATGAATTCCTTACGCTATATGTCAAAAATGGACGCTATGACGGTTAGTACCGAACCGCTTAAACAGTTATATGCTCCTTATAATCCTAACATCACAGTAATACCAAATGCCATAGAATTTGAAATTATTGACCAACTGCCGGCAAAGACTCCACATGATGATATCATTATTGGCTGGTTTGGAAGTGCAACACATCTTGTAGACCTGGAAGTTGTATTTCCGGTTATTGCCGACCTTCTCAAAAAGTATAAAAACGTACGGTTTAAGTTTGGTGGCTGGCCGACTTGTCCTCTGCTTAAGGACCTGCCGCAGGACCAGCTGATTGTTTTACCTTTTGTTAATGATATGATGGAGTACTATAAGAGCCTACGTGACGTTGACATACTTATCACTCCACTTGCAGACATACCGTTTAACACGTGTAAGTCGAACCTTAAATTCTTGGAAGGTGGCTCTCAGGGTATCGCTGTTGTGGCTTCTGATGTTACAGCATATAATACAACGGTGCGCGATGGTGTTAATGGCATTCTGGTTAAGGCTCGTGGGGCAACATATAAGCGCTGGTTTAAAACTCTTGAAGACCTTATTCATGATAAGCCAACACGTGATAAATTAGGAAAAACTGCTGCCACGTTCATCCGCCAGAACTTCAACCAAGGTAAGATAGCCCAGCAGTGGGTGGATTTTTACGCTAAAGTTTTATTTGACTTTAGGAATAAAAAATAGTATAATACTCATTGTGGAGGCTAACATGGCAAAAATCAATAAAAAGTTCACGGAGCAGGTACACATAATTGCAGACAAGATAAAAGAAATCAATGAGCTCCTTATACGTCTGGAGTCAAGGTCCGAAGTAAGGTTTCAGGTAGCTTCATTTAAAAAAGAGTTTGGCGACAAGGCTCCCGATAAGAGTCACTTTGTTATTGAGATATACCCGGATAGGGACCTTCCTGAGTGCAAGGTAGTACATGCGCTTAACTTTGAAATGGTAACAAAAGAGCTGGACACAAAGCTTGAACACTTGCGTGCCCATGAAGGAAAGGATACAACTAAAGATGCCTCCACACGGAATAAACTTAACTGAATTAGACGCGTTCCTGGAAGCTAAGGACGCCCATAGGGAGTATCATACATCTACCACGAACCGACTGGTAAATTTTGCTTTACCAACGAACACAGTAAGTTTATCCGGCGGGAGTGGCACCGCGTATGGCACAAATGTTAAAGCCGGCGGTAACTTAAATGATTTTGTAAATAAGATGGTGAATGCCGGACTAAAAGCCTCAGGAAATTTTTGGTCAGCCGATGTTCCAGACAGTGGTCCGTTTACAGAACCCGTCGTACACTTTGAATTTACTGGTCCGACGGACGTAGCCGTATCCTCACTGTACTTATCTATAGAACAGCTGGCCGGAATGCTGACTGGAAATGGTTTAGTATTTAACATTGGGAACAGCAAAATAATATGTAACGTACAAGGAGACTGGACTTTGTGGGATAAAGTTTCAAATAAATTTAGAGACGCAAAATTTGGTGAGCAGTCAAAATTTTTTGACGTTCTTAACAAAGGACTTGGGAGGTAATAATGAAAAAGTATTTTATTAGTTTTTTAGTACTGTTCTTTGCGTGTACAGCCGCTGCTGGCACTTTAGAGGACTATAAGGTCGCATCAAAATTAGCTAAGGCGGCTATTGCAAAAGATGATATGGAGACAGCGCGGTCTTATACGATACAAGCTGGGACTCTTGCGCTTCAGCTGGGTAAAGCCGGTTGGGCATCCTGGAGGTATAATAACTTTGGGTACTATGTTTATTTAAAGTGGTTAGCTGCTATAAACTACGATGAGCGTATTGAAATGCTGCCTATGGTGTATCCAAAGCACCGTGATAAGTATAAACGCGCTTTAAAGGCTGACATGAAAAAACATGTAAAACTCTTAGAAGACGCCCGAAGCTACTTACGCATGGCACTTACTTTAGAAAATTCAAAAGTTATGCACGCCAGACAGAAAGACAATAAGCGTTTGGCTACTATACAGAATAATCTAAAACAAGTTGAGGAGTATCTCGCCTATGTCAAAGACGACACCAGATTATAAGCAACCCGTTCGGGGACTTTGTGGCTGTGGCTTCCTTGGAGACATGATTTTTGTAAAGATGGACGATATTTGGGAACAACCTATATACGCCTGTGTTAAATGCGGCGACACATATTGGCATGGCAATCGTTCCATTACATATACTGGAGAAAAGAAAAAGGAGATTCAGATGCGTATAGAAGCCTTACGCACTAAGGTTATGCTCATGGAAGAAATTGATAAGCATTATAAGCAGCGCTGCAGTAAGCAGCATGTTGTTGCCATACTTGTCAAAGATGATGCTTACTGGGTTGGTTCTAACTGGGTGGCGTCTCCTCAGCTGGACTGCCCCAGAGAAGAACAACATATGAAGTCCGGTACTGGTTATGACTTATGCAAAAAAGTATGCCACCAGCGTGGGCATGCAGAAGCGGACGTTATAAGTAAAGCCGGGTCTGCTGCCACCGGAGCAAAACTCTATTTGCTTGGGCATACCTACATATGTGATGCCTGTGCAGAACTGCTGCATAAACACGGTATCACGGATTTCCGCATAGGAGAAATTCCAGATTTAACGGGCAAAACCCGCAGGGAGAAATAACATGGCCAAGCATATTCAGTGTCCGGATACGGTAAAGACAGAAGCTAAGAATAAGTTGTTCTTAGCCGGTGGTATATCGGGATGTTTTATTTGGCAGACTGACGTTATTAAAGCATTGGCGGACGTTCCGGATTTGGACATATATAACCCACGTAGGGTCAGCTTTCCAATGCATGAGCCCGCTGAAGCTGTGAAACAGATTACCTGGGAGTTTGAAAGACTCAGGGATTCAAACATCATATCGTTCTGGTTTGCGCCGGAAACGCTATGCCCGATCGTACTATTCGAGCTTGGCATGTGGGGCCTGTCTCGTCCGGAGAAGAAAATTATTGTGGGCATACATCCGGAGTATAAGAGAAGGAAAGACGTTGAAACCCAGGTACTCCTCGCGAATGATAAAATACCTGTGGTGTATTCGCTTAAAGACTTAGTCACTAAAATTAAGGAGGTGGCTGTATGAAAATCGTTAAACCTTCATACAAGATAGAGCCTCAGGTAAATGGTATTCAGATTTAGCATGGGTATTCGTGGTTTAAGGGAAACCTCAGTTGCATGGGAGAACTTTGTTTTCAAAGTAGTATCTGAGCATTTAAATTTAACCTATTGGGAATTCACAGATCTTCGGGTGGTTCGACTAAAAGCAGACAAGCTGCTGGACCCTAATACGTCTATGTCTACTGTGTATTTTGAAATGGAAAATCTGTACACTATAGTAAAGGCAAATGGTGGAAATTTGTTCAGCTGGGAGATAATGCCGGGCTACACCGTAGAGGCTCACTCGGACCACATAACGATTACGAATCCTGAAGGGCCAGCTCGCCTTTGTGGCCCAGATCCTCTTGGTAACGACGGAGGGGTGCGCTTTGCCTATGGACGCTGGCCGCAAGGCCCTATATATGAGCTGCTAACTACTGCGTTCAATAAACAGCGCAAAATTCCTCTTGACAGTACTGGGTCTTTCTGATATAATGGTTGAGAAGCGTAAGAGTTTTAACGGATGTGTATACGTTTGGACGAAAGTGCGGGCTGAGTTGGATCAGTACTGCAAGAAACACAAAATCAATCCGAACTGGATACGCTACCGAGAAAAGACAAAGAGGTATTACCTCAGACTGTGGGGCAGTTATAAATGATACCAAAGTTCAAACCTAAGACTGAACTAATCCTTAACCGCCTTGTAAAGTACCTAAGCTGCTTTGAAAGTGCCAGGAACATTCAAACTCGCTATGGTATTTCAAGGGAGTTTGTCAGGGATTACTTTGCCAAACCACACATAAAATTGTCGCATAAGACAGTGACATCTATAGTAAAAAAGATTGCCCGCAAACCTTATACGTACGTGGAAGTTCTAAAAAAATTTGGGTCACGTGGTTTACATGCGCTTTCGGCAGCGCACATGTCTAAGAAATTCATAGATACACGCGACCTATATAGGCGCATGGCCGCCTACAAAAAAGCACACCCGCTGGTTTCACTGCGACAAATGCACAAAATATTTAATGTAAGCGTGGCGTTATTTACCGTCGCGTGGCAAACCTTTAATGATAAGCGTATGGAAAAGTCTTCTTCTGTACGCGGTCGCATGCATACAGATACAATCGAGCGTCTCTACAAGAGCGGAGTTACGAACACGTGCGAATTGGCCAGATCAACAGGACTTAAACGTAATACTGTAGTGGCATGCTTAAATGAGCGTGGAATTTACACAATGAAAAAGCTGCCCGATGAAGAATTGGTAAAAATACACTACTTAAGAACTGCTGCCAAGTTGCCATGGAAAACCATTGCCCAGATCTATAATACTACAACCAGTGCTATATCAGGCACCTATATGTCAAGGAAGCATATGGTAAAGGAGATTCAGAATGCACAAGAAAAAGAAAGTATACTGTAACAAGTGCGAGTTTTTTCGATATCACGATAGCGACTGGGGTGAGCACAACGTATGTGCACGTTATGTCATTATAGAAGACACGCCTATACGCAAGGAAGAACACGACGCGGAGTGTGACCAAATAAATATTCTTAATACATGCCCGACATTCACACCAGCGTTACCAAGGCCTTTTTTCTGGAGGATGTTCGGAGTGTACCGGGACGTTACGCCAATAAAGCTGGATAAGGTTGCATATGATAGCACATATCGGCAGCGCAAAATTTTGAAGTTAAGAGCTGCCGCCGAAAGGAGGAAACATGACAATTTGGCAGATGGCTGCTAAGGCCGGTACAAAGATAAAGAGCCTTGCCGGGGAGACCTGGGACAGCCTAATGTCTATTGATATAGACGAATATTTTGTCAAGATGGCTGCAGCAGTACTCATTTGTGTTGCAGGCAGTATTTCAATTGCATTGCTTATCTATGATAACACTGCAATTAAGGATTGGAAGGCCATTACTGGAGAAGTTTATGCTTCAGAGTTTACTCCGGCACATACGCATACGAATTGTACGTCCAAGGGATGTACCACGACGCACCATTCGGCGTTCTACACCGTAAAGGCGTCCGCGTTTGTAAACAAGCAGTTAATGGGTGTTAGCCGGGACCAGGACGGCCCTGATACGGTAGGGCGCCTGGCGGCGCTTAAGGTAGGACACCGACCGCTATCTAAGTCTGTAATCGTGGGGTGGAACGAATGATAAAATTTTTAAAAACTCTGGGCGTTACAATAGCAGTGCTCTCCATCTTTTTGCTCTGGATATTCTTAATAAAAATATGGGCTCCTGTGGTCATCACCCTTACTATAGTACTATGTGTATTTGTGGTGGTGTGGGAGTCAATTAACTAGGAGGTGTGGCATGGCAAGAGACACGAAGAGAATATCCAGGATGGTGAAGTTGATTCACAAGATTTGGAAGAAGTATCCGGATATCCGGCTCGGGCAGATGCTTATGAACGCCGCGAAGGATTTCGGATATTACACAGAAGATTCTAAGCTGGAAGAAGCGCTTGTGGCGCTGTACTTCAGTAAAAAACCTAAGGAGGAAAAGAAACATGGAGTTAAAAAAACTGTTTGATGATGCAAAGGATTCGATGAGCAAGGCTATGGACGTGGCTAGTGACGCGATGGACAAGGCAGCCAGGGCGCTGGACGGTACACTGGAAACTAACGTGAAAAAAGTTGAAGCGGTTTTCGGTGAGGTGTCAAAGAAGTTCAAGTACTCAATTGATGAGGTTGCCACAAAAGAAGGTATCACGATCAAAGCGGCATTCCCCGGCATACCGAAAGAACGCGTTAAAGTCACGGTCGCGGGTCCGTTCCTGACAGTTGTGGTCATTTCTCTTGGAGCTATCGCGGGAAGTATGGAACAACCTACAGATTTCAGGCAGTCCTGGAATGTCGGGAGATACCATACAGCGGATCTTAAAGTTACCTACGCTGACGGCCTGCTTACCATAGTGATCCCGGCAGAAGCGCAGCCTGAATATGAAACAAAAGAAATCAAGTTTTAAGCCAGAGTGTCCGGTAGACTGCCGGCACTACAGACGCTATGAAGGGAGCCAGCTGTGCAATGCACCCGGAACACAGTTGTGCAGCAGGCTTCCTGACGGCGGCAAGCGGGACCGCTATGTAATGTCTCCAATTAAGATAACAGTTAAGAAAGAAGGAGACACCTACGTGGCCTTTTTCAATATCTGTGGGGGTGGAACCGACGGTAAGACGATTAAGGAGCTTATGAAAAACTGCGCTGAAGTAATAGAACTGACGAAGGAGGTACTGGAAGATGAGTACAAAAAAGAAGACAGGAAAAGCAAAAAAATATAGCTACCTGACTGTGACGCTGCCCAGGCGCATATATTTTTTGCTGCTGGGTCTGTGCATAGAGAATGAAAAAACTCTGGAAGAAATGTGTATAACAGCCTTAGAGAACGAAATGGCTGCAGAAAAGAAAAAGCAGGACTGCACCTGGGCCGACGCGCAGGCAGCAAAGAAGGAGAGAAAGCATGGATAAACGAATGAAATTCGCAGACCTTGTAGGGCACAGAATCATTTATTGTGCACCATATATCACAGACGCCGCCGTGGAGCTTTTTGTAATAGAGCTTTCTCCTAGCGGTAAGCATGTTAAGGTTAGATATCCTATCGGCTTGGAGCAGTGGAAAATTATAGGCACAAAGAATTTTCAGCTGTCTGAGGAAGATATTGTGGAGGACCTTGGCTTGCTTAAATGCACTAAAAGGAGAAAGCATGACACTAAAAGATTTAATGCAAGCTAGTGCTAATCCACAGCGAATACCCAAAAGCGGCATAGACTTTCAACGGGCCTCATGGGTTCTACAGCTATGTGCAGACCAAATACAGACTATGATGGTACGCTATGCAGACACGCTGCCAACTCTGCTAACGGCTGGGTCCGTAAGTAGTTTAATAGACAAATGCAAGGCGTCTCTTGAGCTAAACCCGGTGTGCAGCTATATGGTTGAACAGGTGAACCTTCCTAAGAACAGTATACATATACGTATACAATATGGTAAGTACCACAAAGACATGTTGTATGCCCGACGCTCGGAGAAAACAAAATGATAAATGTTAATCCTCAGATTATGCATAAAGACGGTACTGCTTGGACTAAGGCGGACGTGTACTCCGAGAAAGAAATGAAGTTGATGAAAGCGCAGTTGGCGCAGTCGCTTACTTCTATAATAGGTAAAAAGGTTACGCCGCAAGTTATGACGCAGGCCAAGCAGTTAGTTTTAGCAGAAGCACATAAAGATGGGGCTCTTAGAAATATTGAGGTAAACCAGGTTGGCTCCAATACACTGGTAGTTGTGGCGCAGAGCAAATTTGGAGTACAGTATGTGCGCATGGAGGTTGAACTCCCATGATTAGTCATGGCTATGTGGCACCCGGCGGTGGAACTCCTATGTATACGTTTGCGCAGAACTTTTCTAACAATCCGCAGGCGGTGCCAAAGCGTGACCCTGCACAGAAGAAAAAGCGCAGAAAGATCCTGGAAGCATACCTGGACATGTTGTTTAAAAATCTTAAATACGTAGGTCCACAGAATGAACGGGAAGTGGAGACAGTTTGCGGCGAGTGGATTAGACGAAATTCTTTAGACTTACGCGTACAGGTCAGCTGTATTCCATCAAGCACCCCGGACACTCTTACACGCGGTGTTACAATAGTCATACTGGAGCGTGCACCCACGTATGGAGCCATGGGAACGGATGTATATTCATCACGCAGGCTTGTTTTACCCTTGTTTGGTCTTAGGGCCGGAGACCATATTCCAGACCGATAGGAGGCAACATGAAAACAAAAAAGAGAAAGTTAAAGCATAAGAAATCGAAAACCAAAACAGTTTACAAGTGTGTAAGTAAATGTCAGGACTGTATTCACACGTATACACCGCAGGATTCTGATCCTGGCCGTATAGGCACGCGGGGGTAGACAATGAGAGTGTTCAAAAAGAGCCGGGTACGAAACGATGACATAGACGTTTACATAGAGTCGCTGAGGCAGCCGACGGACGGCCTGCTTACGGAAACTGAATTGCTAAAGTATAATATTATGTCAAACGTGGACCCGGACGACCTTCAACTTTTAGGACCTAAACCCCGGCCGGTGATAAACACGCTTGAGCGTATGATAGCGTACGAGCGTGTGCTGCTCAGGGAATGCCGCTGGAGACTGCCGAATTTTATAGGACAGCAGTTAAATATAAAGGACTCTGATAAGGAATGGAAAGAATTTTGTAAAAGAGAAGATCCTCTCTACCGGGAAGAGGATTTCATGAAGAAGGCTACGACGCTTACTCAGTTTTTATCCTGGCTAAAAGCCCAAAGGTGGTGAGGACGTGCGTGAAAATGTCGTGGTAAAATTTATTGGCAGATTTTTGGCATCAACCATTGTGTTAGTTTGTGCGTTTGCATATGTACTTTTAATGTTTTATCTAGTCTGTGTGTGTTCTAATATTAATGTACTTTTAGGTCTGGCCGTTTCATGTGCACTTATTGCGCTCCCGTGGACAATAGTGTCCATGGTAAAAGACGTATAAAACTACAGGAGAGGTGGATAAATGAAAAACGTAAAAGCAACAGATGAGGTTCCGTTCTGGGTATACATATTGGCAATTGTTCTACTTTCTGTTTTGTTCGCGTATGTAGTACCGGTGTATTTTCCGAACCTTTATTATTACATGATGATTTCTTAGGAGGCATGACGTGAAAATTAATGAAGAAGACGTTAAGGTACCAGCCGGATTTATTATGCTGGGTTTGGCACTTGTGGTAGTAACGTTCTTTGGCTATATGGCAGTACGCTCAATGGACCCGATGACGGACGTTAAGGCGGTTGTGGCGGAGTTTCAAAAGCAGGATATAACTTTGACCACGACCGACCTGGAGGATACAAGCAAGCAATTTCAATCAGACGAGGCCGCTATAGTTTTAAAGGTGGACACCGCCGGGAAACAATTTATGCACAGGGCCACAGGAAAGGCAATACGTTACCTGGTGGTGGACATAGACTCCTGGCACAGCCGTGTATACTTTAAGTTCTATGATGAGGATATGGACTACCTGGACCTGGCAAACGCGACGGATATGATTTCTGTTTTACGTCATGGCCGCAAATATCAGGACGCTATGGAGAAGAAAGTGGAAGATCTAATCAATGCCCCTGTGCCCGCGCCAAGTGACAAAGACATAGATCCTTTTTCAAAGCACAAGCACAAAAAGTAGGAGGTGCTGTTATGGGACTATTTAATAAAAAGAAAAAGGTACCGCGGACACCTGCAGAGAAGGTTAAGGCGTTTCTTGCGGAGGTAAAGCCCTGGTCTGCGGACTGCAATATGGACTGGCGCGAGGGGCAGGTCGTAGTACATTTAAGCAAGGAGTTTCTGCCCGGCACGGCTATGTCTACTTTATTATTTTGGATGGAGAACGTCTTAACTACAGAAGACGATATAACTGTAACAGTGGAGACGTTGGTAGACCACCCGCAGCGTTTTAACTTAAGGAAGAAAGATCCGGAGTCTCCGGGCCTGTTAAAAGCAGTAGCCCAGGTCATAGCCCGGCCCCTGGTAACCAAAGTGGAGATCAGCGTGACAGTTTTTCCTACGCTGTACTTTAGCAATGAGATTTACGGGGAAGACTTGGCCAAGCATGTGAGAAAGCTGGAACTGGAACAACACGAGCGTGACGAGCAGCGTCGGATGGAAAAATCGGAGAGACAGCGCCAGGCCATGAGTGCTCCCCTGGAATACCCGGAACCTGGCGCTCCTACCTGGCCGCCAACCACGGTGACCTGGTAATGCGCGCTATGACGCTGCCCACGTGGTGCCGGATAGATCTCATGTCTCCCGGGTCCGTGCCTGTTTATGACTTATATATGGGCGAGGGTCCCATAGATATATTTCAGATGAACGCGCATCAGATGAACGCACATAAGGTGATAGAGGTAGAGCACTACTCAGGTGATGATAGCCCCAGGATTATGGTTCCCTTGCTGGAATTTACGTCCGAAGAGGATCTTACCAGGGAAATTTATAGGCTCTACGACGCTATGCGGGAGAAATGCCCGGGTATCGAGCATTCTTTATGGCCGCTGCCAGACATCATCACCGTGCCTGTATATGACGTGGGGTCGAACATAACACCCATAGTAGCCGGTATTTATGGCTACGTCAGTGCTAAATATGCGCTACAACCCCCTAAAAAGCCGCTTCCCCGGCCCGTAGAAGAGTCCGGAACCCAACTTAAGCTCTTTACCCGTACCACCCCTTAAAACACGCCCTAAAACGCGCACTCGCGGGCGGAGCCCTACCCGGGTGTCTGCTCCGCTACGCGCTCATATCCGACCGCTACATGAAGCGACCTCCGGCGTGAAGCGATTAAGGAGCCTATTCGCTTCACGACCTGGCGGATCACGTTCCTACGGATCACGGTCCCGCCCCAACCCCGGGATAAGTATGCCCGTACGGTAACAATCTAGTCGTTAAGTATGATTGCGAATTATGCCGTTTATGTTCACCGGGTCCTTTCTTTTGGTTTCATAGTCCGAGACAACCTCAAAATTTATAACCCACATAAAAATAGGTCTTGACATTCTTAGCCAGCGGGGTATACTTATTCTGTGGGAAGTATGGCATGGCATAATTGGCGTCTCTATGGTGAATCCGCCAGGATTTCTTAAAAAAATTTTTTCCAGGAAATTTTTGGAACCACATTCATAAATACAGGCGGCCGAAATTCTTAAAATTTGTTCTTAAAAATACAGGTGTGTACATAGTGGGGCCCCTTCCCGGCTTGTTGTTCAGCGCATGACCTCAACGAATCAAAACTATGATAAGTGTGAGGATTGAACGAGGCGACGGCTGAAGCGGTAAGCAAGGAACGTGCCACCACGTGGTGGTCGACCTGCTATAAGCAATAGCCGTGCCACAAACTATTAGGAGGTGTACCGTGAAAGAGACAGTGGAACAGGTCATTGGAGGGTTACCGAAGGCGGGCGTGTATACGGTCATATACACGAGCACGAAGGAAGCGTTAAAGAAGAGCAGGCAGACAGGCATTGCCACACCTGCAAACCTGACCAGCGTAACAGTACTGCGTAAAATGGTGGTTAACTTATCCAAAGTTGACTATCAGACATTAGTACAGACAGGCAAGCTGGACGGACCTGCAGACCCGAACTCGGACAGGGCAGGTAAGACTTACGCTGTACCTGTATCAGGTAACTTGTTACTGTTCAAACACACAGCAAAGGAAGAGCATTACCTGCGCGTGTATAAAATGGCGAACACAGACTTTATGTCTACTGTGTTCATGGGCGCGGAAGACGCAGACCATAAGGCTATGACGGAAGCAGAGGTTGATGTGTGGTATGCGGAGTACGGGCCGAAAGGACACGCAACGGACGTTATGAACATTAAGACATCAAACATCGTGGCGCTTTACAACGGGCAGACTGTAGTCTACACAAACAAATAAGGCTATGTTGTTCTTTGTGGCGGGGCAACTAAGAACCCACGCACAGGCATTAAGCAGAAAGGAGTGATTGCTTTATGGTGACGAAGCGCTGAAGTCTGGCGTGCAGTCCTACACAGTTAAGTAAAGACAGCTTAAGAGGTGACGGCACGGGGTTAATAGCCCCGTGTAAACCACAAGCCCCGTCCGAAGTCGGGGCAACAAATGAGGTGATGAGATGATAAAGAATGTTCCTTTGAACGGCAAAAGAAAGATTGCTATCGTTACGACAGACCCTGCACCATTTAACCGTAAGTACTATTACAGGATTATAGAGGACGCGTTTGGAACAGGTGAAAAGGATTCAAACGGTTGGTTTGGTTGGTCAGGCACGTATGAGCAGGTGGACACAATAAAGGAAAGACTTAACACAGAACTTGGCGCAGGCAAGTACGACTTACTTATATTCAATGAAGAAGGAGGTGCATATGTATCCTATGTTTGTAAAGCCTAGTCTTAAGGACAGAGTTTGCAAGGCGATTGCGTACATCATTGTATCAGTACTTGCTTTTGCGTTCGTGTATGGCTCGGTCATTCTGTTATACTGCATAGCAGGTTACTAAATCTATTCACACTAAAAGGAGGTGAGGACACGTGACACGCTTGGAACACGCCCAGAGAAAAGTGCTTTTGATTCAGAGGTACATCACAAAGAAAAGCAAGGAACAGCAAGCCTTAAAGCAGAGCTTCAAAAATTCAGAAGTACAGTCAGAGATAGCGCGTAACAGAGCATGCCTGCGTTACCAGTTCTGGCTACTCGCACAGGCAAAGGCAACAGTACAGGACATCAGAAAAGATACAGTTACGATTCATTTTGACAGTATAACCGAGGTGATGGCATGAGACTTACCCCGTATCAGATTGCAGCAATACAAAAGGCAAGTCATGACATACCAGTAGCCTTTGACTTTCCTGTGCAGCGCGTTACACCCGCAGAGATACAGGCGGCAATGTTCTTTGACTGCGCAGGTGAGCAGGTTGTGATACAGAATAAGATTGACTTGGAAGCGTACGTAAGACAGGTCGGCAAGTGCTACATGAAACACAAGTACTTTATGAAAGAAACAGTTTACGAATTGTTTCTTTCCAAATCTATTTAGGAGGTCACAGACATGGCACAGTTAAAGATGTTAACCGCGGAAGGATTGAAGAGGCTTTTGAAACAGTTCGGTGCTACAGCATGCCCGCCCACAGTAATGATTTTCGGAGACCCTGGTATCGGCAAGTCGTTCGCCATCAGCGAAGCGGCAACAGAGATGGGCATGGAATACATTCCGATATCACTCGGACGTGTAGAGCCGTACGACATCAAGGGCATTCCTGATGTGAGCGGTGAGTACACGAAGTGGAAGTTACCGTGGTTCTGGAAGAGGGCAATCGACGCAGGCAACACAGGAAAGAAAGCGGGAGCACTCGTGCACTTTGACGAGGCGACACTCGCGGCTGAAGACGTGCAAGGTGCAGTGCTCGACGTTGTATGGCAGAAGATAATAGACGACGAACACTTACCCGCCAAAACATTCTTTGTGTTCAGCGGTAATATGGGCGGGGAGGACGGCACGTTTGCCAGAGCATTCTCTTCGGCATTGACAGGAGGCAGGGGATTCATTTACGGAATGCGTACACCTGAGGTGACGGAGTGGATAGCGTACCAGAAGCCTGTGAAGTTCATTGAGAACTTCGTCAAGGCGTATGACACGAAGGCGTTCTATGTTCCGCCTGTCAAGGGACATCCGTTCGAACCGTGGACTAACCCGCGTGGGTGGTCACAGCTTGACATGCTTGTCAAGGCATTGAAGTTCGACGAGGTCAATGACGCTTCAGAGATACTGAACCTTGCCAAGGGTATCCTGTCACCGACTACGGTCGTCTTGTTGGAGTCGTGGGTAGGCGATGCCATCATCAATCCTACAGACCTGTGGGACTTGAAGCAGAAGGCGTGGGCACAGTACACGAAGAACAATAACAACCCACTGAAAAAGAAACAGGCACTCAATGACGTTCTGGATATCGTGCTCCCTGCGGGAATGATACTGACCAAGGAAGAGGACAGGGCAGAACTCCAGAAGTCAATGGAAAAGTTCATTGACAAGCTGGTTGACACAGAGAAGACCGTGGAAGTTGTCACGAGCTTCATGCGTCAGTTCGGTGCACGTCAGCCGATGGTGTTTGACAAGTGCTCGTGCAAGGGTCAGAAGTTGTCCAAGTACTTCGACACACTTATGAAGGAAGAGATAAGCAAGGCGCCTTCGAAGACCAAGTAAGAGAAACAAATCCGCGGGGCAGGGCAACCTGCCCCATACGAAAGGAGCACAGTCATGGAACTAAGAGACCATCTGAAGGCAAAGTCAGGCGACGCAGTCAGAGACGCCTTGCCTATGGAACACTTCGCTAACAACTCAGAGCTTCGCTTCTTCATGGAAATACTCTTGCTGATTACAATGCAGGAGTACATACCCAAAGACCCGAAGGATGAGTTCCTTGCGTGTGTTGGCACGAAGAGGGATGAGGCACATCCTGAAGACCCGCGCAAGTTGTTCATGGCGTTGGCTCTCTCGAAGCTTCATCAGTTCTCAGTGCGTCAGCAGATGTACATCATTGCACATGAAGCGGGACACATCCTGCTCTCACACAACTGTGGTGAGTCAACACGGTTTGATGACCCGCGTGTGTGGAACATTGCGATTGACGCAATGATTAACTCCCTGCTGAACAAGTACTACTCAAGTGCAGTCGAGATGCCGGTGCAGGACGGCAGGACTATCGGCATCACAGTCGAGAGCCTGAAAGCAGACGGGGTCATCGAGACAAGCAAAGACGTTGATGACTTAACAGCTGATGAGATATATGCGTTGTTTGAGAAGTCAATGAAGTCGGGGAAGAAATACACGCTGGTGGCCAGCGGTGGCAGCGGTTCTGGAAAAACGCCCGTTGGCGGTGACGAACTGGCTGACAAGCTCAATGGCAACAGGATAGACGAGCATGACAACTCGCTTGACCCCAAGAACATGGACGGGGAAATCAAGCAGGTACTTGACCAGATGCAGAAGGCTGCCAAGAACGAGCAGTACGGTTCAGTAACGGGTGCGTTCGTAAGGAAGCTTATGGACATCGTACGCAGGCAGTTCCCGTTTAAAGAAGTGCTTGACCCGATGATATACAGGAAGAAGAGCAGGTTCGACAGACCTAACAGGCGTATCCACATACAGGGAATCAAGACTTACATTCCCCGTAAGAGAACAGAAGAGTTCAAGATATATGTGGGTATTGACTGCTCAGGTTCCTGCGACCAGTATGTTGAAGGCTTCCTCGGGTACGTCATGGCGCTTCCTCAGTTCGAAGCAGTCGTGTACTGCGACACTGAGATTAAGCACATCGTTAAGAAAGGGGAAGAGATTCCCAAGTTCGTTCCAGGTCTCGGGGGCACTGACTTGAATCCCATGCTCCAGATGTTTCAGGACATAGAAGAGAAAGAGCGTAACGTTAAGACGAACTTTGTCCTACTCACTGACGGTGAGATACCTGACGTGACTGCTGGGCCAAAGGATTCAATCATGGTTGTGTTCACGACACACAACCTTGTGCACAATGACAATGCACGTAAGCCGTGGATTAACGTGCAGATAAATCCTGACACAATGGAAGTGGAGGAGAAAACAAAATGAAAACTAACAGGGACATTGAGGAACTTAATCGAGAACTGTCCCTCGTTGGCAAGCTGGCTGAGCAAATTGCTCAGCTGGCTCTGGTCTCATACGAGGATGTACAGGTTGAACTTGAGCACAACTTTACGCATAGATACCAGATTGCGTCAAACATTCAAGGCGTGGGCAACACAGAAGAGTTCTTCTGGGTGGTAGTGTACCCTAAGACTGCCATGGCGTCATCAACGTACAGGATGTTAGGCGAACAGATACTTACAAAGTGCCCTGAGCTTAGGAACTGCCGTATTGAGTTCTTTGTGGACGACCATGCAGACTACATCGTTAAGGTAATAGGTGGACACAGGAAAGATGAATATATAAACTGGAAGGAGGCGTAGCCATGCCCGAGACTATTGGCGAGAGGTTGTTAAGAGAGACAGGTCTGGCAGGAGTCGCAGGAGTTACGGTGACATCACGTCCGAACAGCAACCACATCGACGTGATGATGAACGCAAAGGTTTCACCGTCGGTGATGTGCTTCATCATTGAGAAGGCTGTAGAGATAGACAAGGACAAGGAAGACCACTGCGTGAAGCTTTTGGAGTTCGGTATAGTCATCAACAGGATATGCCTGAAGACCAGCGACATGCACAGGACAGAGTCAAAGGAACTTGTGCTTAAGTACAGCCATGCACGGAAACCTAACACGTTACGCCTGACGTTCGACGTAACATACGCGAGGTGATGAGATGATACGCAAACTAGCATGGTTTATTATCAAAGTGGACAGGTTCTTTGTGTTGTACGTGCTTAGATTAAAGCCTAAGCACTGGTTATGGTTAGAACGCAACATACCTACACGCAGCAGGATACTTGATATACTGTTGCGCATACACATAACAGGGAGGTGATGAGATGAGTATCTTTGAGCAGGAACAGCAGGACTCAGTAATAGACCAGCATGCTATTGGCTTTGACTCAGGAGTCATCAAGAGAGAGGGCAAGACTTATATGGGCAAGATATACCTTGGTGCCCTAAAGACCATGGCTGTATCCTCTCTGGTACTTGGGCTTGAGCAGTTCTATGACCACCACAATGCTATTAAGCAACCGTATCAGAACCCCGTGCCCTACATCATTCCTGTTTACACATCGTGGAACGCTAACATGCGTGAACTGTGGAAAGACCCGCAGACAGGGTGGAAGTTAAAGACACGTGTTGACAGGAAGAAGTACACGACCAAGGACATATCTGTGGGTCGTGTACACGCTATCCTTAACATGATGAAGAAGCGGACTGCTAAAGGCTTCAGTATGTTGACAGCCAAAGGCGGGGCGTATGAAGAAGCCCAGAGCACCAGCGATGGCAGCGATTCTCAAAAACCGGCCTTTAGGCCGAGATTCGAATAGTGAAAGGAGGTAACACAGAGATGAAAATTCAAAAGGCATGGGAAAGCGTAGATTACTACTCAAGCAAGGCGTCGTATCTGGTGCATGTGTTCGCAGGGCTTCTGTTCATACTCGGCACGCTGGTAGGCAAGCCCGTGTACGTCCACTATGGGTTGCTGATACTTGCGGTGAGTCTGCTTCAGTATCTATGGCAGACTCTGTTGCTACAGCGGTACGTACGTGAACAGGAAAAGAAAGGCAAGAATGCGTTCAGGTTCCCTGCGTGGTTGCCTTGGATAGGCTGGGCTTTCTTTTATACGAAGCTAGCTTGTGCATTCTTGGCCATTATGGCCTTAGCGAGGTGCTAACATGGCAGACAAAAAGAAAGAAAGAGCTTCCAACGTATGTGTACGTCAATCCTGCGGATATAGATGATGAGATTAAGTACGCTCTCAAGGCGGCGCGGCTCAATGAGGTATGCGGACAGGGAAAGAAGTTTACCAAGTACGAAGGATATGTCAACGTGAATATCCCTAATCGGAGTGCAGTCATCTGCGTTCTTAACTGAGGTGATACAATGAAAGGAAAAGAGTTAAAGAAGTCAACTGTCACACAGTACCAAGAAGATGTTATGTTAATGAAGTTCGGCGAGCTGTTGTACGCAGTAGTAAAGTCTGCTGTCGTGAAGGCTAAAGCTACTTGCAAGTGCGATGGCGGGTGCGGTAAGAGAGTAGCAGGGGACGCTGTGGTATACACACACAAGTACTTCTCTGTGTGCGAAGAGTGCTACGACCCCGAAAAGGATTATGACGTGAGCGCAGCGACAAACAAGGTTACTCTTCAGGACGTAAAGAATCCCAAACTTAAAGTAACTCTATAGGAGGTGATGTAACATGAATGCATCGTCGATACTTATGGCGGTAGAAAGTCTGCGGGGCGGGTACAAAGTAGGTGAGACCTGCGGACAGATGTGGCCTTTGTTCCTGTCCCCTGATACAGAGCTCGATGTACTATATGGTGGGCTCGTACAACAGTACAAGGCAGTAGAACACTTGGAGTGGAACGAGAGAGATAACGTAACACCATTCTTCTACGGCGCACGCCCTGACGAGATGCTCGGCTTTCTTCTGTACTACGCCGAGACAAACTCCCCGACGTACACACAGAAGCTTCTTGACCTTGAAACATCGCGCATGCTTTTGGATAAGGCGTTAAAGAGGGTGCAGGCTCTTGACAAGTTCATGCACACCGACGTGGCTTCAAAGGTCAAGGCAAAGATAAAAGAGATAGCGGGGAATTATGAGCAGTTGAATGTCCTATCCATAGGTGGCGGGCGTACCAACGACAGCAAGCTCAGACTTGCTTCATTCTACATGAACTCAGTACAGTACAAACTTGACCGCTTCGTCAAGGACGTAAAGGAATACACGGCAAAAGAATGGGATATGATTATTCCTTTTGACTTAGGTAGAACAACTGATATATTCATCACACCTACTCTTGCCGAGAAGATATTTTCATCGGACACACTCAAGGAAACGTCCGAGCACAACCAGTTACAAATCGGCACAAGTATAGCTGTTCGGTTTACTAATAACATACATATTAAGCAGAATACAGTTACGTTAAACCTAGCTAATTGGACGGCAGTCTGCGTAGGTAAATACAGAGTAACGGTACAGATGAGCGCAGTAGCACACAAGGAACTTGCCGCATGGCTGCAGGCACAGGCGTTCCCTTCTAAGATTCAGCTGAAAGCAAAGAGGGTGTTTAATCTGGAGTATCAGTGGGGGCGCATAAACTACGAAGAGATAGAGAAAGTAATGCGGGATACGTTGGCGCAAAAGGAGGCGGAGGCACATGAAAAAGTATAAGATTACACCTGCTGAGTTTGTCGCAGGAGGCGCAGGTACAGTCATTGCTGACGGGCGATGCGTGCATCAGAGTCTTCTTGAGTCGCATGGCATCAACGTTCAGCTGGATATGTTTGATCCGAAAGAGGTTTCGCTCACGGACAGGTGGACAGGCGAGGTGATAGGCAACGGCACAGTACTTGCTGGCAAGGTTATAAAGATAGGTAAGATTAAATATAAGGAGGTGAAGTAACATGGACGCATCAAGCATCATGATGGTAATGCAGACGTGGAATGAGGAGTTCAGGTCGGGGCTCTCTCCCGCGGCAGTACTCTCCCTGATAGATGACACAACCGACATGGCTCTCTTGTTGGATGGGGTGCAAAAGCACGTGAAGGATACAGCCATTCAGCTGGAGTTCTACAGGTACGCTGCGGTTAAGTGTCCTGCAGTCCTGCGGCAGTTCACGAAGACACTGCCACGCTCACAGTCAGTAGCACACCAGTTCATCAACCAGATGCTGGAGGGATTCCCCAAGGTACTGGCAGGTACATTCGGAGAGGTAGCCATAAACTATTGGAAGGATAACTGGGAGGAAGATATAAAGAAGGTGTGCGCACAGTTCACTCTTCCGATAGTAAACCTTGCGCACTATGCCAACTGCCTGACAGACGGCAGTTCTGTGCGGGAATTCATAAGAAAGGTTTACCCTAACTACATCTCCCGTGAGAAGTTCTTTCCTGAGGTCAGAGAGAAACCTACACCATACAAGAATGCGAAGACCGAAGAAGCGCCATGTCCTGAAAAGGTTTTCGTAAGCAAGGACAGGTTCTTAGATGAGCTCTATGCGTTTAAGACTGACGTGCTCATCACGGGCAAGGCAACTAACTTGGGACTCGTGGAAAAGTCCACGTGCATACCAGCTGAGTACGTAATAGACCTGCTGAACGCTGAGGGAAAGAGCAGGTCAAAGGCTACCAACACAATGTTACGGCGGGTCAAGCACTACGAGTTAACATACAAGCTGTATCTGGGCAGGACACGTGAGGCGACACTCGCTGGGGATTACAATGCTCCGTTCAATACTGTGCGGGTAGGTAAAGCAATCGACATGGAATGGAAGCGCTTCACCAAGAAGTCCATTATACCCACAGGCACGTTGTATATTAATGAAGAAGTGATACCGCTTCTGCACAAGGACTTCCCGCATGAAGCAATAGTGGAAGATAAGATACAGCCCAAGCATGTGATAGACTGCTATAGCACGCTTGAAGCCCTGTTGTCTCTTCTGCCGAAACAGGAAGTCAGTTCCAGTACCCTCAGTCCCGAGGGTACGAAGTAACTCCACGTATCACAATCTGAAACGAGGTGATGAATCATGGACGCATCAACAATCATTAACATGATGAATGATAACCAACTGACAGACGCCAATGAACTTGCTACGTTCATGACGCCTGACACAGACTGCTACTTAATGTTAAAGGGACTGTTCAAGGAAGATTTAAAGTGGTTGAACGCTGACTACGTACATGTAGTCTCAGCGTACGCCGCAGTCCACCAGCCTGAGAACTTCAAGAGGTTTCTACATGAACTGACAGACTTGAGTATGATAGACCAGCTCACAGAATTAATCGGCGGCGAGAGCGTCGTGGCGAGACACATGGAGAAGATATTTACACCTGCCATCGAAACCTCTTTCGTTCACAAAGCACAGGCGTGCATACGTAAGTATGGCACTATTGGGGTGACAGACCCAAAGGGAATGTTTGGCACCATGGCGGACAGATTCCTAACGCTTGGCTTCTTTGAGTCATGGCGTGACCCGTGGCATACTACAGCTATAACCGTGGAGGAATTCAGGAAGCTCTGGCCTACTGTATTAGATACGAAGCTCTTCCTGACAGACAGGGCGGGCAGGCCAGAGTACGAGAAAGACCCAGAGTATCACGCGTTCAGCTTCAGGTTAGTATTCCCCGCGTCGAGTATGTCATATATGTATGACAAAGTCAAGGCTGATTTAAAAGAAAGGTTAAACCGTCTTGAGATAGAAGTAATCGCTTTCGGAAAGGTAGTTAAGAAAAAACTTTGCTTACAGTACAACGTCGGGGTAGGTTACGCTTCAGGTACACGTGAGACCACTAAGGTGATGATAGACGCTTCAGGCTGGAAAGAACAGCTGGAAGCAGAGGCTGTAGCATTCTTGTTCAAAGACCTGCACACACCTGACATGATGAAGGTGAAGGTGATGTTCGGGGAGGATTCAGGCAACTACGGCGTGAAGAAGGACAAGGGAAAGTTCATGCAGTTCATCTTGGAAGAAGGACAGAAACAGCTGGATAAAGAGGCCGAAGGCAGCGATACTGCAAAAACGCCCATAGACGCTAAGGCGTAAACTCACATGGAGGTGATGGTATGAAAGCGCATTCGTTCAAGGTAGATGACGAGGTAGAGTGTATGGGACAGAAGTCGCAGGTGATAGGCTTGGAAAAGAACTACATCAATGTAGTATTCCTTGATGGCGACGCAGCGGGCGAGATGTACTTTGCACAGCCCGAAGAACTGACACCCTGGTCGGAGGTGATATAACATGGCTAATACATTATCGGCTTCAACAATCGTGAACATGCTCAAGGACAACACAGATGATGAGAGCTTTGAACCACAGGACGTACTTATGCTTATCGGCCCGGACACAGATTTGGAGTTGCTTCTGGCAGGACTGCAGGAAGTTGACAACTGTATCTACACGGAGGTGATGAAGTACGCATTGTTTCACTATCCCGAAGTAGCAATCAAGCACCTGATAGGAGCGGCGGACTTTGAGACTATTAATCACTTCATGGCCTCCCTCGGAGGTGCGCATGAGAAGTCAAAGAAACTACAGCGTAACTCCCCGCGTAACATCATTGATAAGATGATAGAGCCCACATTAAAGGGGCTCATAGACCGCTGCATGGAAGCGTTAAAGGTCACCTTTGCTAAGCATCCTGGCACGGTAATTGCTAACAGAGAAGGGTACTATGGCAGCTTCTTCCCTGGTAAGGTCATGGATTACATCCAGCTGGAGTGCAAGAAGGACATGGTAGCGCCCGTGCAGAAGCTCAATATCACCAAGACGTCTGCGCCGGAAGACCTTAAGGTGCGGTATCAGGCTATGGTGGACAGCGTGAAAGAGATAATTGCGCAGATGAACGAGGGCACAAAGGACTTCCCGGGTGGATACATGCAGGAGCCTTTATCCATGGCGTTCCGCGTAGACATAGATAGGCTGGATTACAAGTCCCTTCCTGCATACAAGGTGTTGCCTGCAAACTTAAAGGCTGTGGCAGACGACGTGACTTCAGTAAATATGCACCTAAGGGTGAATTTCAACAAGCATGGCAAGGTACACTTCAACGCGATGTCTCTGTCTCCTGTAGAGATAATGTACTCACCGAAGGGGAACAAGATACTTAATCAGGTCTGTGACCCCAAGGAGTACAGCGACTACTGCGGTCAGGAGGAATTCTACAGGCTGGGCGTAGGCAGAATGGTAAAAGAGAAGAATTCCTGGACTGGCAGTGTGCACCTTGAGGAGAAAGCCGGCGACCAAGCTGCGAACAAGGCTGCACGTACAGCCGCGAACTCTTTGCTCTATACCTTTAAGAAGGAGTTCATGGAACTCTTTGCCGCCACCCTGGCTGCGTGTGTGCCCAACATGAAGACGGCGTGGTCGGGCAAGACAGTAAAGATGTGGGACTGCACCACGTATGCCGGCAATGGTGAGCACCATCTGGAGAAAGATACTCCGGCGTATGCGTTCAAGCTGGAAGTAATGGAGAAAGTGAAAGAGCTATACGCGGCTGAAGAAGCGGCGAAGAATATCACATTACAGGAGGTGAAGTAACATGGCTAAGAAACTTATTAAGGGAGACATTGACGCGGGAGGCGGGGCTACAGTCGACCTGTACTACGACCCGGACACAGACATGGTTACAGAGGAGAAAACGCTTTCGGATGGTTCCAAGCACGAGGTGACATTTCCGTTGGATGACTTCGAGGAAGAACTCTATGGAGACGCCGGTGAAGAGTTCATAGATGAAGTCTTCAAAACAACCTACGATGAAACGGAGGTGAAGTAATATGAAACTCAAACTCTTATCTGTAGGTAACAACAGCAAGCTCTCGAAGGCCATTGGTGTGTTCAACCTGCCCCAGGGTATCACGTGCCCGGGCAAGACGGCAGTCTGCAGCAAGATATGCTACGCGCTCAAAGCTGAACGCATGTACAAGGCCGCGGCGGCGATGCGCCAGAGGAACCTGGATGCTACACAGACTCCCGGCTTCGTAACAGAGATGCTCGCCGAGCTCAAGTACTGTGTGGAGAAGAAAGGGCTTTCGAAAATACGCTGGCATGAATCGGGCGACGCATACAGCCAGAAATATCTCAAGAAGATATTTGAGGTATGCAGGGAGTCTCCTGAGGTAACGTTCCTTATGTATACCAAGAGTTTCCATTTGTCATGGGTTGACAAACCTGCCAATCTCATGGTATACTGGTCCATAGACAGTTCGACGCATGTACCAGTACCGGCAGGACCCACGGCGACTATAGTGCTCAAGGGAGAGCAGCCGCCCAAAGGCGCGGTTACGTGTGTGCACGCGAACGACTCACACTACTGCGGGTCGGAATGTGTTACTTGCTGGTTGGGAGTAAAGGATGTTTACTTCGATCAGCATTAGGAGGCAACATGGGCTACATGGACAAGGAGCAAAGGAACGCGTGGAACAGGGAGTATTACAGAAAGAACCGGGCTAAGATGCTAGCCAAGAACCAAGCGTACAGGAACAAGCCCGGGCGCAAAGCAGCCTTAGCAGCCCGGCAGCGCAAGTACTACCAGGAGAACGTAAACCATTACCGGGATTACGTGCGTGAAAAGAATCAAGCACGCAGAGTGCGCGTGCTTACACATTACTCTAATGGCACGCCTAAGTGCGCGTGTTGCGGGGAGTCTATTATTGACTTTCTTACCATTGACCACATGCGCATGGATGGAGCTAAGCACAGAAGGGAAATAGCAAAGGGTTCAACTGAACGGGCAGCCGGCCAGAAGACCTATATGTGGTTGGAGAAGAACAAGTACCCGGCCGGCTTTCAGGTTCTATGTTACAACTGTAATTGCGGCAGCTTTAAGCACAAAGGAGTATGCCCACACAAACTGTAAACTGGGTAGCTGTACTACCCACAAGGAGGCAGCCATGCAAGACACAAAGTACTTAGTAATGAAGACGTCCCGGCGTGCTACAGTAATTAACAATTACTTTGTGCGGAGGGCCGCGAAGCAGCTGCCGATATCCACACTCATGTTCCTCCTGGAGAACCACGCTGACCAGGTACACCGGGAGTACCAGTCGCGGTCTACAGTCTTCCAGTTTACAGGCACGGCGTATCCTGTGCGCATATGGTTTAACACGAATGATCATACATGGGACGTTTCTGTTTCTTTTGTACGAAAGACCCACTATTTCGCCGAAGGCGCTGATGGCCTGGGTATGTCTGCCGCGGCAGAGTATGTAATGCGTTGGCAGACCACAGGCGTCCAAAAGAAGCGTGAAGTTGCTAAGGAGGTACAGCCATGAAGTATAAACCTGGAACTACTGCGATAGAGGTATACCTGCATCGTTATGCCAACAATAGGGACGTGGTAAAGAGACACATAGATAAGTCGCAGAACATCTGGAGGAAGGCGGCGCGAAAGGTACACATCGAGTATTTGCAGCAAGTTCCCATTCAGGAAATGGTGGCTACCTGGAATAGCCGCGGGGCGTTTCAGGATACACGTCATTGTGTTGCCGCCATACACATAGAGTCTCCCTCCGTGGGCGTCATGCTGTTGGACAAACTCGTGACCTACACCATGGGACAGTCTAACGGTGGAATTAACCAGGCTGTCTTAGTCGCGGCGCCACAGCATCAAAACGTACTATCCCTGGGCGGGGACCTAATGGCATGGCGTACATGCATGACTACCCAGAAAGAGGGCAAAGAGTTAATGCTTAAGTACAACTCCGTATACTTGGTGATAGAACTCTATTGGCCACGACGCCAGCGAATCTCCAAAAACGGCCATAGTCGCTAAAACTCAAACTCTGGTTAAAGAGGTTATAGGTTCACCACAATCTGCCCTGTAGTTCCGTACAGTAAAACCCACAGTAAGTTCGCGGTGAACGTGTGACTAACTCAAGAAGGAGGCCAACATGACTATTAACTCTCCACAAGGACGCATCATCCCGGCGTTCCATCCCAAGCACCTGCAAAACGTGACCCTGGAGCGAGCTAAGACCACGCGCCATTGTCATGGGTGCGGCCAGGGCATACCTAAGGGCTCACTCTGCGCCGCGGTAAAGAAGGCGCCTAAGGTGGTTGAGTCCCAGGGATTCAGGCGCCAGGTTGAGGTAAGGAAGAACCTTTGTCAGTCCTGCGCCATGACCATGCTCCCCGCGGCAGCCGAGAAGCTCATGGACATGTTCCAGGAGATTGCCTGGGAGCCCCGGCCCGTAATGATTCCCGGGGGCCGCAAGAGATACTCCCGGGTCAGAGAGGTGCTTGTCGCTGTGGGCACTCCCCAGGCCGCGACGTTCCACCGGGGGCCTACGTATAGCTCTCCCTGGATACAGAGCCGGACGGAAGCTCGCCGGAAAGCAAGGGAGCAGTCTGTCTATAACTCTATACCCAGCGAGAAGGACCTGTACCGGGAGGAGAAGTAGGCGCCTAAGCTCACGGGCGCATGCCGGAAGCCCATGTTCCCAGCTGTTCCAAGGAGCGATATTCCCCTGGTCTGCCAAAAATTTGGCGGTTCCCATGAACACGGGTCGCCTGAAGGTTGGGAGAGTCGAGGCTAACCTCTGATTGGAACTGTGCGAAATCGTGGGAATTATGGAACGTGAACGCCTATTTGGGGCTAATTCTCTCTTTACCCCTGTGTTTATACTCCCTATCCGTATACTCTCACGTGCTAACATGGGGCGTATTCTGTCTATGAGTGGGTTAGCTTATTCTTCATAAGTCTGCATATAGTGTTCTATTATGAAACAGTGCCGGAAAACTGGCATAGAGGGGTAATCAATACGTTCCATTATGGTACTATCAGGTAGAGTATGGGGAAGTATTTTTGGTGATAGGTTCAAAATAGAACATAATAGGGCTTGGACACAAGCCGAAGGAGGTGTACTATGCTGATACCTAAGAAGATAAGAAGTGAGTTAAGAGTGGTGGATATTCCCACGGCAAAGCTCATGCCTATTATAGAGCTTCGCCCTGATACGGACTACTCAAAGCAAATAGCCTATGGCAAGCGAAACCAAGCCACGATGAACGCTTACGCTAAAGAGTGGCGAGGGTTAAACAAAGAGGAGGTGCTGGGGTACAGGAAAGAGCGGTATGCGAAAGCAAGGGCAGAGGTTGAGCCTGCCCTTAATGAGGTGATGACTCGTATTGCGCAATTGAAGTCTTACATTAAGGAGTATCAACAGACGGCACGGCAGTTAAGAAAGGCTATCCGCAAATTCAGATAAGGGGGTGTAAATCATGGCGACCTTGAAGCAGAAGAAGGCGAATAAGTACCACCCGTATCTGCTCATGGGGCGGGGTGGGGACTGGTACGTAACGGAGAAGGGTAAGGCAATGGCGTTCTCTACCCTGTGGTTCATTATAGAGAGCATGACGGAGGACTTTTCCAGGATAGAAAGTCCAAAGAATAACTTTACCCTTCACCTTGAACCCTTCAATGACTACGACCTTATGATGAGGGGTACGTGGTTTAATAAGGTGGTATTTCGTCAGCCTTTTACTGTAGGGTCGCGGGAGTCTCCTTATGAGTGCAGAAGGATTTACATACGTGACGGGAAGGGAACGGACAGCGACACGTTTTACTGTGACACCACGAAGTTAAAGGCGTGGGTGTACGGAATATGGGAAGCCAATCAAAAAAGGTGGAGGTGCGGACATGACCAAACAACAGAGAGCAAAGGTTAAGAAAGCCATTGAGGACTACGAGTACTATGCCAATGGTTACCACAGATTGAACGGGTACTCGGTGAAGGCGGATAAGATAGGACTCACAGATAATAAGGAAATGGTAAAGGCGAGAGTCACGTTGTATAACTGCGGTGAACAGGACGGCAAGACTACTACCGAAACGGCGGAGGATTGCGAGTACCCGCTGTCGCTCTTTAAGTTCCTGTCTGTATGGGAAGTCAACTTCTGCGTGGGCGTTCTCCGTAAGAAAGACGAAGGGTACGAACCCGCTTATGACTCCCGTGATACCGACTACGTTATTGGCTTCGACAAGAAGGACGCTTTGGCACGGGCTATGGAGTACGCTGAGGAATGGGTGGACGAGTGGCTCGGTGATGTGGATTGCAACTTCAAGCGTATCATTGACACCAAACTTGGCAAAGAGTTTACCCTGCCGGAGTTTGGTGTGAAACGTAAGATGTTTAAGCACAAGGTCGAGGTAGTTATTGGCGAAGCGGAGGTGGCTTAACATGATTAAAAAAGGACAATGGGTGGATGTGCAAACGCCCTGTGGGGCAATGGGGGCGCACGTGGTTAAGTCGGGACATGGGTGGTTGAAGGTACGCTGGAATGACGGCTCACGTAAGACACAGAACGTGCGGACAAAACAATTAGCGGGGAGGTTCTACCATGAAAAAGTTAAAGCATGACTCAGACAACTGCCTGGTTGAGAACGTGTCGTCCTTCAAGGAAATTACGGACAGGCTGGAGAAACGCTTCAAAGAGGAAGTGAACGTCACCACGGACGGAGAGGTCAAGGGTAAGGGCGGAACTTACTTCGGTTGCTTCTGCGGAGTAAGTGAGGGCGGGCTTATTGAGTTCCCTACGGCGTATGACTACGCGGGGGCAAGTGATAAGATGATAAACGAACAGTTTCATGTGTTCGACAAAACCATATAGGAGGTGTAGGTCATGAGAAAACCAATAAGCACGGCGTTACTTAGGGCAAGGGTACAGACGGCATACGAACAGGACGGTATGGGGAGGGCAGTAGAATTATACGCGGAGTTAACGAAGGGCAAAGGCACGACCGAGTACTGCACGGGCTGTGAAAATACCGTGCCGAGCATTAAGCACGAGTGTCTTATCTGCGGACAGAAAACCACTATCGCACAGGATAAGAAAGGGCTGTTCATTATAGTGGAACGGTCAGGCGGGTACTTCAACGCGGTCATGGCGCGGGATGAGTTCGGGAGCGGAGACGGCACAATGACGTTTGACACGGAGTCAAAGGCTCACGCTTACGCCGTTGAGAACTGCCAGAAAGGTTTCTTTAAGGTGATACAATGGGAGTAAAGATTTTGCTTTACAAAAAACCTTTGGAGGTGTACAATGGATAATCATACGGAAGCTATCGACTACAACGGGGCGGTGATACAGGTGGGCAATAAGGTAAAGGCAATCAGGAACATTCCTTATAACACGTGTGGCAACCCGTGTGGTAAGGGAGACAGGATAAAGAAAGGTGAGGTCTGCACGGTGGACGAGTTAAGGGAGATGGGCGGTGAGCCTACTGTGGGTCTTAAAGAACACAACTTCCTGTACTGCTCGTGGACTTCACAGGACTTTGCAATCGTGCCGGACAACACACAGAAAAAGAGGTGAACGCTATGGCGAACAAGTTCTACAAGATAAGAAGAAAGGCTGACGGGTTATTCTTTGCCCCTACTTATGGAAAGGATAATAAGTTTAACAAGAAGGGGAAGGTTTACCAGAGCCGTCCTTGCTTTAGGAACTACTCGCATATAATTAAGAAGGGCGAGTGCGAGCTTGTATCTTTTGAGATAGTGGAGCTTGGGGCAGAGTCGTTCAACCCTGTAGACCCCACAATGCCGAGGTGACTTATGCACGAAAAGTATGAAGGGCTGTTCATAACGCAGGCACGACGCAAGCGTGGTTCATGGGAACACTCCTATACAGGAAACAAGCTAATGCTTGATAAAGAAAAAGCGAAGTTGCTCGCGCCTTCCTCTTTGATGTTCGCCTGCATTGAAGCCGTAAAGGAACAGGCTTTGGCGTACGGAGGAAAATATACCTGGATGGTGGCGAAGTTACCACCGAAAGGTACAGAGTATTCCTATGCCGCGTGGGTCGGTTACATCAATGCCGAGGGTGTGTGGTACGCGGCGAAACAGATTATAGAAGAAGCGGGACTTACCGTGGAAGGAAGAAAGCCTGCAGATAAAGACTATTCAGACAGTACTCTGCGCCTGTCTCAGGCTGAAGCGTCAGAGGTAATCCAATATATCATAAGGAGGTGACTCCATGTATGAAAAATACGATGGGCTGTTCAAAAGACCAAGAGGTTTAGGCCCCGATATGGTCACGCGTATTATGGAACTTGACCATGGGAGGGCTAAGAACCTCGCGCCTTCTTCTTTGCTGTTTGCTTGTGAGAAAGTGTTGAATGAAGCTTCGTTAATATCCAAGGGCGCTTTTTGCTACATCGTCTTTGGAAAGTCAAAGTCTAAGAAAGACCTTATCAGTGCCGATTGGGAATATTTTGACTGGATGGGTTGGGACGTGGAGGGTCGTTGGTATTGTGACAGTAAGTTTCTTCAATTCGCAGGCTTCTCTGTGGAAAATAGGAAGTGCGTTAGGCAGAGTATTACCACTACCTCTATGTACCTAAGTTCAGCTGAAGCATTAGAGCTAATTCTATTTGCACTAAACAGGAGGTGACCTAATGTATTATTCCTGGAAGATGATGAAGCGCTTTGATAATCCCGCTTCCGTACTCTACCGCAACGAGTTCCTCCAATTGAAAGGTTGGGTCGCCCGTATAAGACAGCGCAAGGTGGTTGCGTGGAGAGCCTTGAGCATGGCGGCGAAGTTGTTTGTGCTAAAAGAGTTCTGCGTAAGAGGAAGTGTGTTCGCCGGTATTGATGAGGAAGCCTATGTAAGAGACGGCGTGAGCTTAGGAGTTGACACGGGCAACGGAGTATTAGCCTTAAACCGCAAAGGACAATGGGTTCTTCTCCCGCGCAGCGCCGACCCAAAGGCGAATAACTTTTCCACAACGCTGTGGCGTGTCGAGGAAGTAAAGAAAGGAAAGTATGTCCTCAGCATTGAACAGCTTGAGGATGTACTAAAACCTTACAGGATGGTGAACGGCCATGAGCAAACCATTGGGGAAGTACCTGAAGTTAAGACAGGAACTTAACCGCGCCGTTGATTCTATGCGGGGTTTGATGTCCAGTGACTTGTGGGATAAACCACGCAGGGAAGGCGCGGTAAGAAAGGCGCTGGTGCTGGAGTTCTTACCGGAGACTGCATCGTCTGTCATAATGTTCTGCATTGAAAAGTTCTGCCTGATTATGTGGCGGGCAATGCGGGTTGACAGAATAAAAGGCGTGGGGCTTCACATTGTGTTTGACCCGGCGGGCGCACAACATCCCTTACAGTATGACGCCCGACGGTTGGGTGAGTCAGAAGGCGTGATTATATGGGCGACAAAAGATGTTTTCCGTCATGGCCCTGACACGCAATTACGTGAGGTGATAAACTACCGTAAGGAGAACGAAGTCGTGCAGTTTAAAATTAATATATCACGATAAGGAGGAATAACATGAAGGCATACTTTAAAATTAGAGGCAGATATATCTATATTCAATCTTTGCTATTCCGCGAGGTCAGCGGGTTCTCCTCCTTATGGTTTATGTTTGAGAAAGCAATGGAGTTCTTTAACTGTACTTCCCCTACAAAACCCGGCTGGGCCGTTACAGTTGTTCTGCCTAACAAGTGGGTGAAGAAAGAGTTTAAAGGCCGGGAGTTCTCCTGGTATCCTAAACTGCCAGCGGAATATTGGACCACAATGAGTCCAGCACAAATAGAATTAGAAAATCGGGGTGCAAAGGAACTGCTGATGGCGGCTTACTTTTCGGTCAAGGCAAGGCGCTAAGCCAGCGATTCTGCAAAATCGGCCTTGAACGTTTCCGTTAAACCTTGAAAATACTTGTTGACTCAAACCAAATTTTGTCGTATAATACTTTACAACGCGAGGTGACTTATGCAGAATGTGGCGTCGCACAAGCTGAACCCAAGAAACTACAAAGCAGAGTACCCTTCTTGGGAGTACGCTAGGGTATGGCATATGAATGAGACGGCGCGGAAGATGTCAACCACGACGCTTATCTTTGCGATACAGAAGTTAGCTGTCGACGAATTACCTGCAGCCATGACTGGCGATGGGTCACACAGTGTTCTTATCTGTCTTGAAAATCCAAAAGGGTATAGACAGAGCACAAATTTATGCAGAATATGTTATTATGGTGACCCAAATCCTGAAGAAGGATATACGTCTTTTAGAGTTCTGTGGGGCAAGCGGGGGCATGACACTTGGAGGGACATGACCCGCGATGACTGGTGGAACATTATAGAAGACTGGAAAAAGAGGAGGTGACTTATGAACGCCGAAGAAGCTTGTAAAATGCTGACTAATCGTCCGTCATTGACAATGACGCCGCAGTTACTTCCATTGGCGTTTCCGGAGTTCACCGGACTCGAGAATGATACTTACATAGATAAACGCGATAACACTCTGATTATTGCGGTGAACCTGGTTGACATAGCAACCAGCACGGCGGTGTTACTGTTGGAAAACTATATGAAGAATCCTCTGGCGGCGTACTGCGCCATAAACATATTTGACCACGAAAAATCTGCAGACAGTACCCTGCCAGCAATAACCTTTCGCGAGATAGACAAGTACTGGGCGAAGGATGCCAAAGCCATTAAAGAGTTTAATACACTTAAAAAAGCTTTGGTTAAAGAAACGTACCGTCTCAAAAAAGACGCCCGTTTAATTCTGGTATTTCGCAGGGAGCTTAAAGCGTGGAACTTTACCATGAATCTTTAAGAGGAGGTGACTTATGACGATAATACACTGGTTTGTGCTGGGGCTTTATGTGGTGGGAGCAGGCGTACTTATATGGAAGGCTCTGCACCGCGACAAAGGAGGTCTCTAATAGATTACTTTGGAATTATGCACGTGTAAGACATGTAAAACTCCCCGGCCTATATTAAAAATAGGCGGCAGAATTAAGATACATTTATCTCTGTATGAGACAAAAGTTATTCAGTACCAAAGTTCACAGGTACTAAAACAACTGAAGGCGGGTGATGAACATGGCGAGAAGCAAAACGGCTCCGGTATTTAAGCGTTATGACTCTGTGGAGCTAAGAACACTGATAAAGCATGACCCGGAAACTTTCGTTAGAAACTACTGCGCTTTGGAACAAGCAGTTGACACACAGGCCAGACTTATCTTAGACTGGCAGAAAAAGTTTGAAAGTACACGCAAGATAGTTGTAAGGTTATTTCAGAAACCAGTTACAAACTAATAGGAGGTTCAATCATGAACATCACGAAACCGATGTTGGCTTATCCCAAAAAGGTGAAAGAAAATGGCTTACCCGTTGAGTAAAGAGAGGCTCATGGAAATATGGAAAGGCACCAGAGAGGAGATGATACGTAGCAGAAATTTCCTTGACGAACTTGAGCTGTTCTACGCCGGCTTTGAAATGGATTTAAGTGAGAAGGACAGGAAAGAGCTAGAAGATATACGGCAGTCATTATTAGTAATATGTGAGATGATAATATCAAATATTAAGGAGGCATCAAAATGAAAAAGATAATTCTATTAATAGCGTTGGTATTAACTACATGCAGTTGCTTTGGGATGAGCCAAACTATCACATTGTATTCTGGCGGCACTGGGTTCGGGGACAACGAAAAATATACAGAAGACGTTGGTAAATATGTAACGACTTCCGGAAAGAGTATATGGATGCCTAAATGGATTACAAAGACGCGCTGGGTAGAAGACCAAGTAACCGTGACAAAAACGTACCCGGATCACCTTGACAAAAGCCAAGCTATTTATTCCCACGAGGGTTTTTATTTCACATATGAAATACTCATACCATCCCTTGAATTAACAGATTATCCTTCCAGATATGAAAACTCAAACACTGTCGTATTAGTGGATAAGGGTATGATTACCGGAGTATGGTTAGAAGGTACGTGGTATACATACGACGTTGTTAAAAAGATCGTGGGGATACTTAAGCGTGAATACAAAAAAGATTTCGATGCAGAAACAAAAAAGGCCGCAGAGGAACAAAGCAGACAGATTAGTATCCAAATCATGAAGAATATATTCAAATTATTGTCCGAAGCCGACCCAGCGTATCCGGTACCTGTGTATATAGATACGGAAGGGAACACTGGCGTAACTATACTATCGCCGGTAGACCTCGAAGGAGATGATTTTGCTTTATACTGGGAGGGAACCACAATAACCGCCGTGAATGATCCTGTAATAGAGTCCCTAGAGCGCGTAGCAGACTTTTGGGCTCTACATGACAAAACTTTCCAACAGGAGTATGCGGATTTTCTTAGTAATACATTTAATACAAAGCAGCCGGAGTTGCCCGTAGGCAGGGTGGCTGATATAATAGCGCCACTTATACAAAAAAGGTTGGCGGAATTACGCGAACCAGGGCTTGACAAGTGAACTTACTTATGGTAATATACTATAAGGAAGGAGGTAACAATGGATATCAAGGTGCAAGTGTTAGGCTGTAAGAGATGCGGGCATCATTGGACGCCCAGACAAACTCAGGTTCGTGTATGTCCCAAATGCAAGAGTCCTTATTGGGACAAGGAGAAAGGTAATGGGAAACAGCAGAAAAGAAAGCTATAAGATTTACGGACTAGTTTGTCCTAAGACACGCCAAGTCAGATATGTAGGACAAACTAATAGGTCGCTTGCAGCACGAAGAAGCCAGCATGTGTCAGTGGTCCGCGGAAAATTAGGAAAACTTAATCACAAAGAAGCCTGGATACGCGGACTGCTGCACGAAAATAAGAAACCTGGTATAGTGCTGCTTGAGGTATGTTCTGGATTAGACCGGGCAAATAGTGCTGAGATTTATTGGATAAATTTGTACAATAAAAAGTCCGGCGGAAAGTTGCTTAACATAGCACCTGGAGGAAACGTATTTGTGCAACTTGGACGTAAGTTGTCAGTTGCTACCAAAAGAAAGATACAACGAACATTAAAACAAAGATACGCAGTAAGTCCTATGAAACCATTCTCAAAAGAATACAAGCAGCATATGTCAAAAGTATTACAAAATTACTATCAGACACATAAAAGAAAACCATTTACAAAAGAGCATTGCGAGAACATACGAAGAGCTCGTTTGGGAAGACACCATAACCTTAGTACAAAAACCAAAATGGGCCACGCGCAGAAACTGCGCTGGCAAAAGGAGAAAGCACATGGAAAAAATTCTTAAGCCAATGCTTGCAGGAAAATGCGAGGATGTTAAGACGTTGAAGTACCCGGTACTCTGCACCACGAAGCTCGACGGGATACGGTGCTTGAAGATTGAAGGCAAGTGCCTGTCACGGACGTTCAAGCCGATCCCGAACCACTTCATCAGGACCTGGATTGAGAAGAACCTGCCGGACGGGCTTGACGGCGAGCTCATCATGGAGGGCAAGACCTTCCAGGAAACCACGGGCGACGTAATGCGCGAGTCAGGAGAGCCGAACTTCACGTATTTCATATTTGATTATGTGAAGGACGCGCTCGACCGGCCTTACTCAGAGCGCATGGCTGACTTGGAAGCCTTGAAGCTGCCTGCGGAACATATCAAACGGGTTCTGCCTGTGGAGATAAAGAACGTGGAAGAACTTCAGGAACTTGAAGAGAAGTATATCAGCGAAGGGTACGAAGGAGTTATGATACGCAAGCCGGAAGGACCCTACAAGCTGGGCCGGTCCACGGCGAAGGAAGGCTTGCTTCTTAAGCTCAAAAGGTTCGAGGACGACGAGGCAACCATTGTGGCCATCAATGAGAAGATGCACAATGAAAACGCGGCGGACAAGGACGCCTTCGGAAGGACCAAACGCTCCACAGCCAAGGCCGGCATGGTGCCCGCGGGAACAATGGGTGAGCTGGTTGTTACGTGCAAGAAGTTCAAGAATCAGTTCGGTATTGGGTCGGGGTTCGACGATGCAACCAGGGCTGAGCTATGGAAGAACAAGAAGAGCTACATCGGTAAGGTGGTTAAGTTCAAGCACCAGCCCAGCGGTGCGGCTGAGGAAGCGCCAAGGTTTCCAGTATTCCTTGGACTACGGGATAAGATTGATATGTAAACCTGGCGGCCGCAAGGCCGCTTTGAACTCATAAGGAGGATTTATAATGGCCGCACCAGCCTGGCTTATTAGAATAATTAAGCATGGTAAGAAACAGCCACAAGTTATACCGAAGAGGAGAAAGTAAATGGGAGACAACACGTTTATGATGAGCATAATCAAAAAGATTTTCCATAATACAAAGAAAAAGAACCCACAGCGTATCCCGAAACGGAGAAAGCATAAATGAAATTATTTTCAGGCCGGTTAAGCGTGCGTACCATATCAGCTCCGTGGAAGAACAGCTACGTGATTGAAGGAAGCGCCAATGGAAAACCTATTGCTCGGTTTAGTAGGGCTGACTTGGGTATGTCCCCGGATATTAATGTCGCAATAACTGACCATGAATTGCGACATGCTTTAGCAATATTAAAGAACCTTGTGAAGCACGGAATAGTTGATACGAGCCTTGTGCATCCACAAGTTATTAGGAAAAGGAGGAGCAAATGAGAATACATGGTTACAATGCGACGAGTTTGGTTGATTACCCCGGTAAGGTTTCGTTCGTTATCTTTTCACAAGTCTGCAACCTTAGGTGTTTCTACTGTCATAATAAAGCGCTACAAAGTGATGAAGGAACCGGGGTACCTTATGCGGAAGTGTTCACAGAGATTGAACGCCGCGGGAAGCTCATAGATGGTATTGTGGTGACGGGAGGTGAGCCAACCATATATGACAGTTTACCAAGCTTCTTGAAGCAGCTTAAACTATTAAACTTGCCTATTAAGCTCGATACCAATGGCACTTCACAAACCATATTGCAGCAAGTTATCGATGAGAAATTGGTTGACTATATTGCAATGGACGTCAAGGCCACAAAGCTTAAGTACGCCAGAGCTGCTGGCGCCATGGTGGGAATAGCCGGTATAAACCGGACGATTGAAATGATAAAAAACAGCGGAATAGATTATGAGTTTCGTACCACGATTGTACCGAGCTTGCATGAAGAAGCGGACATCCGAGAAATAGCAGAATGGATTTCACCGGCTAAGCGCTGGGCCTTGCAGCAGTTCCGGCCGGGAATTTGGCAAGAAAACAGTTACCCAGCAGCCCAGCTGGAACGCTTCGCTGAGATAGCGCGGAACGTTGGAAAGTTTGGGGAAGTAATTGTGAGGCACGCTTAAAAGATTTATCTTGACTTTAACTTACTTTTGTCGTATACTCTATTCAACTGAAGGGACGTGATGACTGTGGGAAACATAAATCCTAAATCAGTGCTTGCTCTTGAACGAGCGCTACAAAGAGAATTTTATCCAGTGATTTCACCGATCTGGTTTGTGCAGTCTTACTACGGCGGGTGTGACACCATTGAGATTAAGTTCTGGTTCTCGAAGGATTCCGCAGCCAGCACAAGGCAGATGGCTTTAACGAAGTTTATTGGGCGTCTTTTGGAACGGGATTGGGAAGCGTTTCATATGAAGAGTATGAAGCTCAACCTAAGAAAGAAACTGCGTAAGACCTCGAAGTGGCAAGAGAACAGCCAGCATGGCATGGGACTGAAAGACGACGCGTTAGGCATCAGGAAGGACGAGATTGTAAAGCACTTACTGCAAGGCTGCAACTGCGGTATAATAAAGATTGAGGCTTGGTTGAGACTATCTGAAGAACATGCTTTAATAGATCTATAGGAGGTGATGGTCATGTTAATAAAACGGAATGGTGGAGAGAATGTTTTCGGGCATGATGTACACGGGATATTTACTTCGGTAAATACTCCTGAAGCTTTCGAACATCTCAAGACCGTACTACGCAAGGCTTACCCCCAGCTGGCAACGCTCAACGCGGATGTGCCTAAGACGTGGGTAGCTCAGGCGGCAAGGAAGCTCAACATTCCTTATGATGTAATGATTGAGGAACTTGAGAGTCAGATGCTGAGGTCCTACCTGATAAACAAGAGGTTCAAGGAACTGTCGGCCTACCTGGCCGACCCCAATGTTTCACTGACTGCGAAGGAAAAATATTCTTTTGGACTGAGGGCGAGGTTCATGGCGAGAATCATAAAGCTTGCTGTATGGGCTTTGGTTAAGTCAGCAATGCTCACCGTGCTTTCCGTGGTTCCGCTGGCGCTTATCCTGTCGCCGGTTCTGTTCCTTCTGCAGTTCAATTACGTCTTCGTGTTGTTACTGGGTGGCGGTCTCTTTCCGTATTCGTTCTGGAAAGTTTATCAGGAAAAGAACGACGCGAAACTGTCAGAAGAGATTTACAATATCCTTTCAGGAGGTGGCCGTCATGCTTAACACTTACATTTTTCTTGCAGTGTTGATGTTCACCTGGGTCGCCTTCTACATTTTTCTGAAAGTCTTTAAGATAGTTGCCACAATGAAGAGTCTGATCATTGTCATGATGATTGACCAGGCGAGCATTGCAGAAAAAGCACGCGAAGAAGCTGAAGTTGAATGGAAGCGTATTGTTAAAGAAAAACGCGGAGGTGAATCTCATGGGAGAATTTAAATTTAATCTTGACACACTTCCGCCTGAAGTGTTGGAAAAAGTAAGGCCTGACGTAGTAAAGTTCCACGCGCCAATACTGGCAAAGTTTGGTATAAACCACGGGTCAAAGATGATTAAAGCGAAACTAAGCGCAGAAGAAAAGTTCCTTTCAGCGTTCTATGCTGTAGCTATAGCGTCTGAAGAGGGCCGCTATTCCAAAGTACCAGAGTTAACCGGCTTATGCGTGTACGGATTCGCTTCAATGGGCCTATACGACTTAGCCATGACTATGATAACCAGGAGCATTGACCCTGACGCTGGTGGAACCAGCGACCTTTGTATTGTACTGCTAGTTAATCTGTCCTGGCTTAACACGCTGGCGCAGAAACGCGGCATAGAGGAACTTAGCCAGTTTGTAGAGGGCGCTAGGACCGCTGTAACATTACAGTTGCGCGACCGCGCGTCGGAGTTGTATGAAATAGGCGCTTTACTTAAAAGACGTGAGCGCTCACTTATAATTTGGAGCGTCGGACTTCTAATAAGTAAGGCAGTTATTGTTGTAATTGCTGCTTTTGCAACAGCACAGCTACTTATAGACGCAGGCATACACTTCTAAAAGGAGGCGACTACCATGGCCAATACACCGTTGAGTAAAGCTGACGCCAGATTTAGAGCGTGGAGTATCGTAAAAGCTGACTATGAACTTAATGGCCGGCCCAATGCTACGTTTGCTAATCCGGAGTTTAAAGCGTCTGTAGACTTAGAAGCTGCCCGCCTGGTAAAAAGCTCTGCTGCGGCCACGCCGGCCAAACTTCCTAAAGGTTATCAGGACTACGAAGCGGCTAAAGCAGAAGCTCGGACTTCAGGAATACTCAGCTTTAACCAGGTAAAGTGGGAAGCTGACCAGTTAATATCCGGGACCAAGGAGTCTCCCATAACCTTTCAGAGGGCTGTACGTAATGCACTGGAAGGCGTACCCGAGGTGTCCTTTGAAGATCTTCTGACGCAGGTAGCTATTGAGTACAACAGAGTTGACACAGATATATCATGGAGTGTCAGAATGACCCTCGAGTATCTCGAGTACAAAAATGAGATAAAGAACAAAAAAGACCCCGGCGCAGAAGCGGTCATGGTAAATGGTTCATACTACAAGGGATGGAAAATAATCAATCTTGGCTACAAAGCTCCTACTGAAAGGGAAAAGCTGAACCTGTCTCCTACAGCGTCGGAAGTCGGCGCAGAGTTCTTCACCAAGAAGACTTCCAAGTCCGGTCTGTTTGATATGCCTACTGAGATGGCTGTGGCTGACATGTTGAAGTACGCTTCTCTCGACCAGAGGAGCAGGATGTTTATTAGGGCGGTAGAAAGCGCAAAGAAGAGAATAGCTATTTAACATTTGACAGTGGCGTGTGAATAACACCCGAAGTTATGCGGAGAAATAAGAGGCTTCGTTAGTAATGTTGCGGCAGGGGAGTTCATAACACTTTAGCTCCTGACCACTGCCAATTAATAATTGGTGCCCGAGCTGGATATAGTCCGAATCTATGCGGCCGCTTGACCACGGTCGTTACATCACCTCGGGTTGGGCTGCTCATAGAGCTGAAGGCCCACGCGGGCACCATTGAACTTATAAGGAGTAAAGCTGCACGGATACAGAAGACCCGGGCTATGCCAGTGAATCTCAAAAAACGGCCATAGTCGCTTAGTGCGAAACTCACTTTAGGAGGTATGGTATGACAAAAAGGTATAAGGTTAGTTTTGAAGTGGAAACAGCTGGTGATAGGGTAAAAATACAAGAGGTACGCTCCGTCCTATTTGCAGACGCACCTGATAACTGGTCTAGCGATGAGGCCAAAGATATAGGACTTAGCTTTAAGGAAGATACCGTAAAAATTGAAGAGGTAAAAGGAGGCAAATTATGAATTGGTCAATAACGGATGATTTAACACACAGGATTTTGCGGGCTATGCGCTACGCGCAGAAACACCCGGCCGTAGTAAAAGGTTTACAGGGACTAGACTTTGATGTAGTGTGTATGACTAATATTAAGAATGAGGAGCAAGCCGCCGCAGCAGAGCCAGATTTTCAATATGGGTTCAAAATCGACTGGAAGAACGAAACTGCCCCATCGACGGTCCTGTTTGCTATTGAAAACTTTCATAATTTCATGCTTACACTCTGGGGTAAGCATGACTGGCTCACAGAAGAAGAGGGCGAGCCCAAAGAAATAGAGTGGTGTGTTTGGTACAATGGTAAGTACCACGGGGCATTCCGCGGATATAAACCCATCACAGACATACTTAAGCAGGAGCTGGCCAAAACGAACCTCAAGAAGTATTACGAGTATGAGGTAGAGACTTCACCGTTTGTACTGTTCCTAGTCCCAAAAGCAGCGACTGATTCTCTCTGAAGGAGGTGCCTTATGAGCAACCCGGATAAAGAGACAGCAAGTAAGTTGCAAAATCTGGCAAAACGCCATGAGCGCTATCCTGGAGACTTTAAGGTCAAGCGTGACGCAAACGAAATTCTGTGTGAACTCCTGGTGCGCCTTGGCTATACTGAGACAGTAACAGAATACAGAAAAATAGAAAGGAGATGAGAAATGCCACCACGCGTGAAGAGCTCCCCAAAAAAGAAAGCATTGCGTTGTAAGCACTGTGGAGTAAAGAACATAAAAGTTAAGACTATGGACGACCTGTATTATTCTGACTTATATAATAAGAGTGTGCGGGTTAAGTTATGTCCAAAGTGTGCAAAAGAGAGCGCTGACGCTCTCTAATCCAGATCCTAAAGGAGGATTGAACATGGAAGCAACGAAGAAAAGGACAGGAAAGAGACCGGGATTAGTTTTAGAGTTAAGAGATGCAGGTAAATTGTGCCCGGAATGCGCGGCGAAGGCCGGAAGCGCTGATTTCACAAATGCGCGCCTATGTACTGGCTGTAAAAAAACTTATGACTTATACGTCCAGCAGCGCTATACTTCTAAGCAGCTGCAGGAAAAAGCCAAGAAACAGGAACGGCTGAGAATGACCGCAGCACATGCACGGGCAGTACTTGCACAGAAACGCGCTGCAGGAGAAATAGTGCATTACAAAATTAAGAAAGCACATGTTACAAAGACTAAACCTGCTAACAAGGTGCCTCAATACAGCAATGTACTTGCCAGCCTCGTAGAAGTCAGGGCCACCCATATGAAAGAACTCATGAAACATCGGGCGGCCATAGATGAGGTAGACGTGGCTATTAAGGCTATAAAGAAAATGAAATAGTGAAGGGACTCAAGGGGCCGGTGGCAAGCAATCACCTCACCGGGCAGCACCGGCTCCGCGAGTTCAAAGGAGGACTTATGGATATAAAACTAGAAGACTACCAATTCGTACAGGATCCGCGGGATGTACTAATGGCAGATCCCACATTGCCATATTATAAACCCAGACGCGGAAAGTTTCAACGATGAAAATACAAGGGTGTTCTTTACTTATTACCAGAACATCATGGGGGTCACATGTCCGGATTAATGCAACTACCAGCACTTAGTTTGTGCAATCAGCATGCAGAAATATTTTTAATGGAAGGTATGGGTGAGGTGCGCATGGAAATATCGGACCTAGATGCTTATGGCTCGCCATCAAGCATTGCCGTGTATGGCATGTTCGCACAGGACATGCCATTATGCACACGAGTATTTCTAGCAGAGCATTTGGTAGAAGTAACAGACCATATAGGGAATGGCCCTAATAGCACTCTCGAGCAAAACCACATTAGTATACAAAAAACAAATAAAGGAAGTGCTGGACCGGGACGGAGAGAGCGCTGGCAAAGATTCTATTTTGGGATATATGACAAAGATACGCATAAGTATAAAACACCCTTTATCTGAAGAGTACAAAAAATTTGAAGCGAGGTGGGCTATATGACACCAAATTTCTGGAAGAGACTTGGCAGGTCGGCGCTTATGGCACTAGGAAATATGCTGTTTAGCATACTAACTATAGTAATTGGATTTGCGCTGGCACTTGCGTGGGGATGGCTTCTCTACCACTATACTGTCGCTACCTTGATTGGTATGGCTATAGTGCTCTGGGCGTACGCGACTTGGCGGCATTTTAATGAACCTAAAATAGGAGGCAACTAACATGAATGTAATATTTAATGGGACAGTACAGAAGAAACCTATTAAGGCCTGGATCAACCCGGACTCTATTGAACCGTCATGCTTACTGCAGGCCGAGGCCGTATCTAACCTTCCATATCTGTTCAAGCACGTGGCGCTTATGCCGGACTGTCACATGGGACATGGTATGCCTGTGGGTGGAGTCGCGGCACTCAAGGGTGCCATAAGTCCAAATATGGTTGGCGTAGATATTGGATGCGGAATGGTTTATGTACACACGGATATTCCAGTCAAGGAACTTAAGGCGGAGACGCCTAATGGCACTATGACGCAGAAGCTTGTAGGCCAGCTCATGCGTAACATACCTACTGGTTTTCAGCACCGCGCTATGCCTATCGCGTTTGATCCTGACGTACTCGCAGAGTATAAGAGCCTTGAGACGTTTCTTTTGGCAAACAGCATCATGGATTCAGCTCTGTGGGACAGGGTGTTTCCTGAGGCGCACAAGCAGCTGGGTACTCTGGGTGGTGGCAACCATTTCATTGAACTCCAGGAAGATGAACAGGGCCTGCTTGCCATAATGATACACTCAGGCTCCAGGAATGTGGGTAAGGTAATATGCGATTTTTATAATAAGGAAGCCGAACGTCTCAATACACGGTGGCATTCTGAAGTTCCAAAAGGATCACAGCTGGCGTTCCTTCCTACCGATGCCATTGAAGGTGCAGCGTACATACGCTGGATGATGTTTGCGCAGAAGTTTGCCATGCAGAACAGGGCAGAAATGATGAAGATGGCCAAACTCCTTGTCGGAGGGGAATTTCCGGGTGTTAAGTTTGATACGGAGATTAACGCCCATCACAACTATGCTGCGTTAGAGAATCACTTTGGGGAGAACGTGTGGGTTCACCGTAAAGGGGCCATACGTGTGCGCGAAGGTGAGCTCGGGATCATACCCGGCGCTATGGGTTCCTTCTCCTATATAGTACGCGGCAAAGGAAATCCGGAAAGCTTTATGTCATGCTCCCACGGGGCTGGCCGGGCTATGTCCAGGACCAAGGCGAAACAGTCCTTCACCGTGCAGTCTGTGATTGAGGAACTTAAGACGCTCAATGTAACCATTGGTAAAAGTAAGATGGAAGACGTGGCTGAGGAATGTAAAGGTGCATATAAAGACATCGACGTAGTCATGAAGGATCAGGAAGAGCTTGTTGAACCTGTGACTAAACTCAAGACCGTGGCGGTCATAAAGGGGTGACCTATGAAATTCTTAGTTACGTGGGAATATCTTGATTCTGAGGATGACTGGTGTTCTCATGCCGAAACCTTTAATTCTTTTGAGGAGGCTTTATTGGATACAAAATTGGTCGACACCTTGTATATTTTACATGAAATATCCACCAAAGGAGATGACAGCTGCTACAAAAATCTACTTATCACTCCTACTAATTTTTCCCTGGACGTCACCGAGCTCGTCAAGTGCCCGCAGTATGCACAATACTGCATAGAACGCAAGATTAAGTACGACAAGGAAGCAGAACGGACCAAGCTCTTGAAATTGCAGGAAGAGGCGGAAAAAGAGGATCGGGAACGTACGCAACTTAAAGAACTTAAAGCCAAGTACCAGGTTGATATCTGATGCGGTTCATTTTAGTACATGATTTTTGGGATGAAGATGATTACCGTTGGTGTGAAAACCGCTGCGATGAATATAACACCCATGAAGAGGCTATGCATGCGATGTTGCGTATGCTGTGGGATATACACAAGTGTAAGTTATCCCAAGAGCAACCTACGTATAAAAACGTGAGGCTCATTCCCACTAACTTTGAAACTCGTGGAGAAGATATGATGAATGAACCTGCAGTCCTTAAGTACTTTGAGGAGCAGCGCAAGCATGAGGAGTTTGTAATATGGTTAAAGGAGCGGGAGAAGCTATGGGATGAAGCTGCAGATGAAGACCGACAACGCGCCTTATACCGCAAGCTTAAAGCCAAATTTGGCGACGGAGAGAAAGATGAGCTCTAAAACAATACATGACACTACTACACTAAATGACGCTGACGGGAACATACTTATGGCCTCAAATGGCCCATGTATGGAGCAATACTTCCGTATGTTTATGGAACTCTACGCGTCAACACGAGGTACACCTTTGCGAATTACCTTGGTACAGACTGGAAATTACCTTATGTACAAATACCACACAGATCATACTATTGGCATACACTTTGAGTGGGACGTGGGCGTCGGTATGTCCACGATTAAATTTGTACTGGAACAATACGTGGCGCTACTACAGAAGTACGACTTGATACCTGAACATAATGAAGCAGATATACATTGTGTAGTCTTTCCGTCTTTGCGGTGCTTAGACAAACTGCGCTGGGACGCCGACGTATCGATTGCACAGATGCGTTCCCGCGTGTATGATAGTACTAAAGTATTCTTTAGTACCGACTTTTATGAGTTTACCAAATTTTTTCAAAAACTTGGCGCGAACGAATTTTTCTTATTTACGCGCATAAAGGAGGACTAGCAGGCACACTATGAGAGTCCTGGGACTTTCATTACGGCAAATCTTAACTGGAGTACTATATGCAGGATAAACCCTTAAAGGTACATAAGCGAATTACTGTGCAAAACGAAGTATTTGAGTTTGACATAAATCAGAACAAAATGAATATTATAAACCAATCTGAATATGAAAGGCTGCATAAGTTCTACCGCAAAAAAATAGAAACCTTAGCCACTCGAACATTTGGACCTTACAAGGTATATATACCGGAATTCTCTGTTGAAGACATTGTACAAGAGTTAAGTGTAAAACTAGCGCATAGCGTGGTTAAATACGACCCAGAAAAAACCTCGTTTAACACGTTCTTTTGGCGTAACTGCTTAAACCACCTTTCGGATCTGGAAAGAGTCTACCAGCACTCACGGCAGATAAAGAAGTATGAAGGCACAGATAAGGCCTGGTTAGCTGAGAGTGCAAAGAGCATAGCGTCACCACAGCCCCTTGAACCAGAGCATTCTATCATGGATGGGGCCAAGGAGTGGAACAGCGATGACGTACATTTTGATGGTGCCAAACATGTAGGGCTGGCCTGTATTGACCCGCATATGGCATTTTTGCTGGCCTTATCGGATTATGTTCTTGCCAATTTACTAAAGGATTGCTGATGGTTTACCAAGTTGTGCTAAAAGCCACTGTTTTAACCTGCTAAGCTGCTGCAAGTCCTTACTTAGAGCAGCGTCAGCAGTCTGGTCTTCAGTACCAGGTGCACGCGCTATAGATGCACCAACATGCTCCATTATAGCTGTACGCTCCTGTTCCACTTTAGAAGACATAGCTCTGTACGTGCTAACAGCCTGGTTACGCTCGGCCACGTCAGTATACTTTGCTGATATGTCCTGAAAAGCTTGTTGTAGGATTGTAGTTATAGCCTTATCCTCGGCAATAACTTTGTCATATATAGTTTTCAGATCCAATTGTTTACCTTTCATGGCTTCTTCTTTAGCTGCCATATCCTTAGCGCCACGATCTTCACGTGCCTTCATCATTTCTTGCAGTTTAGCTTGGTCCTCAGGAGAAAGAGGTTTTGGCCCGGTTTTATCTAGCTTTTCTTTTGGCGGTGCAATAGTACCCTCAGATATAGTAATAGCATTGCCTCTTTTAACAGCTTCAGGAAGCTGTTCAGCCAGCAACCCCAAGGTTTCATCATTATCTGCCACGTCAAACTGCACTTCTTTGGCGCGGGCTTCAAATAAAGGACGCAGCTTCTCGAAGTTCTTACCCAAAGTCTGTATGTTAAAGCGCTTCTTATTAGGTTTACCTTCATTTATCTTTTGCTCTATTACGCGTGATTTATCCTCTACAGGAGTAGTTCTTTCGAGTTCTCCTGCCATCTCGGGGTCGCCACTTTCATAGTCTGGGAAAAGGCTGTAAAATATTTCCTTTGCGGTTTGGTCCAAATCCATAGTACTAACATCTGCGGAAGGACGTATGTTATAATCTTGTTTTATCTGTTCAAGCTGCTGCGCAATAGGGGCCACTGCTTGGTCTTTGTACGTACCGGCGTTAAGGTCGTCCAAATAATTCTCTAGTTTACCTATTAAAAGCATAGTTCTATTGATATCTTTAGGTCCACCAAGCTGCTCCGTGAATTTTTCAGCCAAGGGTATGACATACTGGTCCATAATCTTTTTAATCAGAGGGGACTCTGTCTTTCCTCCGCGTTCCTTTAGAAAGTTATCCAGCTGAGAGAGGTATGTTTTTAACTGATCATGTACATAGGACATGCTCTTTATGTCACCGCTGAGTGCCGCCTGCGTCAGATTACTCATAGTCTGGTTGGCGTCCTGTGCTCCCAAAGCGGGAACACCTGCAGCAGATAGCTCCTTCTGCACGCCTGACAGGGTATTAAGCACGGCCAGCTGTAATTCCGGTGGCAGGGAAGCTTCTCCACGTGTCAAACCTGTGCGGTCCTTAAGCGCATGTATAGTACTTGCTAAATCAGCCGATATTTTGTCTTGCAAGGGGGTTCTGTTAACTGTACGAGGTCCTGCGTAGTCTACTGTATAGGAGTTTGTTTTTGAAAAGTTGCTTACGTATTTTTGAACAACTTCGCGCAGCTCCTCAGGAGTTTTGTCATAAATTTCCTCTGTAGATATGCCTAGGTCCTGTTGTAAGTCCGGCTGTGCTATCTGTTTTTGCAGCCGTTGAATTTGCTTACCTATAGCTTCTTTGTCAGCGCCGTCCTGCATGCTGGAGTTTTCCAAAGCTTCCAGCTTGGAGCGCAGAGCGTCTTTATCCAGATGACGTAATCCACCTTGAGCCGCTACCTGCTGGGCAAGCTCCCTGACCTTATTAGGATCTTCTAATGACTCTTCTACATTCTTACTGGACAGAAGTTTTTGTACTATAGGGTCTTTAACTTGGGACGCATCAGCGTCGGGTGTTGGCTCACCTACAGCTATGACAACTATATAGGCAGGCCTGCCTGACACATAAGTAAAACTCGAATGTACCACACGAACTCCCTTTTTTATCTCCGGGTACTGGCCAAGAGCTTCACCTGTCAGTACTTTGTTCATATCTTGGAGCTGGACCTGCGGCAAGTTCCTTAAATATGCCCCTTCTATTTCTATTTCATATACCGTTACGCCAAAAGGCGGAATGTTGCGCTCCGTAATATAAGCTTCAACGGGTTCCTTAACAGGTATCCCATGGTAACGACGCATAATTTCGCTTACAAGACCTTGTGCTTCCGCTTCCTTTGCCGTCTTTAGTATACTTCTAAGTGAGTAGGCCACGGCAGTAGCGGGAGGCGGGGGTGGAACTTTAGTTACAGGCGCTGTGGGTTCTTGCGCCCGCGCCGGGGCTGATCCTGCAGGAGCTCCTCCAACACCGTCTAAAGCTTTTGAAACCTGATCAACAATCTTACCCATATAGCCATTAGCCAGGCTCTGTATGTCCAGGGTCTCAAGATGCTTAAGTGCATATGCATCAAATGAGGTTATGATATTTTTAAGAATCCCACCCAGAGCTACCTGAAAAGCGCTGTCAGGATTTGGTCTCGCTGCAAGTACCATTAAAAAATCCTTAAGGTCTGTGCTAAGTGACCCAACAAATAGTTTCGTGGCTGTAATAACCGGACCCGGATTAATTGTCAGGGTCCAACGCTCTGATTTTAAATCCGGTTTAATTACAGGAAATAGACCACGCGCAGTCATATGGTCTATAGCGAGCTGGATAGACGTGTCACGCCCTGACGCGCCAGGCCGTGTTACATCAAATGTTTGGACGTCCGGGTGCGCGCCTATAGCGACGTTAATAAGAAATGTGAGTAAGGGCTCTGCAGCCGTCCCAAAGGAAGCTTGATGCCCTTCTTTCTGTGCTTTTGACAGCGTAACCATATCACCGAGTAATCCTCGGAAGTTGGCTTCGTCCATCTGGTTATCATGTGCCTGTTCGGACTCCGGGCTTGCTTTTGCTACAGCACCAACAAATAAGTTAAGCACCGCCTGTGGTGACCCGTCGGACTGACTGGCCCATGACTTAAGGAACGTCTGTTTTCCTATAGGTGTGAATAGTACATTTGCGCCATCTTTTATATAGTAAATGTTATCTTCATCCACGCCAGCTTTCTTCTGGAGCTCATCCTTTAGCGTACCAAGCTTAGTTTTAAACTCTTCCTTGAGCGTATTCATATCTTTGCCCTGACTATCAACTAAGCTAATAGCCGTATCAATAAGCTTCGTTTCATAAGTGCCCATAAATATGACTGGACCGGCCGCGCGAGACAAAGTTTCATTATCCTTTGGCAGCCCTGGATTGCTTTTTAAAAAACTTCTTAACGCTTCCGGAAGCACTGTAGACTTATCTGATTCAATGGAAAACTTAAATGACTCTATGATACCTTTAATTTCTAAGTCGTTAAGCCCTTCAAACATTTTGCTCTTTTCAGTATCACGTAAGTAATCACTGGCAGCTTCGACAATGCGCTCAAAAGTTGCTTTTATAAGGGGCTCAAATATGCGTCCTACTTCTGCTTCTGGTGCGGCTTTTGGGGCCTTGTCCCGGCGTTGTGCCATTTCAATAACAAAGTTCTTATATGTTGGGTATATCTTGTGTATGGCATCTATAATAACCTGGTTTGATGGGTCTAAAAATTTGGATAAACTTGTTTGAGCCCTTGATGGGTCCAAGGTCTCAAAGTTTTTTTGTAATTCACTTACTATGGCCATACCTTCAGTATTTAGGTATGTATTTATCCACTCAGCGTTTACCAGATGTTCTGACTGGACTTCCGGGGGCATGGAAGTATTAACATCAAGGCGTTCCAGCAAATTAGGATCTGCCATTAGGCGCTGCAGTTGCTGTGTAATGCCAGCTCTTATTTCTTCCGGAGTAAGCGCCGGCGCGTCAACTGACTTCTTTTTAAACAAATTGAATGGATTAAGGTTCATTCCATCCTCCTTTTAGTATACGTCAACTGGGTATAAAAATTGACTGTTTGAATCCACGTGGTAGCTAAGAACTGGGGCAGCCCCTAATAGTGTAACAAAGTTTAACACTATAGCCACGCTTTTATAATTATTGACTAAAACCAAGTCGTTCTCATGCAGGTATACAGACGAAGCCGGCATATTAGGTACGATCATAAGGAGTGTTGGCACCTCTCCGAACGCTGACGTGTAGATTTCTACGTCAGGACCGTCGTTCTTTGTGGACACAACTAATTCATCGTTTATAGCAATTACAGAAGCATTTATAATGTCAAATGTTGTGCTAACCACCGAGGGTATAGTTGCGTCTACAAATACTACGTCGCCAGACCCATTAATTGTTTTGTTATGAAAGAATACGTACTTACTAGTACTAAGTGGAGAAAATGAATTTGGCTGACCTGCTAAGGGTCCTAAATTTACTTCGTAAACTAATGTATTAGTTATTACGTGTAAAACCCGAATATACCAGTCATTAGTCTGTATATTACGCACAATAAAGTAAGCATGTCCATTGTTGTCTGCCTTCATATCCCAGAGAAAATCAAAACCTGTCGTAAATACCGGAGATGTTGCTACCGCCGGGTTAGAGAGGGCGGTTGCGCCATAGGCGTTGTAATAGGTGGTGCTGCCCCCGGTTTTTACGTCGTAAACGCTAAAGTAAGGGTCAAACGATCCTATGGACGGAAATATAAGTGTATTAAGGTCTACCCTGGTAAAGGCTGTACCTGCCTGGTCTACAGAAAACACATTGGTAACCGCTTCAGTGGTAATTTTTGTAGCTGTGTCGTAACGAACAATATGCTGTTTTCGCGAGGGCGGTGGCGGCTGGAGAATCAGTAAAAAATCATTCTCATCTACGCGCATGGCGTCCCTAAGCTGTGCTGTCTCATATCCGGCGACCATAAGATTATAGCTGCGGATTTGTCCATACGCAGGTTCATAAATTATGAGCTGGCGTGGCTGCGTTACCGGGTCGGGCCCCTGGTCCTTTCTGTATAGAATAGATGCCGCATCCATAAAACGCAGCAAAAAGACTATATTGGCCGGTAGTATCTTATTTAAAAGCGCCTGTAGCATATACCTAAATGAGACTTTAGGAATTACTAATGCGGAAGACTCATAAATAACTGTGGAGTCTGTTGTCACAAAAAACTCATTTACTTTTGGCAAAGATGAGTCTTCTGTATATATGTAGGCTTCCTCTTCGGGAAACGTTCCTGAGTTATGATTGTAAAATAAAGACTGTGGGTCGTCGTGGTCGATACTGTCGTCCTTGAATAAAAGATCATAGGACTCTCCGTCTGTCGGAGGGGTACCTGTGATCCACGTGACAACCGCTTGTACCTTTCCGCCGTCTTCTTGCAATACCAGACTGTAGTCGGTTCCTTCATTGAAGCGTGTGTTTACACCACCGGAAGTATACCATATGTGTGAGTTGCTTAGTAGATTATAGTTTGGGACTGCCAGCCAGTCAAAGTCTGTTGTTATAAGATCGTCCCCTTTCGTGAGTGTAGCGATTACGTACCCCGGTGTTCCATAAAATATATGCCGGGTAGTTACCTGTGAAAATGTAGCTGTTGCATCAAAAAACTTTAGGATGTTTTGTATGTTCGTAACTGTGGGGCCTTCCCTGGTTGCCTCATTAAGTAAGAATAACAAACTACGAAACTGTGTCCATGTCATGTCAAAAGGTTTTTGCTCGTAGTACGCCTGCCAGCGTTTTAATCCTGCCGAATCTGACGTAAAAATAAAACTATTATTTAGTACATTTTCAACGATGCCATCTACGTATACTTTTGCCAGGTTTTCAAGCGCCTTATAGTAAGTATCATATAGAGTACCTGTCTTACGCTCTACCAAATTATCTGCTATTGTTCTGTTATTTGTGAGTTTAATAGCTTCCATTTTTACCTTCCTAAGGGTTCATACTGGCCATGTACTACGACGTCGGCTATGTCAGCCACAATCGGGTACTCTTTCGGAGAAAGCACAATATCTGTGGAGCCCATGCGTGTGTCATAGTTACGTGTAAAAACTGAAAAAGGACGTTCCACGTCAACAATTCCTGGAATTTTCAGTAACTCTGATATATAAAATGTTTGATTCAACTCTTGACCTAGTCCCGTGTTGCCTAGAAGTTCGACTATTTTGCTATACGCCGCAGCTTCCAGGTCTGGTATGGACTGGTAGGACGTATCAACTTGTATTTTAATGTCTGCTACAATCTGAACTGCCGTTGCAGGATAGCACATAATATCCTGGCCCACGAACAGATTAGCCGGATTGGCTACATAACTCTGTACTTCTGAAATTGCTGAGTTATACAGTGAGTCAATCGTCATTACATCATTAACTTTAGGCAGGATTTGTACTTCATAGCGCAGTGTAGGAAAGTCTGCCGCGTATACGTCTGCTATGCGTGTTAATCCTTGTACTCCTGTTGAGGGCGCCGTGTAAGACCAGTTAAGTGTATCATCTATAGACACGTCACCAAGTATCCTAAACACTTTTACACGTCCGGTCGCGCTTAAAACGCTGCCGGCCACGAAGTCAGGGAACGTTCCTATGGTACTTCTGGTAGTATCTACAGTCCCGTCGGCCTTGTAGAACGTTTGCAAGTAAAGTGTAGCAGTCTTTATACCTGTGGGTGCATAGTCGACCAGCAGCTCTGTAACTACAAAATGTGGACTACCTACAGTTAAAAATGAAATAAAACTTTCTCCATTGTCACCATATGACAGCTGGTGAGTAAACGACGGATATGTATATGCTGTAGGCGTGTCTGTTGTTCCTTGTAGTACATTAAGCTGCGTCGTATATGCATTAGCTAGCGCAAAGAAATAGGGGTTTTCCGTAATTGTCACCGTGCTGGTATTAGATATGAGTTTTCCACCCTGTATAAATAAATCCACTGTGTTCATCCCACTGCGCACTTTATTTATATCATTGTACAGATAGGCTATGGCCACGTCTTTAATAAAATCAAAAGATAGTACGGTAGATACTATAGAAGGCGCTGTACCTTTAAAGTTTCCCGTATAGGCATTTTTAAGTCGTACTACTAACTCGGCGTCAGTTTCAGGATCTGTGCCGCCAACAAAAGCGAGGGAGTTAACCGGTTGTAGGCCTACAACTGGGGACCCTGAGTATTCTATAATAGAATTAGCTGGAACATTTCCAATTCCACCTGTACTGAGACAGTCTGCAACAACATTAACGTAGTAACGATTATTTAAAGTATCATATAATAAAGGATTTGTTGTTGTTTGGAGAGCAAGCGTCGGCATGGTGACAGTTTTTAGTGTTTTAAACACTATCTGGGTATTGGGTATCTTAACTTCTGTACCTGCAGGGACAACTAAACTACTTGAAGGTTCTGTCACGCTATAAAACGTGATAATGCCCCGCGACTTTGTGCCTAATTTGCGTGAAATATTATAATTTGATGCATAAAGTTCTATAATATTCTTAAGTGTGTTGTCAAACTCAATAGGGTCTACATTGAAAGCTCTGGCAAAAGTTAGGCGCGTGGAAACATTTCCTACCAGTTCAGCTAAAGAATTAAGGTCCAAAACCTGGCCAATTAAGCTTGCTATTACGGACGTATTGGCTAGATAGTCCATAGGTCCTTCAACCAGCAGGTCGCGCATCACCAAACCGGGACTTAAATCCGCTGTCGGGTAGCGACTGCTTATGTAGTCTATGATCTCGCGTACCAATTCACCACGAGTTTTTATTGTGATTAAATCTGCCATTACGTGCCTCCTAGCCTATCTTCATAGTTTTTGAACTTACCTGTTCCAAGGCTTTATTCATTATAGTAATAGTTAGACCGAAAATGCGTGGGTCGGTCTGGGGTGTGAGTTTAACGCCTATGACGTCTTCCAATAGTTCACGTGCAGTAAAGAACGCAGGATTCTGACTTGTAATCTGTTGCTGCATACGCTTTATTTCACTTAGCTGCAATACAATCTGCTCACGCAGCACAAAACCATTCAATGTATTTTCACCAATTATTTCAGGTATGATCGTACCATATGATGGATAGAATATATTTTTACCCTTGAGTGTCATAATAGCCTTCATGACCTGCTGGCTTAGCTTATTTGTATCGAATACATTGCTCAAACGGCCTAATGGTGTTAATATAAGATCATTCTTAACAGAAGTACCCTGACAAAAAGGACACTGCTCGAGTACTATATTAAAATCTAAACTTAAATTGTAGCGACTGTCATACCTGTTTACAACTAGTGAATTGGCCGGAACAGCCGTGGTTCCAATAACAGTTGCTTCATGCGTAACATACCAAATTGCATTTATGCTGCTTGATGGCACAACACCGGACCCACCATAATCAAGCTCACCTTCACCGTAGTATAGCTCATCCCCGAAGTACAAGGATGATGAATTTTCGGTCTTTGAGTACGCAGGAACTTCTGTACGTTTATATTCCCCAGGTAAGTTGGCATAAAGTTTTGGCGCACCCGCAACCGTGCCTGGTATACTGAATATAGCCGTGATAGTTCCATTTGTATTTTCTATAAACGTACCTGTAGGCCCATAACGGTCCAAGTATGCATATATATTTCTACCAAACCTGGCTGTTCCAAAGTTGGATACGCCAAAGCGTGAAGATTCAGAAATCATATTGACGGACTGCGCAGAGGCTTCCGCTATAACTTCATCTTTAACTCTATGGTCACATGCTGTTAGTATGTACTCTATATCAAAGGCGATGACACGTTACCTCCCTTAGCTAAGCCTGCGTTTTGTTTGGTGGAGAACCCTTCATAGTTTCAATAGTTAGTGCTTGGGCTGTCCTTATTTGGGCACCGCCATCATAAGGGAGCGGTGCACCTGAGCCAATAACATCTTCTAGCATATCTAAAGTTACTATCGTAGAAAGGGCGCCGCCTGTATCTAATTGTATACCTTCTGCATTTATTACTATCTTAGGCAGCTGCTGTAGGTCATCAACTACTAACTTACCCTCTGCGTCCTTAGACAGCGCATTTATAGATAAAGACATAGTAACTCGCCCGGAATCGTCTGTCGTAATGTTAAGTATACCAGATTCTGTAGAAGTTTCAACCTTCAACGTAATATCTTTTGGGCTCTTTAATATGTAGGCGGCCTCCGCGGGATTCTCTCTGTGCTGTGCTCCTAAATCCGTCTTCCCGTCAAAAGAGTACGTATTAATTAAAAACGCTTCTCCGCGAGAGTTTCGCATTATAAGACACCAATCGTTTACAGACGGCATGGTAAAAAGCCCGGCACCCCGGGTATAGCCATATATAGGAAGCGCCACATTATGAAATATCGCGTCTGATGTCTGTACGTCTACCGTGTAGGCATCCTTATCTACTGCTTTTATAAGTCCTTCCGTTGGAAACAACTCCGACATACCTGCATAGTTATTATTAGGTGTATTTAGAGCTTTTCCGACCATACGTCTTAAGTTATCCATTATACCTCCTCAACATCTATGCCGGCTAAACGTAATGCTGCAATACCCCGGGATTGTTTAGCTAGTATAGACAGTACTGCCTGAACACGACTGTCGTAAGCTCCTCCCTGGGTTGCACGTAAGTCCGTGCGTATTATTTGGCCATCCTTTATGATTGCTTGACCAAAAAACATACTTTGTAATATGTTTTCCAGGCTGGCTTGACTATAGGCCTGTATAGCTTTTGAACCTTTCGCAGGTAAAACTCCTGTGTAGTAAGCTGACCCGGCGTTTAAAGTAACGGCTGTGTCAACCTGCATGTCCTTTACTATAACTAAGTCACTACCATAACGTGCCGTTATAGAGCTAAGTGGCGTAAATAACATCCCGCCTATATTTGACGCGCGTACTGCCCACCATCCAAATGTAGCAAAGCCTTTAGATCTGTTATCTGCAATACCAGGGGCAGCCACACCTGCCGGGCCTATCAATTGCTCGCCGTTTCCTGTAGTTGACGACGCGTTGCTTGAGTTTTGAAAAACCTCAAGTTTATATGAAAGCGCCGACCCAATTTGTGTAGCCGTTTTCTCTAAAGTAGCTGCCGGTGACTTTGCATCCTGAATTTTGTAAAACGTTATGTTTCTCACTGATTTAGTATTAGACTTTTTGTCACCTGAAGGTGTGGTATTAACATTATGGCCTGACACGTAACCACCAAATGGTGGAAGAAATGCCCCAGATGGGGCAGAAAAGGTTTCACCTAAGTCATTATCAGAAGGCCCATACATTTCCCAGCCTATAAATTCGTAAGCTGAATTATTAAGCGCTTGCAAATCCGCTGTATAATCGGGCAGCTCACTCAAAGGCGTATCAAGAGACACTGTAGAAAGCGTGGCCAGCGTTATATCTGGATTACTAAAGTTACGGTTAACTTTGTTTGTATTACAAAATACAGGTCTACGCCTGGCTATGCACTGTAGATTAGTTGCAGTAGCCCCACCTGGGGTTGCCTGCAGTGTAACGGCCATTACGTAGTATACACAAAAATCCATAGTGTTGAGAATAGGAAATCCGGGTACTATATCTGGACGTAACGTACGCAAGTTTATGTTAAAAACTTCTGCCATGGCGTTATTTTTATACAGATAGTACTTTGAAAATACAGCAGCCTGACGATTAGACCTTATCAGTGTATTATTAAGTTTGGCGTCTTTGTACCCATGTTGCATCATATTGTATTCGCCTGTACTTATACTGCTCTTGCCCAGTGACTTAAGCACGTATTTACCGGATAGACTTAGTATTAACGTAGGTAATTCACATATGGGATCCTTACTGGCCCGTACCCGTTGCTGGATTCCCCAAGCGTCGAAAGAACCTGCAACTGCTGAATGTGCATTAAGCGTGCTGGCAGCTCCGCTTGCATCAACAACGACGTTTGTTGTGCTTATAGAAATTCCTCCGACTATTCCAACGTTTGTAGCAGCTGTAGGGGTAGACGCGCCGGCTATGTCTGACCAAAGGCCATCAAATAAGTAGGCCGTTATTGCCTGACGGCGTGCCACTTCCACGCTGAGCTGGTCACCCCCTGCAGAAGACGTCGGAAGGGGCCTGCTTGAGAGAATTTGTCGTATAGACGTATATATAGTCGTATTTATAGTTGCCAGGGCGCCCTGCGTGGTACCAAAATCTGCGGCATGTCCATATAAGAAATTTTTTATTTGTTCAAAGTATTCCTTTAGTGTATAGCGCTCCGCTGAACTCGCGTCACCATCTGCGGTATAGCTGCCGGCGTGAAGGAGCTTTACTGATAAGGTACTAGGGTCAATAGCCTTTTGGTAAAACTTATAAAGCATAATTTTAGTAACAAAGTCTCCCGACGTGGTTACGTCGAAAGACTGCGCCTTATCTCCAATATTTTCTTCTAGAGAAAGCGTGTACTTAGACGCTTCAAAGCGGTCACGCACCTTATTTAACTCCGCAAGGATATTCGTATAGTCTGCATAGTTAAGAACTGATATTTTAAAGGAATTCTTGCCGGTAAAATCTTCTGTGCCTTTACTCTGTATTTCCTGATACCCCTTAGGGAACAAAATCTGGTAAGTACCCGCACAAAATGGGAAGTCTTGCTGTGGGATTAGCTGCTCAGGAATGCCGGCGTCTTTTGAACCTTTAGCCGCCCAAACTCCCTGGGTCGTTGCTGCGGTAAGAACATTACGTAAGTCTTCTTTACGTGTTATGTCACCTATCTCTGCAGCATATATTCTATTAATCGGAGGTGCATTGTACATAGGGGGTTTTACAAAAATAAATCCCTGGGGTGACTGGTAAACTTCGTACATACTTAACTGTGACAGCTGGTTAAGTACTTCCAAACGTGTTGTGTAATTTCCTTCCCAAATAAGTGGTATTTGACCGGTCGTATCATAAGGAAACGGCTGAAGCGCCATGTCTTCCTTTCTATACATAGCTATGTAGTTTTGTTTCAAAAATTTCTTATACTGAAGTTCCCAAAACATATTTAAAACCGTAGCGTTCTTTCGCTGTGCTGCACGTAAGTCAATGTAGTCAAACGGGGATGGGAACTGGCCGCCGCTAATAGCGTTTGCGTTCAAGTCCTGTGTCATAAGGTCTCGAGAAGCCAGCCGAATTATGTCTTTTGGCGACTTACTCTGTCCGTCGGTTACAGAAGAGCCGGAGTTTTCCACGTTGTCGGCCACTAGGGTAGTTATGTGCAACCTATAGTTATCATCATAGTTTATCTTTTGCGTTGGCACACTGCCGGGCAACGTAGATAAGATACTCATGTAGTCTCCAGCAAATAACGTAGGAATAGACATAATATCATCATTTTCTATCTCATCAAAGTTTTTGCCCCCGGCGCCAAACTGCGCCGTATCATCAAATTTTGAGTCCTTAGTAACTGTATCTTTCGCGGGCACATTAAATAATACCTTCTCAATTATGTGTCTAAACGTTAGCCCGCTAAAACGGTTTTTATAGGCTAAAATCTTTTGAGCCTCTGTCTTATCATAGTATAAGCCCGGTTGCTGTAATGCAACGTCGAATTCTGACCACTGGGTACGAATGCGCGCGCGGTCAAGCCAATAAAACATGTCCTGGCATTCGAGCGTAAAGGTATAGATATTGTCTTTTATCTCAAATGATATGGCTACCACCATACCTACAAATGAGCGTATATAGGGAAGGCTGCCTACGTTTTGTGTAATCCAAATTTCTATATGATCCATAAGAGACCAACGAAGTGCTGCGGTCTTAAAGTTTAACTCGGAAATAAATGTGACCTTCTCGGTGTCCTGTTCTGTCGTAGGAACAGCAAACTTAAGAACAGCTTGGTTAGGCGCTGTATTTGTTCCACCAGCGATCTGTATGTTGGTCAGGTCATATGTTTGCTTGTCCAGCTTAGCACGCTCAAGAGACGCGGCGGTTTTTTGTGACAAAATAGACTTATCCGTTACACCGCCTGAATAAACATTTATACTATTTTTTAATATAAAAATTTGTGGCGCTTGAACAATTATGCCCGTGTCTGCCGGTGTGCTAGTTGCTGTAGTTTGATTGAAGTTAGGTTTTGTACTCATTGGCTATCCAAATATACTGGAAATTGACTGCGTGGCTGAACCCAGCATGCCACCTATTACGTCTGTGTGTAAACGAGATATAAACGTAAAGGAGTATAGTAGAGTGTTTGGCTGTTCTTCGTCTTCTTCTATAGTAAAATCCAGAAAGATACCTGTGTAGATGTCATTTTGGTAAGCTAATTGCACTTCCGAGTTACGAAGAGATTGGCTGTCTACCGTTATAGAATCTGATTTTATTGCCAGAGCATCTGCAGTACCTACAGACTCTGCCATGGCGCCTCCAGCTACTTGAGGCATAGTAGGTTTTAGAGACTCCTGGATTCCTATGTTTATATTAATAGGTTGTGACGTACTTGTGACTATCTGTCCATTACTCTTATATAGATTCAGAAGAAATAAAAATGCCCAATAACTCGCCGCAAATGGCTTAGAACGACTCATCATAGAGGGTATATATCCGGTAGCTGTAATAGTAGTGAGGTCATCGTGCCAGTGGTTAAGTACAAATCCTCCAAGGGTATACTGATAGTTGCTTTTCTTTTTATGTTGCACTTTCAGCTGCTTGGGGTTAACCGGCAGCAGCACAAAAGGGAATAAAGCTAAACCACCTGTTGTAACCGCAGAAAACCTTATTAAGCGCGCTCCTACTGGAAGATCAGGATTGCCGAGTAAGTCCGTACGTCCTGCAGCAAATGTTTCCATGGCCCTATTAAAGAAGTCAAGTTTACCTTTAAGTCCTGATACTGCAGTGTTTTGTATGGAGTTAAAATTTATTGTCATAGCTGCTCCTGCCTATAAGTTAGACATCCACGTCCACATCTGTGCTAATGTACTTCTTATCTCTAGTACAGCAGAACCCGCTAGCTTATATGCCTCTTTCTGCTTTTCACTGCTTTCTGCCACGTCTGAAGTTGCTTGGGCAGTTTCCTGGGCACTAATTTTTGCAGTGTCACCAGATTTTTGCCCTAATAAGTCCACAAGTGCCGTGGGGTCGGATATACCTGACATTGCACCCGCATTCTGCATCTTAATAGATTTTGTTATATCATTATCCTGCGCATTAAACATAAAAGCGCTCCCCATAACGCTTTGCAATGCTTCTTGACGTTCATTAGGCTTCATCTGGGTCCATCTGTACATAGCGCCAATACCGGCGGATGGCATAGACAGCATTTTAGCGCCCATGCTTACATTCGCAGTTGCTTCTGTTAAGTTCTGGTATCGTTGTGCTGCCGCTGCAACGGTTGCCGGCTTTACGGCGTATGTATTGTTATAAAACATCTCAATACCGCGTCCTACGTCTTCCATCGTCTGGTTATAGTGACTTGTTGCTTCAAAGGCTCCTTTAATAGCAGACAAAGATGCCGACCGTGAGGCTATCTCGGCTTTGACAAACCTCGTTGATTGTGCATACACTTTATATAAATCCGAAGTTGCTTGGTCTTCTTTACGCATGGACGTTTGGTTACGTCTGTATGTGCTGCGCAAAGTGGTGAGCACACCTGCGGTGTCCTCCATGCCAACACCAAATGCTGCGGCAAAACCTCTTATACCTGCTAAAGAATCTGAAGCTATGCCGGTAGACTTTGAAAACTTATCCCAATCAGTAGGCATTTTAGACATAACTGTCCTAAATGCTCCTCCTACTTCCTCTGCAGAAACTTTATGTAAGGCGGCAGCCTTGCCTATAGTAGCGCCAAACTCCTTCATTTGTGAAGAAGCAGCCGCAATATCTGCTGTATTACCAAAAGCTACACGAGCGCCCTCCAGCTTTACCGATAACATCTTGAGCTGTGCGGCTAAAATGGTGGCCCCGGCAGCTACGGCTACTGTGGCCATACCAAAAGCCACTCCGCCTACTGCGGCAGCTCCCCCGCCGGCCATAGCGCCAACCGCACGAGAAACTCCCATGGTGGCAAGCTGTGCAGCGCCTCCAGATAAACCTGCAGCGGCACTTTCAGCAGACCCTAAACTTGCAGCCATTTTACCTACGCGTGAAACAGCTTCACCGAGATTTTTGCTTGTAAATTGAGTATAATGTGCCACGCGTTGTGATCTCGTAAGAGCTTTTAACTCAGGGTCGTTGCTCTTGTCCGTCCAACGCCAAATATCCTTGGCAGCAGCAAGTTGCTGTTGCTTTTCACTTGAGATGCCCACGGCCAAGCCTAATTGGTGCAGCTGGGCGGACACGTTAGCTTTATTAGTCTCAACTATCTTACGTGCACCTTGGTAAGCACTGGTTAACGCTTTATTGCCCTTCACTAAAGTTTCATTCTGTTGCTCTGACAAGGTATTAAGCACGCGATAAATCGTGGCCATATCCTTAGTGTTGTTCAGCATAGCTTCCATTTGCTTAGCTGAGTCACCTGTGTCAAATGCACCCTGCAGGTTCTTTAGGGCCGAGTTTAATTCCTCTACTAGTTTCTGTAAAGCGGCTATATCTGCCATGGGTTATCCTATGTTTGCTACGTCGCGTTTAGCGGCAGCCTTAATCTTTGCGTCAAGTTTGGTCTTTAGCGGATTGAACATCGTTGCTAATTCGGTGTACCTCGTTAAGCGTTTCTCGACTTCGGCCGGTGTTGTATTCATTTTTTTAGCTATGTCGAGAACAGACATGCCAATTTTGGTAAGCTCAAAAAAGAAATAATCCGGAAAATTATCAATTTTGTTGTTCACCATGGCCTCAATTTCGTCCGGCTTCTTGCCTTCATCAACTAACAAATTAAAAAACGTCCACTCTATCTGCCATTTATTAGGTGTACGCTGCAAACCGCTGAATCTTTCTTCATTAACGACCCCGACTGCGGTTTGAATATACTTCCAAAGTACTCGGGATTCAGGATCGTTTACGAGTTTTTTAGTTCTGCACCGGCCTGTAGTTCTTTCGTATGTAAAGCCACGTAAGCCCCATATATGTCTCCAATACTAGTACCATCCATCAAGCCAACAATATCTCTGACTTGTTCGGGTACAACAGCTTCCCCATTTATCTTTTTAATCGCATAGGGGAGAAGAGCCATAATGTAATTTAAGGACTCTATGTCGTTCTGCGGCGCCGCGGTTAAACCGGCGTCGCTCATCACTTTAAGGTCCTCTATAAGCGTAACGGTGCTTAACGTGATTTTGAACGTCTTATCCTTAATGGCAATATCCACTTCTTTTTCCAACAGACCTTCCATGACCAATTTCTTTAAATCAGTTAGTGCGCTCATTTGTGCGCTCCCTTCTAAAGTTTAAAACAAGTCGTTAAGCTTGGGCCAAAGTTCCTTGTTAGCATGTATGGAAGTTACGTCGACTTCAACTTCATCGGCAATAACAACTTCGTCTGCCCACTCCTGCCTGCGTCTCCAAGACTTAATTACGCAATCTCTATAGATTGTTACTTCAATTTCTCCACCCTGGTTATCCGGGTTAGGATTAACGTGATAAACCTTGATATCAAAAGGTTTCTGCATCTCAGCCAGCATTCTAAAATCTTTGTTGTACCCAAAGATTTCTGCAAGTCTCTTTGTCCACAAAGAAAATTTCCTAAGTGTTACAGAGTATTTTGTTCTACCAGGGACGATCTCCATAATGCGATCGCCAATGCCAACTCCACCTATTAAGGTATTTGTGCGCTCCTGATTCGGTGTGACTTCCGTAGCGGTACCAATCTGTACGTCCGGCTGGTCGTTATCCCACTGCCCAATCGCGATCTGAAGACTGAAAACTGTTTGCGTGCTTACGCCTGGTGCGCTCGGTCCAAGAATTTGGCCTATTGCCATGTTAAATTACCTCCTGTAAATTTTCTTGCCACATAAATTCTAGTGGCGTTCTATCTTTCTTTCGTATATTACACGGCGCACACGAAGGAACAACCGTGCTATACTTATAAGGAAACTTCTTTCCTCTCTTCCCATATCTGGACACTGGGATCATGTGATCAATATGCGTATGCCGATCATTCTTTATGTCTTTTCCGCAGTACACACATCGCCCCTGGTGGCTAAAGATCAATAATTCTTTGTTCACAGGTTCAATGATCTCACAATGCTTTTTCCGTGCTAGCTTTGCTTCATACAAACGCCGACGATTCTCCGGCTTAGCCCAATATGCCGCCCTAGACGCCTTACTACGCGCTGTATTTCTGTATAGCTCGGCAGCCATCATACGTTCTGGAGAACGCCTGTACTTTTTGAGATATGCTTGCGCCTTCGGTTTTTGGTCATACGCCTTTCTAACAGCTTTACCGTGTGCCGATTGCTGTCGCGCCTTTATCTTAGCGCGACCATTCAAAGACTTGCGGTAAGCCTCCACGCGCTTCGTTATAGACTCTTTGTGCTCCTCGTAATATGTGCTCATATTGTCCTTACTTAAGGTAGTCGTCGGTTGCTAACAATGCCTTAAGACTCCCATTGTTATGCACTAACGCTTGTAGAAGGCTTTTTGGATCATACAATGTATGTTTCTGTAATGCTGAAATAAGCTGCTGCCCAATAAAGTCTGTAAGTGCCGTCCAGTCCTGGGGATTAGCCTCTAAACGCGCATTTGCATTTTCCAAGCGTGTTATGTTGTCTAAGTTAGATGCATTTACCTCATTTTGCATAGACAAAAGATTCTTCCGCAGTGTCTCTTTAATAGGCTCACGCGCTTGTTGCTGTTTAGCCATCTGTTCTTGAATAAACCGCTGGTACGCATTGCCTTGTGGTTGAGACTGCCTAGGAGTTACGGACTCAAAAAATGGGCGCATTTGCTTTGAAAGTTCGTGAACTTTTTGAGGGTCCTTTTCCACAATCTGCCTAACGCTCTGCGGTATCTCCTTCTTAAAGTCGGACTCTCTGGCTATTGCAGTAAGAATTAATTTGTTGTGAAAGAATACCGACGACTTCTTACCACGGAGCTTTTCCTCAAGCTTTTCAAGCTCTGTGTAGTAAGGCTTTCCCGGAAATTCCTGTAAATGATCTATGGTTGTAAGGGCCTGCGCAGCAGAATTTGGCATAGATGGGTTCTTACGAAGTGCATTATATGTACTCGTATGTTCCTTCTCTACTTCAATACCCTTAGCGAGCTGGGCAGGGTCTACTTGCGTAGACCCCGCTTCTGCTCTAACGTTCTTTAGGTACTGCTTAATAGCAATTCTATTCATATGTCACCTTAAAGCGCACTAACATATGAGAATGTAATTAAAACTTCTCTAACTTTCTGTACCGGCTGTATCGGTATTACTACAAGAATCTTTCGCGGGTCTGTTGTGTCCACAGTAACTTCGGGCACACCATATCCAATGATAATTGTAGGATTCTTTGTCTTAGAATCTAGCATACTCATAAGTCTGGTCTTGATAGACTCAAGCGTTGTAGGAAGCAAGAGCTTACCACCAATTACGGCTGCGTCCAAAACTCTTATAGCTGTTTTAGCTATGTTGTCTGAAATCATCGTAATTGCCGGTTCCATTAACATAATAGTTCCGGTCTGGTCTGTTGTTACATCGTCGCGTACCTTGTATATGCCATCAAGCTTAGCAAACAACGTGACGCCCAGCGCCGCGAGCATATCAAGTTTTTTATCATCCCAATCCTGCTGGGACCTAATCTTAGCTATAGTTCTTGACGGTTTCCTTAACATAGCTGTTGCCACGTCATAATCCGGACGGCACATCATTGCGCCGTACACTATATTACCATATCCACCGTCAGACCTAAATGTCGAATATGTCCCATCAGAGAGCGGTATACTGAAGTCTAGCTGTGAAGCGCCAATCATGATAATGCGCTGTGAGGCACATATACCAACCTGCGCTTTATAGCCGGTCTCAGCCGTTTGGTCAAAAGCTGCTGAGAAATCACCAACAGACGGGTTCATCAAACCAATCCTGTATTTCTTTGCAGTCATGCTGCTAGTATCTTCTACATGCAGGCGTACAAGGTCATTTAGTGATGTTCCACCAGCGGTAAGGTAAGTATCATCTATACCGGCCACGATATTTACTGTATCATCTGTGGCAAGGAATTCGAGTGCGTCTGCGTAAGTTAAGTCTACCTGGTCGTACGGAACAAGCACCAACGAAGGTGCCCCTTCGGAGAAGGCTATGTAGGCAGCCAGTGAAAGCTCATTTATTTTTGTGACATCTGTAAAATCAGGATCTGTAGGGTCAATGATAGGACCAAAAGTATTTATTGCTTCATCCGCGCTGGTTATAACTTTACGGTCATGCGGATATTCCGTTCTCATCTTTACGAAGTATGACGACCCTGTTGTTGGCACGGTTGCAGAAATAGTACCCCAATACAAGTTCGTTGTAACCTTGCCAGTTACGGAGGTATCTATCACCGGCGTGTAGTCCACAGATGCGTCTTCAATTACTACCACATAGCTGGAACCTGCTGCTGGCTGAACACCGTCTTCCCAATCAATGTTTGCTTGTAACGTCGCGCCTGCTCCAAGGTTGTCAAGTATAACAGTATACTGTGTGGTTTCTGCATATACCGTGGCTGCTCCATTAACTACCTGGTAAACCGCGAGTACGTCGGCTGCCGATGCTGCAACTGTCAAAGTTGACGCCACAACGTCCGTTCCGCCAGATGCTCCCTTAGTCTGCGTGAGAACATAAGTACTTGGCGCGGCCGTATACGTTGTTCCACCCTGCCAAACTCTTGTAACTCTGTCTGCTGAAAGAATAGACCCAAGTGAAGGCTCAGGGATTACTGCAGTAACTGCGTCGAACAGCGCAGTCGTTCCACCCTTGCGGGCCTCTAACGTGGTAGTAGGGTAAAGATTCATATTAGCGATGAGAACCTTCCCTACAATAGCTAAAACTCGGTCACCCCCTACTGTAGGACTAACAATAGGTTGAAAAACATTTTGTACTCGAACTCCGGGACTCGTGTAAGGCATATTCTGTACCTCCTATGAAAATACAGTAAATTGATCTAAATACTCAAGGATCTCCTTGAGCATAAGTTTTGCGGTAGGTTTATCGAACTTTCCGCCGCGTTCAGCCTGAATTGGTGCAACTCTTGTTACAAGTTCATTTACAATTTTATCAAAATTCTGCTTAATAGACGCTTCTATCTTAGGCTTAGCTGTGGCCATCAATCGCGCCGCGATCTTCTGGGATAAACCCTCCTTAAACTCCTCCGAAAATATCTTAGGGTTAAGGTTGGCTTTAGTTGCTGCGTCTTCAATAATTTCGTCTATTAATGAGAATATTTCATTTGCTACCGTAGACCGACCAGAAACTTCAATTTGGGTCGGGTCATAAAAATTGCGTATATTGTCCGGAGAGAATGCTGCCTGTAAAGCAGCCGTTACCGTTCCAGCGTACTTATCTGCTACAAGTTGCTCAATCCCTAACTCGACCTGCTTAAATTTCAAGTCTTCTTTCATATTTGACGCTGTTATTATCTCCGACGCTACCGTGGGCAACGCAGCTAAAACATAGTTATTCATTATGGTACCTAAAACCTCTTTATATGCTGCATCATATGCAGGGTCACCGGCCATTATGGCCTGTTCGTCTGCTGCTGGAGTCGTGGGCTTAGTGTAGTCGACATTTTGCTTACTCATTATAGCCTCGGCTATATCCTGGATATTTTCGCCTTCTTCGCCGCCCCCCGCTAATGCCGATTCTTGCATAGTTGAAACAGATTTTGACCCACGTCCTTCATATTTACCGGCTTCACGCTTATGAGCTTCATTAGTTGATACAAGCTCTTTTATAAAACCAAGCTGGTGCTCGGGTGTAGCTAAGTCACGCACAATCTGCGCCTGGTCTTTCGGGTCCTTCATAGCCTGGTCCAGCGTAATTTCCCCACCGTAGGCAGTATTCATATAATTATCCAAAGCTTGCATCATTATGTTGTATAGAGATAAATTCTTACGCCTATAACTACCTGTAATACCATGCTTGCGCAAGAGTGCAACCAGTGGTGTCTCAAAAAGGTCATTTTCAATATCTTTTGGCTGCGCTACACCTGCGGTAAAAAACGGACGCATTAAAGTATCTAAAAGCCACTTCATGCGTTTTGGAGACAGCTTGTTGTACTTCATTACATAGCCAAGTAAGTTTGGTATGTAGTTTGATGCTTGTGCTGACGTCAACATCTGCTGGAGTGAAGAGCTCATAGTTGACGTTGTGCGGTCTTGCTGTTTTAAATATTCGCTAAGTGCTTGTCCAGCGCCTTTCTTCGTAGGCGTAACATAGTCCAAATTTTCAAGCGTGTACTGTTTTGGAGACGTGGACTTATACGACTCAGGCTTAAGCGGGTTTAACAGTCTTTTTATCTTATTAGCTCCTTCGAGCTTGTCAAAGTACTTGTCCACATAGGCGTTAGAGACCGCTAAAATATTACCATAGCTGCGGTCCCCGGAAGAAAGAACCCGCCCAAGTATATTGAGTCCATTGGCCTTTAATATAGTACGCAACATATTATGCACGTCCTGCGGCTGCGGTTTATACCTGTCTATGACAAATGGATTGATGCGATCCAGATCTTTTAAAAGCTTATCAGACCTTGAAAATAGCTCCACCATTTGTTCCTGTGATAGTTGTTTCCTCTCAGCAGCTAGCTTTGAAAAAGTACGTGTTGTGTACATTCAAACCTCAATTAGGAATTTGATCCGTAAATCGTTAAATCTAGTGCGGCTGAAACCGGCAAAACTTTTATTTCCAATCCATAGGTTAGCGGAAAGTCTATTACAATAAGTGTCCCGGTTCCTGAACCTGTAGCTCTGCGCATAGCCGCAATATCAGCTACATTAACTGCCACGTCCCCGGCACGAACATTTACCTGTAAGTACGTCGGCAACGACGCAGCTGCTATACCATAGCAAGCAATTGTTAAGTATTTAAACTGCACATCTTCGTAGTTAAAAGCACGACTCCAGGATTCACCTACCGCAACATGCTTGTGTTCCACTAGTGATCTAAATTCTTTCATTTAATCCTCCAAATTTAGGGCTTACCGCCCGGAAGTTTCGCTAACTGTGTGATGTCTATTGAATATATAATATCACCGCGCATCTTTTCTACGGTTAGCCCAGTATGCACGTCTTTTTCAAATGTAGGCCTGTCCGCCAAGCGAGCTGCAAACTTCTGATACGTTATTTTATTGCCAACGGACCTGGAAGGTTTAACTGCCGTAATATAGTACCGCCCAAGCTCCGTGCCATCTTCGTTGTAACAAATCATAAAATCATATGAAAATGTCGTATGGCCGTTTTCCAGCGGGAAGTACGGCAATGTCCAGTATTCCTTCTCGGACTTTACGTCACGGCCCCATTCTTCCCAGCTAACTTCTTCATCGTTAAATGGTGACGCTATAGTTATCTTACCGTCTTCGCGCCCCCGGTTAACAAATAACTGAAACCCTCCAACTATGCGGGTCCCATAACACTCAAGGCAGTATTTACGCCTTATTTCCTTTGTCACCGGATTATAGCAGCTACAATACTCACCGTCAAGGATCCTCTTAACTAAAGTTACATATTCCCCGCGAGCGTCAATAAGCCTTTCTAGCCTGTTTATATGCTCGTCAAGCACAGAACGTCCTGAATTAGCCTCTTTTAGGATATTTCGGTCATACATGTCCCTGGGGTTAAACAGGTTCGTAAGCGTATCAAATACATGCGCATATTTGCGGTCTTCTGCGTCCGTCGCTATATAGCGCGGCTTTTCTGGAACCTTGTTTAAAATAAACCTGTGGTCTTGCTGTCTTGTTTTGTCGTCGCCCATGCTAACTTCCCTGTGTTATTAAGCCATTTATTTGCTCGCGCATTTCAAGCCATAATGTGTACGAGCCTATGGTATTTCGAGGTACAAATACTTGGGATTCCGTCCAAGCGCCTATACTAAACGTAGCCTTAAACGCTTCTTCTCCCATTTCCCCGTCTTTCTCAACTAAATTAGAGTTACTTATAGTTTTAAGAACTACGCCATATCCATTGTGAAATCTTTGGGGTATTAAAAAAGTAAAAAACATATTTAACAGGTCCATGAGCTCTTTACACTCGTTCTGACTCTGTGCATATATGGTAAGGTCTAATGTAAAATTAAATCCCTTACCATACAGGTCTCCTAGGTAAGTCTTGTCTGCAAACGTCTCTATATAGGCTACTTTAGCCGGATTTGCCGTTTCTATGTCATTAAATGGCCCGATAAAAATGCGCGCTCCCGGTATAATATCTGTGCGTGCGCTCCAAGGCTCAACTGCATAATAGCTGCTTCCGGCTGTGGTTGTCACCCGTAGCTGTATTTCACGCTTGTTTTCTCTGTTTATGTTAGCAAAGTCTAATGCATAAGTATTATTTGTGTATGCACCTGTGTATGTTCGGTCATCTTCAGCTTTCTGTATAACCCAGGGCAGTAAGTCCGTTGTCCTAACATGCCCTGATACATCCTCTAAAAAGTTTGAAAAGTCCAATCTGAATTCCTCTGCAGATGTACTATCTACAAGGACTGTAGGAAACTGGCGGCCATCAAAGTTATACTTCTCGTTTACAAAGACCGGTGTCTTCTGGAACTTCTTATCCCCTAAAGTAGAATAAAATGGATGGAGGTCAAGTAAGTCCTGTATCTCTTTAATAGCTGCTTGCCTAATTAATCCGTGAAGATATCCAAAAATGGTTATTCTCCTTTATATATTTCCTTTTCCCAAATTTTCAATCTGTTGTAAAGACTGTTGAATCTGCTTCAGCTTAACAGTCTTTGCTTCGTTCTCTTCTATTTTCTTAGGGAAGTCCTTAGACTGTGTGGGCATCTCTTCCGGTTTCTGCGTATCTTCCGCGGTTTTAACTCCCGTGGATACCGCAGGCAACGTTATAGCATGGTTGTTCATAATATCCGAAAGATATTGTTTTGCCTGGTCTAGTGTAATGCTGCGGGTGCTTAGCGCCCTAGAAACCGCAGCCGCATTATGCCGCTGTGCTACTTTGTAGCGATCAACGTCGTTAACTATGTCTAACAGTAAATCAGTTATCATTTTTTCATCCACTTCAGCTATTCTCCTAAAGTTTACATAGGTGGCCATTATAAAACTCCTTCGTCACTCCACAAGGGTGCAAACGGCTTTGTAGCCGGCACTGTTGCGGGTTGAGCTTTGGGCTCCGGTCGTATAGACAACGGAGAGTCTCCGACGTCAGTCTGAGCCTCCTGTATGTCCTCAAAGTCAGCCTGCTTGAAGTGTATAGCCTGTAAAAGCGCCTCTGCCTCGTGCAGACTAAGTTCATTTTTAAAAATCTGTTCTTTCATTTGTAATAAGTCTTGTTGTAAAATAGGATGTGTAATAATGGGAAGCAACTCATCTACTTTATTTAAAAACTGTTCACGCATATTCATATCCGTATTTAATATGTCTGTAGACTTATCAAAAGCCTGGTCTTTCTTAATGTCTGTTATAAGTCGCTTTATGGCCTGTCTATTCTGCGGGTCAAACATTTCGTTCATAAGAGTACGCAAATACTGCTCAATATCAGCATTAGCTCTGCGCAGTAAGAACTCTGCCATTTTAATAGCTGCCTGCTTAATCTGTAGAGACTCGGCCTTTCTTGCTGTGTATAACATTAGAATGAGCTCCTCTCCACTTTCCGCCAATCTATATTAAGATCCTGGGCTATCCTATCTGCAACTGTATTGGCATAAGCTTCGAACATCTGATATTCACCGAATCTAACGTTCTTTTCATCTTCAGTGTAGCTATTAAGTATAGCGGCTACTTTTCTAAGTCTCTCCACGTCTGCATGCTGTGACGTCTTAGTATGGGCTAGGACATAAAGGGTATGAGAGTCTATGTCTGCTGGTGATACAACTGATGACTGTTCAATAAAGTTTAGACCTCGATTGAACTCAAACACTTTCTTACCTTGTACAAACAGATTTTTCATTTTGTCTGCATGGATACAAAGTTCGCGAGGATTTCGAGCGATATTATGACAATGGGAACATTCAGCTTCCTGAACTTCAACGCCCATTGAAAATGAGTTAATTGTGCCGTTTTCCACATGAGACGCATACTTAGGAAAGTCATCCCGATTCACAAAAATCAAAGTTTCTACGAAATCACCTTCCCCGGCTGTTTTAATAGGACGCCAATGCGCTGCCGCTATTAAACCACGTATATATGGAATTTCCATTTTATGGTCCATAAGGTGAGGCTGCATGACGAACGACTTGTGGTACTGCTCAAGCTGGTTACGCTCAAATGCGTCGCCATTCTTGTTTGCACCCCAAGACTCATATGCGCTTATAGCCCTCGTGGCGAATGCTAAGATATTTGGTTTCTTCTCGGCTATGCGCTTATATAAGTTGTAATTCTGATGGCGTGCATCAGTCTCTTCCAGAGCTGCGATTTTAGCATAGTCTGTTGCGTGCACGGACGCCAATTCCTCAAATAAATTCATAGGTTTATCTTTCACGCCAAGTATGGCGCAGTCTGCGCGTTTTTGAAACATAGTGCCTCCTATTTTAATCCGTTAGCGGGTTCTGCCGCGTTTTTTTATCCATCTGCTCTCTGGTAGTATCTGGTGTTATGTTTAAACTCTGAAGAGCGTGCATTAGCATAGTACTATCCTCTGGTTTGAGCTTACTAAATATAGCTTTAGTGGCCTCCGGGTTGTTTGCGTAATCCATTAAGAACGACTTTATAGCCTGTTGGTCATCTGCGTATTGGAGCGCACGCACTTTAACCGTCGGATATGGGCTGTTTTGTAGCAGATTGTTTGCTAACTCAGAATCCTTTGTGTAAGAAACAATCCATGACTTGTTTACATCACCTACAGCCGCCGGGTACAATGACCTAAGTAGGTCAACTTCAGTGCGATGGTCATGTATAAACATAAATTGGTCCCTTTCAGGCATTGACTTAAAAATATCGGCGTTTACCGCTGCTATTAAGTTCATGTTTATCTTACTCATGTATGACTCCGCCTTCTTCCCCAATTTTAAATGGCCCGACTGCATAATGCTCACGTTTCTGTGAGTAATGCGGCCCGGACACGGTCTCATGGCGCACCAACCTAAACGGTGCGCTTTTATCCAGTACCCTAATTGTAAGCTTGTAGTGACTTTTAGGCCGCGCTGGTGAATCTTCTACTTTTGTGATACTGCAATTCTGGTAACCTGCGTATTCTGAATAAGAGCGATTTACGTATTTAGGTAGTTCTAATAAGATATCACTACTTTCGGCGGCTATAGTTGTGAGCATATTATAATACATAGCCTATTTAACCGTCTTATGCACAAGTAACTTTGCACTTTTGTCTGCAAGGCGTACAAACCTTTTTAGTAACCCGGCGCTATAGTTCACTGACTTTTTAAGGTCAGTCTTTACTCTTTTTAGCGCTATAGAACTACACTCGTGTGATGCCATTCTATTCTCCTAGAGCTTTTAATGCACAGCCTACCCAGTCTATTACTGTCTTAATATCTATTACTTTTGTCAATAACAGGACGCCTACGAAAATGAGCAGGCCAAGAAATGCTAAAAACTTAGAGTTTGTAAAAAACGCTTTTAACACATCAAATAGGTCTTTCCAAGAAAACTTTTTGCTTTTTAGAATGACCTTCATACGAGCTGCTTGCCTGGCCTCTTTTACGGCACGAACTTCAGCAAAATCCAACTGTAAGAGGGACGCAGTAAGTTTCCTATCTAATGCTGAAATAACTTCCTGCATATCACATATTTGATCCTTTATTTCCTTTATCATTTCTGCGTTATCAGCTTTAGACGTAATAAGGTTATCTAGGGCCTTGTAGTGTGCTACAAGAACGCCATCAATGTGCCCCAATTTTGTGCTAATATCACAAATTACTGTCAGTAGTTCCTTCTCTTCCATTAGCAGCTCCCGCGTCGTCCTTGAATAAGGTCTCTGTCACGCTTTTTAGGCTCTGTGTGTCTGCCTTGAGTTCTGGGTGGCCCTCAAGCACACCCAAGATGTAATTCTTTGCCTGTTCCAACCCTATAGCTTGTTCTTTTATAGCTGGGTCCTTTGAGAATTGTCTTTTGTAATGGTCTTCTATTGCCCTAAGATACGTAATAAAACTTTGTGCCTTTGGTACCGTACTTTGCATATTATCATTTATTGTTCGCCTAATCCAGCTCAGGAGGTCCATTTGTACTCCCGCGTCCTGAATATTTGCTAAGATAACCTTTATGTTTGAGTACGCCATAGCCGGTCGAGGCCGTGAGTACCTGCTTAAGTCCTCGAACAGCATCTTGGAAATAGCCGCCTTTATAGCCTCCACAGGATTCGCATGTCTTCCGAGCTGCTGAACAGTGCCTGAATTTGACTTGGACAAAGCGTCCTGTGCCATAGTGTTCAAATCCTTCATAGGTCTTTTACCAAATATCTTTGACGCTAAAAAATCTCTGTACATATTCCAATCTAAGCGTATTTCGCGCTGCCTGATCCAATCCACCACTTTATTAACTACGCCTGATAACGCCCCTAGTGGTTGAGGCGTCCGCTTTGGCAATACCGGTGGAGCTTTTAAGAGCGGGTTCTGGCGCGGCTTAGCGTCAAACCATCCAGCGGCTTTAAAGTTCACAAAGCTCATAACTATTAACTCAACTTTTCAAACACTATAAAAGAACTGCTCTTCTTGGGCGTACGCGCCACCGTTTCGTTAATATGTACACTATACTCAAATTCTGTATTATCTCTAAGAGCTTTTTGAACCAGCTTTTCGAGCTTTACTTTAAGTTTATTTGCTTGCTTATATTCAAGGCCGCTGGGAAAAGTCACACTGAGGTGAATTTCCGTCTTTTTACCAAATTCAGGCGTACCTTTTATTTCGGAGTCTACCTGCGGCAGTGCTTCGGCTGCAAGTCTTATGAAATCCGGCATTATAAAACCTCCCTGCTTTGTGGGGGATAAAACATTAACCAGACGCTTCGCCATCTCGTCGTAATTTAGCATGCGTTTACGCTGCATCTCCCCTATGTAATTTGCCACTTCACTCTTATGATTTGCCAGGAAATCTGCGGCCTGTGGATTGATACTGTGAACTTTATCCAGTAGTTGTTTCAACGGGTTAGAAAAATCTTCGTACTTTTGCAATAACTGCTGTGGCAATTCAAAACTATCCCGCTTGAAGTTTACGAGGCTTGAAAGTTTATTAGGTGGTGGTACTTCAGGATATTCCATAATAGGTCCGCCCGGATCCTTTGGATGCTTTATATTGAGACCATTTAAAACTACCTGGGAGAACAACTGGTCTTTGGTGAGATGGCCCCGCTTAAAAGAGTCAACGTCTTTCATTATGTGACCTTCATCTTTAACGCGGAATCCATGCTTTTGCGCCAGCTGTATAAGAATCTCTGTGGTAATTTCCGGCATTGCAAGAACGTCTTTTTCGAATAAGTCCAAAGTGTCCATGATTGCTATACGGGTAAAATTCAGCATACTCATTAGTCGTTTTCCTTACCTGCTTTTTTATCCATGTATTTCTTACCTTGTAATACACCCACACCCACAGCTATGAGCATCTGATAAGTGGGAGAATCAATCCACTTGCAAATAACCGATACAGTACAAAGCAATACCATCAAAAATGTCCTGGATAGCAGGTTTTGAACTACCTTACAAAGCATGTCACTCCATTTAGCTAGCATTAAATCGCCTCCTGCGGCGGGCGTGGATACAAATCACGCCTGTATTCTTCGGACTCTGTGAGCTTTTGCTCTTCAGATACCGGTGGAACCTCTTCCCTGTACTTCTCAATTATATGTTTAGCATATTCTACAGTTTCCTGCAAGTCTTCTGCTGTAATTCTTTGGTGCTCATAGTCGTTAACCCTCTGCCTAAGCCCTCCCTGAAAAAACAGAATTTTACCCTCGTCTATACCCTCTTCAGACTTAATTTTCTCAAATGCGTCTATTACCCGCTGGGCCATGTTTAAAAGTTCAACATTTGCTGTCTTCAGACTGATAAATACTCGTGAGGCACCGTTCGTCATTGGATAGCCTTTACGCGGGAGTGCCCATTCGGCCACCGGGTCATTATCAGCCTTTTTCTTAGTCTTCTTATCAGCCTTTTTATCTGTGTCAATTGTTGCCGTAAAACATCCGGATCCATCCGGTAGTTTGAACATAGGTCCAGCAAAGTTTATAAAACTCATTTATACTCCTTTGGAACTTATAACGTCCCACCCGCTTACACCGGGATACTTTTGCGCAAATTCCTTAGCTTCCTGGTAATTATAAAACATTTTAGCCTTTTCTGGCGTCATAACTATAGAGGTATCTCCACGATAAACATTCATACCTTTGCCCTTTAGTATGTAAATGTCCGGTGTAGGTCCAATATCTCCGGCGCACTTAAAATTAACATAGCTCATTATAACCATTTATTATGTCAGTGCCGCTGTCTTCCCAGACGGCAATAACGCCATTTGGATATTGAGTTGCAGCACACAATATAAAAGGAAACATTATAAGTAAAACTAAGAATAGTTTTTTCATTTATTGCTACCTCGCTATTTATTAATGTTTCCTAGAAGAAATTTCTACCTGTAGGTACGTGACGCCATTTTAACATTTGAGGGCTCATAAACAATGCACGTAAGGACCCTACGGCCACAGGATACGGACGAACGTTATGTTTTATCTCTTTGCGCATATCATCAAAGTCTTTGCGGTAGTCATCAAGCATCTTTTCGAACGCGGCAGAGAGATCCGGAGGTGTCCATTGCTGTCCCTGGTCAGAGAACTGCATAGCCTTTGCTTTTTCCAACAGAATAAGCTTGGGTAAAACGTAACTTAATGTCCCTATAGTCAAAAGATTCTTAAACTGATGAGGGATGGTTCCGTATGTGTATTCGGTCCAGGTAGGTGTGGAGTTAATTTTGTTCATAGCCTGGTCCATGGCGATTTTGTAATTATAAATGCTGATTTGCTCTTTAACAGTACCAGCTTTGTCATTAAATATGCGAAGGTCATCACCAATAAGCGAGCGTGCTTCTTCGATCACGCGGAGGCCAAAGGGATGCAGGTTGGTTATGGCGTCTGAAAGGGTGCCATCTTCATAAGTTATAGCTCCACTGGAGCCGGTTAAGGCCTCAACAGCGGCTACCCAATAAAATAAATCAAGAGACTGTCCGGCAAACCATGCCTCGACGTCTCTATATATGATAAATTGTTTCCCTTCGACAGTTTTATACTGGAAGGGAGCTTCTATTTCTAAAACATCCGTATCGCGAAACAACTTGTAGTGGTGGGCGCCCTCAACAGGCTCCCATCCTAAAGTCACGCAAAACTTATCCTGCGCAAGTTGCTCATAATCTGCTAATAGGTTAGTAGGCTTCGGTAGGGCCATTTAAATACCTCAACTTTACTTATGTAAGGGCCGAAGCGCTGCCGGCCGCGTTACTTTAACCCCCGCGACGCTATTGCGCCCGGGGGCACCTGAAAGGAGATACCCATGTGGTTGTGCATGAGTAGCGCCGGCGTTTGCCGGCATTACGCGGTAACGCCACTGGGGCTGCCGCGGTAGTTTAAAAGGCCGAAGCAGGCGAGTGAGAGCGCATGCCTACGCTTTGTTCTCCTGCCCTGGCCCTTATAAGTTCGAATTCTTCAGGCATCTTGTCGTGCTTGCTTAAGTTGCAAGGCGCACAGGATACCTTGATATTTGATGCAATATGAGCGCCACCGCGGTTAAGCGGAATATGGTGATCGTAGTGCACTTCGTTCCTCTGTAAGTGCTTCCCGCAGTAAAAGCATTCCGGAGAAGCCTTGTAAAGAGCTTCATAATCCACTTTCTCGTAAGCGACGCCATATTTCTTAGCGTTCCGGCGGCGTTCGTACTCCGTGAACTTCTCACGGTTGGCCGCCCGATATGATTCCATGTATTTCTTCTTCCAAACTCGACGTTCTGGTTTCTTACGATACTTTGCGTCGTGCGTGCGCTTCAAAGCTAGAAAAGCGGCTAAACTTTCCGGCGTGGAACGATATTTAAGTTCGTTCTTCTCGGCGCGAGCCTTATATGCTTCTTTATGCTTCAAGTAATCTAGGCGCTTTCGAATCTTGATCTCTTCGCGATGCTTCTCGCGGTATCGCTTTGATTCTTCCGGACTATGAGTTGGCATGTTTATCTCACTCCTATTAGCTTAATAGGAGGGGTAGTTTCCTACCCCTCCATATTAAGTGTATGTCAGAAACTTGACTCAGTCAAGCTTCTTTGAAACTATGCTGTTACGGTCAATTTGCTCACACCTTTAGGGTTGAAAACTGTCATCCCTATAAGTTCCGTAAACGCCCAACCGAACGCAGTTTCCCACGGTAAATCAGCAGGTATCACTTCGATATCCTGGTACACGGGCATTACGCCAACGTAGTCGGGATCTGAAGTGCAGAGCACCGTGTTGTGAGCCATTTTCTTGGTCACATAGATGTTCTGGCCGTGGAGCTGAGCAACAAGGCCTGTGTCGATTACTTGTTTCATCGTCACGAGGTCGAGTTCTGTGGTTCCCCACTGCTTAATGTCCGCGTATCTGTAGATCGAGAAGAACATTGATACTGCGAACAAGTCATGCTGTTCGATTTCCCTTGCGAGCTTCACAAGGTCTTTTCTCTGGATGTAACCGAGGCTGTTCGCGCCGGTTCCCGACGTTGAGGTGTTAACGCTAATCGCGCTGTTCACAAGTGTAGACGCGGTGTTCAGCAAGTTGATGATTGTTGCATCTTCAGCTTCCTGCATGAACTGCCTTGTCCTTACCTGGATACGGTCGATTATGTTAAACCTACGTATTTTGACTTCACGTAACTTAATCGTGGGGTTAGCCGCGATTTCGAATACGGGAACCATAATACGTTCGCCGATTATTTTTGTCTGAGTGATAGCGCTCTGGGAAGCGATAGCCTCAGCCGATATTTCTTCTGTATCCCTATCATAGATAGGTACAGCGCCCGGAGCCATCGGGTCAACTTTCAGCGCACGCCTCATAACACCCTTATATTCTAAGAATGTCTTTAACGGAGAAGCCATGGCCTGGCCAATTGCAAGCCTTACATTTGGTGATGCGAATTTGTTAATCAGGTGAGTCTTTTCTTCTTCAGTGAAAAGGTTTGAAACCCTTTCGTCGTACGTCGGCTGTTCAGCGGCTGTCAGGTATTTTGCAATGCGCGACATCGCGTCCTGTTTGTCAAAAGCGTTTATTTCTCCGCTTTTGCCAAAGGATACGTCTGCCCTCTTGTCAAAGCCTGTTCCAGATTGGATTATTTGCATAATTTTATGCCTCCGCTAAATTACATGCTCAAGCCAAGTCTCATGATAAACCTTACAACTTCAGGTTTAGGCTGAGAATGGCCCGATACAGTTTTTGTTTCCGCAGTATAGTTCGCTGCAGGTGCCTTAACAACGACGCCGACCGTCGATGCTGAGGATGAAGAAGAAGTAAGAATACCCGCTGTTTTCGCATACAGCGTGCTGCCTACAGTGTAAGCAACGTAAGGATCGTACTGATCTGATTCATAGATTCCATCCATGAACCACACTGTTACCAGTGAAGAAGCAGCTGTTGAGTCATTTGAGAACATGTCGCTCACAAGCGTCTGTCCAGATGCCACTTTTGAAGCCGCATAGTCCGCCGTTAAACGGAGCGAATACGTGCCCGCCGTCATACCTGTTCCAGTGATCGTTAACGTGATGTCTCCGGTCGCTGAAAGGTCAACGGTAAGTCCTGTGAATCCTGTTCCACCAAATACTGAATTTGTTACTACAGCGCCATTATCCCACGCTGTCGTCCATACGCCTGCTGCAAGTACTTCAAGTTTCCAGCCGGCTAAGCCGGTGGCATTCTGTGAAGTGAGCTGGTAAGCAGTAGGTATGGTCTTGCCGGTTGCGATGATTGACACGCCTGATGTCGCAACAACAGCTGCAGAACCGGTCAGAATCTGACCGATGATGTGCTCTGTGTTGGTTGTGGCTTTGTCGTCATCTGCAATACCTAGAGGCATGAGTCCATTTGCGTACGTCGGTGTAGCCTTTCCTGCTGAATCCAGCCAAAGGAAAGCACCGCGTTCAAATGTCACGCCTGCGGCCATTTCAAAGCTGTGTGGCTTGCTTACAGCCTGCACGGGTCTGAAATATCCCATTCTTGATACCTCCATAAATATTAAGCCTTATATGAATTCGGGCTTTAGTTCCTTGTTCCTACACACGCTTTGCTACTTCCGGTAGTGAGTTCCCAGAACCCACTACCAGTTTGGCAAATTGCTTCAGAATTGGAACCAGTATTACTTATCTTATGCTAAATCTTCCGGTGTTAATACCGGCTTTACCTTTGACTGGCCAAGATTCAGGCCGCCAAGGTCTGCGCCGGGTGTATTCTGAACTACGCCGTCTGAAAGAGTCTCTTCAAGCAGACCTTCTGACATTGCAGTTTTCAAGAGCGTCATTGCCTGGATCAAATTGGCTTTAGTTACCCTGCCGTTTGGTGACCTTACGTCATTGCCCGTCATAGCGGCGACAAGTTTACCATCCACGAAGCCCTGAACTATATTTCCATCTTTGTCCGGTGTAGCCATTACCGCTACTTTGTATCTTCCGTCCTCAAGTTCAGTTGTCATGGCAAGTCTTTCGGTCGAATCCACGAACGCGTCGAGTGTTTTATCGTCCATAGCCATGAAGCTGCCTAATTGAGCTTCTTTTTCGGCCTCGGACGTACCAAGAAGTCCTTTTTTGGTCATCATTTCGGTCGCCTTAAGCGCCTTTTTCATTTTAGTTGCGCCGGCTGCGTATGCATTGTTGCCTTTCATCAGTTCGGCGTCAAGTTTTTCTGCTTCTGACTTTACGCCTTCCTGTGTGTAATCCTTCGTAAGCTGCTTACCGTACTCAGGACCATAAGCCAGCTTGTAGTACTCTTCAATTCCGGTTACGCCGGCATCTTTTGCGAGCTTGATTGTCTCATTAATAAAGTCCTTCGCAATAGACGCTTGTTTACCGGTTGCTTTTTTGTTAACCAAGGCCGCGAACTCTTTCTGTAAGGTATACCAGGTCATAAACTTCTTACCCTCTACCGTGATATTGCCTTTTCCGTGTTCGCCCATCTGGTCCAGATTTGCTCCGCTGGTCACGTCGTAGTCGCCTTCGATCTTTTTGTTGTCTTTCGCGAACTTCCTAAGTGCGTCAGCTATGTGTGAGCTCTTCTTATCTTTCTTTTCATCTTTGTCGTCTTCTTTGTCATCTTTCTTGTCGTCTTCTTTGTCATCTTTCTTGTCGTCTTTCTTCGCGAAAGGATTCTCAGAAGCTTTCTTCGGTGCAGGTGCATCATCTGATGCAGGAGCCGCATCTATTGCCGGGGCTGCGTCTTCAGCAGGAGCCGCGTCTTCCGCGGGTGCTGCATCAAGAAGCGGTGCTGTACCTGCAGAGTCTCCACCAACAGCCTTTACTATGGCTTCTGCAACTTCCGTGGCCTTCACCGGGTCAATCCCAAGTGCGCCTGCAAGAGTCTGGCCAAGTTCGTTAACCTTAGGGTCTTCTGCTTCACCAGCCATACCCATTCCAATATCATTAATATCGCTAAGCGTACCAGCAACGTCACCGAGTGCCTGTTCCGGTTCTGCCGGCCCTGACTCAAGCATCGCTATGCCGTCTTCAGCCCTTTTAAATAGCTGCTGTATAGGCGCGAGAGATGCAATTTTGCTAAGGTTATCCTTAAGTGAAACGTAGATACCTTTTAATGTCCAAACTTTGTCCGCGAGCACTGCTTTGTTTGCGTCTGCCTGCTTAACAGTAGCTTCGTGTTCCGCAGCAAGTTTATCAAAGGTTTCACCAAGAAGGTTCCTTGCAGCAACTTCAAGACCGTTCTCTTTGATATCTTTCATTATGATATCGCCAAACTTGTCGCTCTTGAGTTCTCTAAGTGCTTCGCCTTCAATTGGATTCTTTCCGGTTATGTCATCTATAGAGGCAATGACAAGTGGATTACCTGTTGACTTATCTGCAATAACCCACGCGTTTGACACTGCGGAGAACTTAACCGCAACCCTGTCAGCTGCCCTCAAGTACTCTTTTTTCATCTTTTCGTCTTTGGTACGCTGCTTTTCCATCTCGGACTCACCTTCTTTGCCTTTTGCGAGTTCCTTTTGCAGTACACCATTGTCAAATTCACCATGATTCTTAAGTGGTGCACTTTCTCTTAAGTCCTTGTGGTCCGATACGTGCGACGCAGTGCCTTCAGCTGTTTTCACAGTTGCCTGTGATGCAGCCGGGACAGTACGCTTCTCGGGATCGGTCTGTTTGTTGGTTCTAATCATTTGAGCCTCCCCTGCTTTGATTCCTTCTTGGATTGTTTTTTCGTCCTCGGCTTTCACGCCTACGGCCTGCGAATCTACTGGAGCGCGGTCACTTGGAGTAAGGCTTGACTTTTTAACTACGCCTTCCATCCAGGCTCCGTACGCCGGAAGAATCTTTTTGAGTGCTTCGATTTCTTTTGTTACAGGATCTAACATTTGAACAACCTCCGCTGATTTATTTTGTGCAGTTTTTAAGCTGACTTGTGATTCAAAAGAACTGATACGTGCAAGGATGATTCCTTTCTCTCCCTGCGGGAAGTCCGAGGCCTGAACGCGGGCCACGGCTTCATCATATGACATAGCTTTCTTTTCTAGGGTCTCTATTAGTGCCGACTCAAACATTGCGCGTTCATTTAAATTACTGTTACGTATCATGTCTTCTGCTGCACCGGGATTGCTCACGGTCCTGTCTTCAAAACGTGATAATAGTATATCCAGTTTATTTTCTGTTTTCATTAGGGTTGCCTTCCGCCATTTTTACCTTAACACCGCAAGTACATGCAGCGTTTTTACACTTAGAGCACACAGCCGCTTGCTTGATTACAGCGGTTTTTCCATCCTCAACGCTCATAATTCTTAGTACCTGTGAGTCGCCTACTTTTGAAAATGCCATGTGTGCTCCTTTAATTATTAACGCGGGGAAATTTTTTAAACTGGTCAGCCATCTCAGTTTTTATCCCCTCAACATTTTGGTCTTTTAGCATACGAATCATCTTTTCAAGAGGTTCGCCGGCTGCCAAAAGGTCTTCAAATGCAATCATGTGTGTTTTATTTGGTTTATTTATGTATTTGTTCAGGCATCTATCTTTTGAGGCGACCGGGATGCTCTTCTCTATAGCATTAAGAGACTCTCCATCATTGGGGTTCTGCCCATCAAGATAAACACCAAAACCCAAACCCTGTTGGTTAGGGCTTGTTGGCATTTCATCAAGAACTTCTGCAGTAACTTTTAGTGAATTAATTGTATAGTTCATCTACTAACTATATGGGAAGGGCTATGTAGTGGGGTATGCCAAAATGGCACAATAATATGGTATATAAATAAGGATAAAATTATTAAAAAAATATATTTGGAGGAGCCTGTGATTTTACGTGCATATATAAAGAAAAACCCCAGGGTGTCTCGCTCACCCTGGGGCGGAGGTGCAAATGTGCGAAGGCTACTTCGCGCAAAACTGGTTTATTTAAGCGTTTTATTCAGTACTTTTAGCATGTCTGCCGCAATTGAGATGTTCGGGCATAAAACATAGTCTTTTTTGTCTGGGGCTAGTATTACCGCCGGCATAAACACATTTGGTGAATGATACCCTAAGTGTGCTGCGTAAGGGTCCAAAATTTTATACGTGGACGTCTGAATAGCTACTCTGGGTATACCTCGATAGTGGAAGAGCTCGGTTGCCCCTTCATGTTTATGCGCCAGCATAACAACGTCTATATCTTCGTACTGACCTTCTCTAAGAAGTTTTTTACACCCTGAAGTTAGATGTACATTGGACTGTCCACGATAGCTATGGCGTCCTAAAATATTATAGTGAGCTTTTCCCAGGGTTAGTTCACAACGAACTTCTTCTCCCCCGTAAAATACACCTAGGTCAGACCACATCTTGTTTGACCAGTCGATTCCAGTTGCTTTTTTTAGTCGCTGAGATACATGGTTATCTTTGGTAGCGAAAAGAATCTTAGACTTAGGTTTTTTTAGCACTCTAAAAATGTATTGTAACATGTAAAGCTGCTGTTTTGGACTCGTGATAGCGTTAATAATTGCCCCGAGATGCTTCTCATTAATAAAGTTGTCTATGGCATCTCCAAGAAACGTCATGTACATATTCGGAGTATCCGATATTGTCTGTATATCAGCTTCAAGCTTACCATAGTCTAAACCTTCGTGGCCTATGTGGAAATCTGACATAGCAGCAATAGCCACATATTTAGGCTCCCACTTGAATTTACATACGGCGTCTGCTCGAAAATTGTGTATATAGTCTTCTGACATTTCCGAAACCTGACGAAACAGCTTTTCTCCCTGGATAGCCGAGCTTTTTTTATCCACCAAGATACGCTCGAAGTCCTCAATGTTTTCCTTGAGCTCCTTCTGTTCATATGTTAATGGAGACAAAACATGCTGGAACTTCTTCAGGTGTGATAAAACGTAAATAATGTCTTTTTTCTTCAGGTGTAGTACTTCTGCGATCACTTTGGGGTCGTTGCCCCTGTCACTTAACGCCTTAATTGCCCGTACTTCAATTTCACGCAATTCCGTGTGTTTCGCCATCTGTTCTCCTTTAATTTAAAGGTTGCTGCCCTTCATGTATATTATACGACAAAACGTCGACTTTATAACGGGCTATTCAAACCTTGCAGAAACTCACTAAAGAGTTTCGTTTGTATAGTAGAATCCAGCTGGTCTGGAGTTCGATGCGTTTTGGAAAACACAAACTGCTTAAAATCCGGACTATTATACATAGTATGCCCAAGCAATAAGGCGGAATCTATAGTACTATTATCTACAGACTGACCTGTAGGTACAGGTTTAGCTATTTTTTTTAAAATACTCTTAACTACCTTAGGTTTCATGCCGTCTCCTTATGCGAGTAAGTTAACGAGGCTGTACCAAAGCTTAATTTCCGCCGTAATTGGAGTAGCGTCGTCTGTTCTGCTTGGATTAACAGCCCAAATCTTCTGAACGCTTCCCGTTGTAGGACCTTCAATCATCATCATGCGTTCCACACGTATGGGCGTTGTAGTTATTGGATCTCCTGTAGGTTCATTTTCGAACCAAAGATAAACTGGAGAACTTACTTCAATAAGCATGTAGCGGGCGCGGCGGCCATAGGGCGCTACTGTAGCAATAACGGCGCTGACATCAAATATCTTAGTTGCCGTGTCGGCGGTCCAAACTGCATTTGACCCTGGTGGAATAAATACGCGGTCCTTGTCATCATTACTTGAGCTACTATCCGTAAAATTAATTTCCCTATCCACTGATGGATAGGCGTCGGTGTCTTCTGTGAATGTTACGTGAAAACGATGATTAATTATTGACATTTTTTTGACCTCCTATTGGTCATGTTAAATTAAACCTCTGGTGTAGAAAACGCCGCAGGTGCGCCGCCTTCAGCTCCTGGTGCCCCGGGCGCTCCAGGTGCTCCACCTTCAGCTCCTGGTGCTCCGCCGAGACCTTCAAGTCCGCCTCCGCCAAGACCGCCAAGGTCTCCGCCGCCACCGCCGAGACCAGGAATTCCACCCATACCTCCGGCTCCTCCAGGTGCGTCTTTCTTTTCTTCTTTAGCTTTTTCTTGCGCGGCCAAACGAGCTGCTTTTTCTGCTGCAATGAGTTCTTGCTGTTCATCGTAGTCAAAACCCATTTCGGTGACAACTGTGCGGTCTGCAAGAAGCTTATGCTCTGGATTATTGAGCTCAATAACTTTATTTCTCCAGGCGTCATCTTTATTAAAGTCCATACGACTCCACTTAATCTGGGGAACGTCATACCCGGCATCATTAGGTTTTTTAAAACCATGTGCCATGGATAAAGGGAGAAAAAACTTCAAATTGAGCCATCTTTCAATTACGTTTCTGAAATATACGTAACGTTTCTGTAAAATTTCATAAGCTACCTGTGCATTACTATAGGAAGGACCCTCTGAGGTCGTTACTGCCTTGGACGCGAACAATCCGGTAAGTACATTATTCTGAATTTGGTCAAAATATCCGGCGACGTCAAGAATCTGTCCATTAAACCCTTTGTACTCAACTTCAAGTGCTTCGTGGGTAATAATAGAAAAGTTTGGGTCGTTCTGGGCTTCTTCGATAATGCCCTGCCAAACGGCTAAGTCGTCCTGGTTAGGCCAGTATTCTTTGTCCTTACCTCCGATCTTAAATATCTTTAACGGGGTAATATGATTTTGTGCAATAACAAATAGAACCTCGCGAAAAGCATCTCTAAGCATAAGCTCTTTCCATACACGCTGTATAATAGATGTTCCACGCAAGTCATGTGGAACGGTCTTTTTTAGTATATGTGATACATTTCTGGACGAAAGCGGGATGTTCTCACCTTTAAGCACGTACTCAAGTACGCTTTGTGGTATCTGCATGCGCAATACGGCGTCAGCCGGGTGTGTTGATGTAGCTATGCGCTTTAGTTCGGCGTCAGGAATAAGCGAAATAATAGGCTTGTCCATAAATATGGTTCTGCGGACTTCCATAAGATCGGGGTTAAATATGGTGGCCCTGCTCCACATATTTGTCTGCTTATCCCACTCCAAGAACGGAAAGGCTTCTCCGTAAACCCAGTACTCAAGACCTATACCAAGAATAATATTTAAAAGGTCGACTTTATCGGCTGCGCGAATCATTAGTTTTTCTAACTGCTTGTTCTTGGAAATAATGTCAAACCCACCTAGTGGATAATACGTGTGAAGGTCAATAATGTTGCCTACCCAATAATCAGTTTCATAATAATGACGGTTGTAGGCGTTCATCGTCTTTCTATCTTTCGGGAGCATCAAATTTGATTCTTGATACAACGGAGAGAAGGGCTTCATAGCCATACGACTTACTTGTCCGCCACCTAAAGTTGCCAGAGGCTGGCCTGAACCACCTGCTCCGCCGGCAAAACCAAACATAGAAGCCTGACGCGTCATACCAGGATTACTCCTGCCACGAGCAAGTTTGTCATCGGCCACTTTCTTATAAAAATGTGACTGATTCTGTGGCTGGTTACCATTTATGTACATTTTCTATTCTCCCGTTGTTCTTTGTATTGATCTTTGCAGTCCCTGTCTGGGTCTATACTTGGCCCGCATCCGCATTTCCTCTAATGTGTGACCTGTAAGCATCGGCATTGCATGTGACCGCGTATTGCTACCCTCGTCCACTCTCGCTAAATTTGAATGCTCCAGCGAATTAGTATCATGCAAGGCAGCTAAGCGTAAAAAGTTGCATGCATGTACGGCGTCAACGCGTTTCTTTTTCTTTTTTATAAAATGCTTATGTGTATGGTTTCCTGCTTCCTGAATTTGAATATCATAATTCAGAAAATGTTCTTTCATCCACTCAGTGTGCTCGTTCAAAGGTATCTTAAGTTTATCTGCCATCATAGCACCATAAAGTTCTTCAAGTGTATAGTCAATATTAGCTTTAATGACTCCTCGGTCGTTTTCACTCTTAGTGTCCAAAAGAGTCATAGATGAGCCCTGTATATACTTACATTTTAAAAAGCGGCCCGGAAACTCCGACCCAAGTACCAGACCCTGAGTTTTACCATAGCCACTGTCTGCTATACATAGCCGTATACGCTTCTCTTCCATTAATTGCGCTACTCTCTCGGCCTTTTCAGTATCTGTTGGCTGGTCTAGAACTTCCACGTAGCTGACCACTAAAACACCTTCGTGGTTAAGACTGCCTGCAGCGAAAATGGATAACGAAAGCGTGGGGTCAGTATCTATAATACTGGCGCCGCCCCAGTCTACCCCGGCATAAACGCTTTGGGTGTAGGGTGTAAAATAATTATAAGGCATATCTGACACAAAAGTCTTTTCTATAGCCTCACGAGGAGGTCTTTGTGTAATACCCGTGTAAAACTCCCCTAAAACCTCATTCTTCGTATATTTTGTAACGTCTATGCCTAACTTAGTTTTTTCCTCAATCTTCTGGTGTATGATTTCAATAGACTTATATGGCACATACAGCTGTGACAAGTGATATCCTATATATGTTGACTCCTTACCACCGATCGTAGGCTGCGTAGAAATCCATTTTCCATGCGGCATTAGTAAGCGCTTGTCTTCCTGGTTCTTGCACTTAGGGCACGCACATACAAATCCACGAACCATAAGGTCGATACTAAGTATGAACCAGTGCTTACAAATCGGACATTGTAAGTGATAGTAATGCTGCGTGGAGTTTTTCCACTTATTCTCGTACTGCGTATCAGTATACTTTGGAGTTCCAAGTGAAATATCTATGTTGTACTTAGAGTGGTCCAAAACCGAGTCTATGTTTCCCTCTGCGTTTTCGTCTAAGTCCTGATACTCATCCTTTATAAGAGCTTCAGCAGCAATATTACGGATATTATTACCTTCGTCCGAAGCTGCTTCAAGATAAATCGTAGATCCATTCTCAAACTGCTTCATCTTAATCGTAAATGTGCCTTCAATATCTCCGGAGCTTTTCAGCGCCTTTAAAATATTAGGGTTCTTCTTGTAACGAAGAAGCGGTGCAATTTTTTCACCGGAAAACCTCTTTATCTGCTCCAATGCCGGGCATACATACAGAGTTTTAAAGTATGGATAGGTTTCTGTAAAGTATGCTATTATATTACTCAGGTTTGTGGACATCTCAACCTGACGACCCTTAACTATAACCATCGGCTTCTGAACTTTCGGAAGCTGGAAGGTCATAGCATAGTATAAACCCCTCACATAATGGCGAGCATTCTCTGGATTGTCATCTATAAGAGTAAAATGCTTTCCATTAAGCTCGAAATTTTGTTCAATAAACTTAATAGGGTCCATTTCAACAAACATTAGTTTCCTATCTTTGCTCTAAGTTTAGCAAAAGTTAAATTAGCGGCTTTTGCCTTCTTTTTCAAATAAACAAGCTCATCTAACGTCAGCGAAACTTTGAACTTGCTGCTAAGGTCGGTGATTGCTTCATTAAATGAAGTATAATCATATGGCTTCTCCATAGCCTCGTCGTACAAAGTGTCTAAAAACGCACGCCTCTTCAGCGTTGTTGCAGCCGGCACCGTCCTGCTGTACCTGGTCTTAAGTTTTTTACCGTCCATCTAATTCCTCCTATGTCTTCTGGTTAGCGCCGCCGTCTTCATATCCGCCCGTCGGCTTTACCGTGGGAACCCTAAAGTACTGCTTAAGTTGTTCCTTAATAGTACCGGGTTTTTTGGGTCCATTATGGTCTGGCGTCTGTTTAAACTCGTCAGCCAAGTAGTCCCCTTTGCTATCATATGTTTTTACGTCTGTTAAACTGTTATTTTTATCCGTGTTTTCAAAACTAAAAATACCGTATTGGTTTTCTACTGTAGGAGGCCGGTTGGCTTGGTCATTGGTTATAGCCTCACGGTTAGCGTACTTATGTGGCCGCCTCTCACGATCTGTCGCATCTTTCAAATATAGGTCGTATACATACTGTAAAAGCACTTCTTTAGACATACTGCCGGCTTTTCTTAGAATACTCAAGCCTGCGCGTACAGACGTAGTCTTTACCACAACATCTTCTACTATATGTACTAACGCCTCTTTCGAAAGCCTCGATAAGTCTTGGTGCAAAGAGTACTGCTTAATAATAGAACTTATAGGTACAAAGGAGTTAGCAATGTTTAAGTGTGCTGCTGCGTCCTTTATTTCCTGGCGGTTGCCCGTTTTTATTTTGCGTAAAAAGTACTTGCGCTCCGTGGCCGTTAAAGTACGATTTAAAAGGAACTCTAATTTTTTTGTTAGTAAGGCACCATATGTCGTTAACATTTAAACTCCTAGTAACTAGGATTTAGTGTGTCAGGCATGCCCACGCCAAGAGATGACCCACCTTGACCTTCCAAATCCGAATCCATCGCCTTGTCTTTATCCGTTACGTTCATGTTGTTTACATAGTCTGTGTGTGAGTTCGGCTTATTCTCAAGCTGTTTTAAAGGATTGAGCGTCCGGCGCACATCTTTTCGCTGCTGTGTTTCCCACAGCTTTTTTAAAGACGTAGGATTTACATTCATTATGCAGGAACCTCTGATAGTAAGATCTCACCGTTTTCTATTGTAAGCTTATAATGCTTTCCGGTTATTTGGTCAATGAGGATTAGCCAGTTAACTCTTATGTTTACTCCTGACGCCACAGTGCGGTCCTGGTCAATGCGCAACGACTCTGTAAAAAGATCTGACGTGGCGTGGTCTAGTGCAAGTTTTGACTCTTTAATACCGGCATCACTTTTAACCTCGAGGTCCGTCAGTGAGTCGTCTGCGGCCTGTTCGTTCAATTTGATAAGCATTGGTTGTTTCATATTTTACTCCTGCTAAACCCTAAGGGCACTAGGGGTGTTTTGGTCTGTAGTCACCTTATACTATGTAAAAAACCACGAGACTGCTGCTCGCGGATGGTGCAACTGTAAATGTAATAGTATCTCCGGAAATAGTGAAACCATATCCAGTGGTATACGTGCATGCGTTTAGTACTGCCATTGTAGCATTTGGTTGCGTTGGAGTCTGTGGCAGTACGAACGTTACGTTCGTACCATCGCAAGCTGATGAAAAATCATAGATATTATGTGTATGGGTGCCACCTGCTTCAATTGCTAAAAGACGTGCAACAAGCGTCGCATAGGCTCCCTGCGGGTTTAGTCCAAGGGTGCTTTCTATGCTGGTAACAGCTGTGATAAGACCTTGTATGGGAAGGTCGGAAATAAGAGTACCCTTCGTGGTGTATGTCACGGCAACTGTGGATGGAAATACGAATGGTCCGAATACAATCGTGGTTGTACCATAGAATACCTGAAATTGATTTGCTGCCGGGGTAGTAGAAACCTCTGTGTAGCCTGGGACAGTTACAGTACTCAAAATGGGGTATGAAACCGTAGAAACCACAGGAGTGGCTGACGCAGGCAGACCTATATTCTCGGTTACCACGTTGCCACGTTTTTTTACACCTGTAAATATGTCATATGCTGCGGGGTATGCCATTTATAAAGCCTCCTAAGTAAAGTATACTTACTATTAAGATTTCGTCAAGCCTCTACCAAGCTTTTCTGCCAGGTCGGGACGTTTTATACGTACGTACTCTTTTACAAAATTCCATGCTTCCTCTTTCGTTAGGTCTGGTTTTTCCATCTGAAAGTCTACCAAAGCTGTATGTATTTCTTTAATCCAAGGTCCAGCACCTGAGTTGAAGGCTGTCATCAGCTCTAGCCCATTAATTACAGGTTTTACCGGTATAGGCTGGTCTTTCATACCTTCCAAGCGCTGCTTAAATTCCTGTAAGCGCACATCAGCCTCAGAGTTTTCAATACCGGACCCTCTTCTATCGGCCTCAGCCAGCTGAAATATATAGTGTATAAGCTGGCCCATGTCTACTAAAAAGCGCCTAAGACTTTTATCTCGCCAATCCTTATTATACGTGTGGGGCACCATATGATGCTCCACAATTTTTGCTATGTTATCAATCTCTTCCTGTGGAAACCTTAGTCGTTGCAAAATATGCTTTGCCATATCCGCGCCAACGTCTTCATGCTGTAAAAAGTGAACCACAGCTTTCTCTACGCCTTCCTTAAATTCTTCACTGCGAGTGTGTGGTTTGGCTATATCATGTAACAACGCGGCCAACCTCCCGGTCAGATCCGGCGGCATGCTATCCAGAGTACGCATTATATGGTCAAAAGTGGACTCATCCCTGTGATAAGGAGGTCCACCTTCCATAGTGTTTCCGGTGTCTTCCAGTTCAGGCATAAAGTAATGTAGTAAACCAAGGTCTTTAAGTTTCCGCATTGCCCTACTAGGGCTCTCCGCAACGGTAAGCATGCGTTTTAACTCTTCCGTAATACGCTCGCCGGAAATTATCTGGAGGCGTGGCGCGTTCCTCTTTATACCCTCTTCTATTTCAGGGTCTAAGTCCATATTTTTGGTAACCATAAAACGTACGGCCCGAAGCATACGCAGTGGGTCATCAGAAAAGACCCTGTCAACGTCAGGATTTGCAGAACGAAGCACGTTATTTTTTAGATCCTCAAGGCCACGACCGGTAGGGTCCAATATTTCTCCGGTTCCAATATCAAGCATTAGTGTGTTCACCGTAAAGTCACGCCGCAGCGCGTCTTCTTTTACTGTGGCCTTAAACACTTCAGGTTTACGGGATTCAGAACTGTAGTGTTCTCCCCGGGGCATAACCAGTTCTATGTGTTGACCCTCAATAAGCATTTTAGCTACGCCAAAACGCATTGCCATAGTATCCAGCCGGCTTGGGTTCTTATCAAAAGTGGCTACGTGTTTCCCAACACCAGCTGCCTCAAGAATATCAGCAAACTCTACGGCCGGGTTATACCCAGGACCATCTACCAGCATGTCTAAATCTTTAGGAGCTGACCCCGATACGAGATCACGAACAAACCCACCCACAGCATAAACTTTGTAGCCGTGTTGCTGAGCTATTGGTTTGATCTTGTCTATTACACTCTGGTACTCTGGAGGTATAGGATGATTCATATTTATATCCTTTCCTGCTTTCAAAGAAGCGACCTTAGCGCCTACCAATGAGTAAAGTCCGTTAAGTATAAGTGCTGACCACAGCATTAAGGCTCCTTAAATACGCTGTAGTATACCGTGAATGGCAGATCTAAACAACTCGCAAAAGCGTTATCATATACATAGCGTGTTTCTACAGTAAAGACTCCACTACCTTTCAAAACATCCAGATATGTAAACCCCGGAGCACTATCCCGGCATAACCAAACACTCCATTTTCCGTCGGGAAAATGCGTAAGTATATCTGCAGGAATTGTAACGGTCGCCTGACCTACAGGTGAATTCATTACAAAGTTGCCATGAAATAGAACATTAGTAGTATCCACAAGTATTGTATCAGGCGTCTGCGTCGGTGTAGCTGTCACTGTGTAGGTAACTGTTGTTGTTGGCGTCACAGTAGGTGTATACGTACGCGTATACCTGGTTGTGGGCGTATTCATGGCAGTATATACAGTTGTCTCTGTCCGCGTTACAGTAATAGTCTTTGTTGCACTTGGTGTAGCTGTAAACGTACGTGTGTTAACTGGTGTCTTTGTAACCGTAATAGTTTTAGTACTCGTAGGTGTAGGAGTAGCTGTACGCGTAGAGGTCGGCGTGGCTGTATAGGACACCGAGTAACCTAAACCCAGCTTGAATACGTGGTCAAGTCCCACATTCCACACATAGCCAAATGAGTCCGGAACAACATCACATCTCCCTGCGGTATATACGCATGTACCTAACCCCGTGTTTTTATCAAATACTATAACTCGGTCACTATCACTTGTTGTATAAAGGTAGTCGCCTGCTACAGCAACTGAGTTTAACCCAAGTGTGCCTGGAGGCGTCTGATAAGAACTAAGAGAATTTCCATCCAGGTCAAACTTTACAACTCTAGGTGAGGAACTTGGACCTAGCCACTCAGCCCCATATATGTAGGTATTATCTGTTGCTACTCTATAAATTAAACCATCAGTATCTATGGTAATATGGCTCATATCAGTAGTATTTATTTTTGTAATGAGCATATCACAAGCTGCCCACACATAAGTAGTTCCAGACTCTACAGTGTAACATAGACCATTTACGTTTGACTGGGCTGTAGCGGTACCAAGAATTGCATATGAGGTATTATCAAACTTTAATACTAAGCCGCCACCTGTAACACCATATTGAGCTACACCTATGTATAAGTAGTTACCATCCCACATAACGCTTTGAATCCCTCCTATGCCCGCTCCCGTAGGATTCATCTGGAACTTTTCCTCTACAGCACCGGTGGATACGTTTACTTTAGCCAAATTACCATTTACCGTTGAGCTCCCTACCCATAGAGAGGTTCCATCGAAAGCTGCTTGTAATGGAGCAAAACAATCTGTTGGGAAATCAGCGCATCCTAGGACATAAGTTTCAACTAATTGACCTGCCTGGTCCAACTTAGATATTGAATAAGGCCCCCAATTAGTTGTCCAAAAATATGTGCCGTCCCAAGCACCATAGTTAGCAGAACCTGTTACTGTTGTGTCAAAAACTGGACCCGGAGCACAGGCACTGGAAGTAGCCGAAAATGCTCCTGTTATGACGCATAATGTGAGTAAACTTACAAGTAAGAGTTTCTTCATGTTGTCCCCTATTGTGTTGGCGTCAAATCATACCAAATCAGTATATCAAATACTGCATTTGTGCTTGAACAATCTACTACCTGTGATGTGTCACTGGCCTTAATCATCATAAGTGTTATTGAGTTTGGACCCGCTAAAGGTATGTATGTGCTATCTGCAGGTGCAGATATAGTCTGTATATAATATGTAAAAGATTTGTCTGTATGCCAGTCGTAGGGCCATGTCACGGTACCTACACCAGCAGCGTCCGTAATTACCAAATGTTTTACCATTTTTGTACGGGAAGTCTGTATGACAGCGCCAGGTGTGCGAGTTGCTGTGGGCGTACCTGTGAAAGAAACGGTGTGCGTGGCTGTTATAGTATATGTAGTGGTAACTGTTGGTGTGGCGGAGGAAGCATTTATTGTTTCTTGAGCTATATGCGTCAGCGTCGGACCCACAGTCTCATCATATGTAGGTGTTACTGTAGGTGTAGCTGTTGAAGTTAACGTAGGAATAACCAAATTAGGTTCTATAAGAAATAAAAAATCTGTGCCGCCTGCACCAGCGGGGTCACCAGACGTACCAAGCATGGATAAAAACGCAAAATCACTGCTCTGTGTTATTGCAGAAAAAGATGTGTCATACCCATCGACGCCGTAATACCTGCGTAGTATAACTTCCCCTGACTCGGTAAATACCGAGAAAGCCCCCAAAGAGGTACCTATGACATTAACTCCAGCGGTAACATATCCCAGATCTGGAGCATATGGAATGGCCCAGTTCGCTGAGTTAAATCCTGCATTAAATAACACGCCCTTCCATTCCCACTCGACTTCTAAGTCGTGTTCTATATGGGCAATCCACCTACGAGAGTTAATACCATCATACTCGGAGTACCCCGCAGCAATGTAATCATTGTACGTGTCATCATGAAATAAAGTTATAAATTGAGACGCTGTAAAATCAGTATCACCAAATGACGTGTGTGCTATCTCATTCAAATTCTCATCCAGTAAAATAATAACGCCTTGCGGCATGGAATTACTGTTATACTTATTAGTGCTTAAAATTACCATCCAACCACCGTCGTGTGTATATTCTAAATCATAGCACTCCACGTCGTACCCAGGATAATTTATGTATTTAACCTGCAATATAGCGCCTGTTGCGGCGTCCCACTTCATAATACGCCCCTTATAGTTATACGGGTATAAAGAATTTGAAAACCCCGCCGTATACAAATAAGCGCCTTCCTGCCTAATACCTTGAATTTCCTCGTCCTGAAGTCCCCCTGTTGTATGAGACCAAATACAATTCCCTGTGGAGTCTATTTTGATTAAGTATCCATCGGACGCTCCTGCGCCAAAAGACTTAGTTCCTCCAGCGAGTATGTATGTTCCATCAGACATTACCACAAGATCATTTATGGCTTCATCCAAGGGTCCACCAAAAACGTTTGACCAAATAATGTTCCCTACAGCGTCAGTCTTTATAACATATATGTCTTTCCCGCCTGCCCCAAAAGACGTTGTAGTTCCACCGAGAATATAGTTGCCATCTAAGCATGTATATGCTGCCATGCCTACCTCGTCGCCAGTGCCGCCAAAAAACTTTGAAAAGAATGGAGTCTCTATTGTTCTAGGCGTTAACGTGGGCGTTGCCGAAAACGTTTCTGTAATCGTAGGAGTTACCGTGTCTGTAGCGGTTTCTGTGTACGTAGGCGTCGCTGTTTCTGTAATTGAGTGCGTCGGAGACTCCGTTAGCGTCGGTGTAACGGTGGCTGAAAATACTATATCTGTCGGGGAGGGTGATATCGTATAGGTTTCTGTAATCGTCGGTGTGACTGTCGGTGTGACTGTCGGTGTGACTGTTGGTGTATCCTCTGCAGCCAATAACTCTAGGGCTAAAATATTGTAATCGCTGCTAACACTGCCGGTAACTCCTAACGGGTAAGTCGTAACCCCCGCGGCCTGGTAGTCATATCCAGCGCCTTGCATAGAGTTTACACCCACACCAACACTTAAGCTGAATCTTGAAGTCATACCGGTATGTAGCGTAAATGTGGATGACCTTCTGCAGGCAGCAATTCCCGCAAGTAAACTATTTGCCTGTATCGTTGTAATATTGGTATATATTGAAGACACACCTGCGCCTGTATTGTACGTCCCTGTATAAACCGCGGGATCAACGTTTGTATATGTATTGCATCCTATGATATAGTCTACAGCTATTCCCCAATTTGCTGAAATAGTCTGGCTACCTGTTGGAATATCTGGCGCATACCATAACTCCGTTCTGAGCCCATTGGTAGACGTTACAGCGAGACCTGACGTCATGGTAACTGGTCCATAGTACATATTTGTTACAGACGTGTTTCCACGAAGTGAAATCACAACTATAGCCATTCTAAATACACCACTAGCTGTATGGGGCAGAGTTGCAGAAACTGCGCCAGAACCCGTCGCACTTGAGGAAGTATCAAAGGTAATGTTTCCTGCAAGCAAGGAAGTGCTTAACAAGACTACCAGTGCGACTAATAGAACTAACTTTTTCATTAGCACTCCTTTACCACCACGGAAAATTTTTACGGTCTCTATATATGGTGACAGCTACAGAACACCCGCTAGAGCAATTTTCAATTGACCCACTGGATGAATAGACATTTATAGTAATAGACTTAGCGTCATACATAATACATGCCTCACTGCCCACGTAAGCGCCTAGTGCATTTGGCACCAATTGGACAAGCGGCTGTATATTAATACCCCACTCATTATTAATTCTATATGTACCAGTTGTTGTTGTAATATTTACATATGTGTTCATAAAAATGTCTTGACCACTGTAAGCATAAATAGGCGTGGGAGTTGCTGTTGGTGTCACTGTGGGTGTCACAGTTAACGTATGCGTACGTGTTACAGTGAGTGTTGGTGTATATACGTCAAAAACCATAGGAGCACCAAAAAGTACAGGCGTTGATGTTAAATCCGGAGCAAGATACGCCTGCATTTCATAGTGTCCTGCCGTAAATCCGGCGTTTAACGGGGCTTGGTCCATTAATCCATAGGATAAAAGCAATGATACGTCAAATCCG